AGGGCGGTAGAGCTTAAGTTAGATTTAGAATGGTTTGCCTCAAAGTTTTTGTCGTCCATATTTCTGTCCGAATATAAACGCCAAATGGCCCGCCTTCGGGCCGAATATATTCGCCAAACGGCCTCTATCTTGTGGGCAATATTGGAACAGAATAATACGTAATTTTACGTATTGTCTCACGTTTTAGTTTATGGTATAAAAGAAAAGGTAAAATAAATGCTAAGATTATCTGTAGCAAATTATCCTGGGTATTTAGAGTCATATTATGTTTATAATGAAAACGATAACTTTATTGGTATGGTTGTTGGATATGATTGGGGATTTGGAATTTATTACCAATCATTTAAAGGTAATAGCAATAAAAATTTATGGCTTCATTGCGTTGATCTTCATACGACAAAAGAAGCGGCTGCTGAACATTTAATAGGCAATATCGTAGATAATATAAGTAAAGATACGCTTTCAGAACAATATATTGAATGGCTAGAAAAGAAAGAGTAAAAATAAATGGGGAGTGTTTCTAAAATGGATGCGAAAATGGCGGTAGATATATTAACACAAAAAATGGTTTAATAAAATGGGCAGAAGGAAAAATTTTGGATAAAGATGATTTTAAAAATTTACCGAATGAACTTTATGGTGTATCAAAAGAAACATGGTATAGTTATGAAGCCTTACGTAGGTCTGGATTAATTAATATGTGGGGTAGTAAAGAATATCTTGTATTAACTAATGAAGAGTTTTCAGCTATTATCAGAAATTATTCAGAAATGAATGATATTTGGCGCGGTGAATTTGAAAAAACTGGGATAGAAATGATTGGGCCGCAAATGATAGTAAGAGAAAATAAGTAAAAATACTTATTGATTTTTATCTGTGAGTATGATAAACTAACAACAAAAGAAAGGGAAAAATAATTATATGGGATACTATATTCAAGGGCCAGCACTACGAAAAGGTAATTTTCTTGTAAAAGAATATAATGCACAACAAATTTCACGACCATTAACTTTTAATCCACCAAAGGATAAAGCATATATCTGTGTAGTAGATAATGGTATTTTTGAAGCTGCAGCGTTTTGTTATAATCAAAGAGAGTATGAGGAATTTTCTTTATTGTCTGATAAACGAAATAAAGAATGGTATCTTATGGATTTATCTCTTGTTAAACAATTAAGTGGTTATACAAAAGATACGTAAGATTACGTATTGTAATCATGTAATAGACATGATATACTGAATCAGTAATAAAAACATGGCGATGTAGCCCAACGGCAGAGGCAAAATTCCTAAAAAATTTAAAGGTGTGCGTCCGAATCGCACCATCGCTACCAAATAATATGAACTGGCAAAAATAAAAAATGAAAAACGAAATAATTTGGTACGAAAAATGTCCTAGATGTGGAAATAATGAACTACTTGTATCGTTGCTTCCTTATTCTGTGGGGAAAACCTGTTATCATATTGCTTGTAATTATTGGGAAATAAAGCAACTTCCACAAACAAAATAAAAAAGGATAAACAAATATGTCACACGCAGATTATCATTGTTGTTGTGTTTGTGATGGAAGATTAACTTATGGCGGATTAGATGCAGAATCTAAAGATTGTGTTTGTACTTATTATGCGGTAGCATTAACACAAGAGGGAATTATTGTTAGAGATACAAAAGAGTTTATTGATTTTATTTCTACATATCCTTTAGATTTTTACGTGATTTTTTGATCAAACATAACTTTAAGTGTTGTTATTACCCAAACGATGTAGATAATTTAATAAAAACTAAAATTGGTAGTATAGAAGAATTTGAAAGGTGAAATAATGGGATATAATACAACTGTTGTCATAATGAATGATGCACTAGAAAATATCAAAAACGATAAAGAATTTGGTGCAAAATTAGTAGCAGCTATTAACCATTTACAAATAGATAATAAACCCATTGATGTTTCTGCTACATCGGGGAATATAACTAATGTAAATGCGGCTACTGTAATAGAATCACATCATGCCGACGATATTGTTGTCGTATCTGTTGGAGGAAATTATGGGAAAGTGTTAGGATTTGGGGGAAATTATGATGCGACTAAAGAGCAAATGCTAGAATCTCTTGCTAGTTCTATGGGGTATAGATTAGTTAAAAAAACAAGTAAAAAATTAGATTATGCTGAGGAAGCCATACTTGGAACTTTGCCTAAATAAAGTTCCAAAAATTGAAAGGTAAATAAAAAAATGTCAGACTTTAATGGTGCTTCAACTTATTTTAACGATATAGTATTATTTAATCAACTTGGATTGCATCTTTTTAAAAATGTACCTACCCATGAAAAGTATTTTGTGGGTAGGGTAGAATTAGAGTATGGATATGTAGAGCTTTGGGTTACACCTTTCCCTGCAATGTTTTGGGAAGCAAATATATTTTGTTCAGAGAACAATAAAATCACAACTATTACTACTGGTTCTGGTCCGCTAAATAATTATTGGGGATTCTTTAATTCTATTGCTAATGGGATGATAGTAATAGAAAAAGTTGAAAGGTAAAATAAAATGAATTTTTGGTTTATATTTTGGATGGTATTTTCAGTATTATCTCTAATGGGATGTATTGTCGGTATTATTTACTTACCAATATTAATGCGTAAAGATAATGAAAAAATAATGAAAGGCCGTTTCAATAGAGATGTAGAATATATAGAAAAACTTATATCAGAAAAAGATTATGCTGCTCTATTTTTTGTTGGACAACTCTGTGAAAGATATTCATTGGCATTACCCGATAATAGACTTTATCCATTTGTTTTGCCAATGAAAGAAAAATATAAGGAATTATTGGAAAAGGCGGTAGAAGTAATCAATCCTAGCAATACGTAGAAATACGTATTGTTTTTGGTTTCAGACTATGTTATACTCATATTGAAATCTGATGGATAAGAAGGCTATAGTGGATAAGAATATATGGTTGGAAGAACTTTTTGAATTTGATTATTGTTCGGAATGTCATGGGGATATAGAAGACCACAATGTAATAATTGATATTTTGGGAAATTATTTTGCTAAATGCAAAAATAACTCTAAATGTCATGTTGAAAATTGTGAGATACATTAATGAAAAAATTTATTCACAAAGAAAAGAAAGGTAAAGATAGCAAATATATGATAAAAACCGCTGGTGATTTAATAAATGCTGTTTCATCTTGTAAAACCAAAGAAGAAGCTAATAACCTTCTTGAATCATATCTAAAACAAAACAAATATGCCAGAGAAAATATTGGCTATGTAATTGGTTATTTAGATGAGGAAAACAGGAAAAGGCTTTACGCTTTATTTGATTTAGTTCATCCTATATTTAATACAGCAATATAATAAAACAGAAAGGGAAAATAAAAAATGTCTGATTGGTATCAGGTTGGTAAAGTTTGTGTTGATGCTGGATTAATCTGGTTGGGAGATCCTTGTTATGTTTTACCAGATAATACATCGCTTAATCCTGGTGCAAATTGGGAAGAGTTTTGTAACAAACTTGGAGAGGCAAAAACAAAAGAATGGGATAATGGTATTGGTGTAACTGTTGAAAGTGGATATGGTGACGGGGAATATCCAGTTTATGTACAGTATGATTCATATGGTAGAGTAAAAGCAGTCAAGATTGAATTTACGGAATAAATTTGAAATTAGTAGATTTAGGGTATTCGTTGTTATTTTAGGAACGCTGGTTGGGTTAATCGTAGGTATTATTATTGGAATAGGATTAGAGTTTTTAGAGAGAAAAATAAATTTAAATAAGTAATTTTACGTATTGCTTTTCTTATTTAGAAATGATAGAATAGCAACAATACACACGAAAGATGGATAAGAAATGATAAAGATATATACTTCAAATGGTATCGTATATACGATTGAACATAATGATAGGGTTTTCTCTAATAGTCTAAATAAAAACTATCTAGAAATTATTGATAATACTGGAAAAACCGTAGGCCATATTAGTCAGGATGGTTCTATTGTTGATAATTATGGTAATTTAACTATAAGTGCATCCCTTACATCAAAAACATAACTTATAGATAATAAAGGGAATAAATAATAAAATGGGAACAGAAAAAATTGTGAGGAAGATTTGTTTTAATGAAAATTTTCTTAATTTGGACGATTTTATAACTTTGGCTACCAAACTAGGATATCCTATGTTTGCCTTTAATGGGATTGTTTATGCTATTCCCAGTAGGACTTCCATTGATTTACTAGATTTGCCCCTTTTTACAACTGAAGATTTAGGAGTATAATCAAATATATGGATAATAATATCCCATCTCATCCAGAAAATATGGATCTCTGGGAAAGCATTTCTAAAACGTGTAAACAGTATAATTTAGAAATAAGGCATAATTGTACAAGTTATTCTCATTTTGATGGGTATCATCGGTATCTGATTTTGAAATCTGATGCTACAGATAAAACAATAAAAAGCAAGGATTGTTTTTGGTATGAGGAGGTTCGTTATAGTAAATATGGTTTGCCTTCTATAAGCGGCGAAAGAAAAGCATTAGATAATCTTTTATTTCAGCTATATAAAATAGTTTATTCATAGGAAGTTACAATGGATACAATTGTACATTATTGTATAGGACGTTCTACATTATGCGGTGATAAAGAAGGAAAATGTACCACTATAAAAATATTTGTTACTTGTAAAGAATGTTTAAGGAAGATACGTAGTTTTACGTATTGACAATGGTTACAAAATAGCATAAACTATACATAGGCTCTAGTAGCTCAACTGGATAGAGCGAGTCGGTTCTAACGACAGGGTTATAATTTTTATGCGGATATAACTCAAAGGATAGAGTGCGGGTCTTCTAAACCTGAAATCTGGGTTCAACTCCCAGTATCCGTACCATTTATTATTTCTTCTAATGTTATTATTTTATTTATAAGTAGAATTACGTATTGATTTTGTTTAGGTTATGTGATAAACTATGATTGTCAAATTAGAGATTGATTAAATAAAAATACGAAAGAGGATATAATGGATATACAACAATTTATTAAAGAATATGAAAATATTGATATAAAATATGAAAAAGATAAAGGACAAGATAATTTTCTTGAAAGATATTTGTATTGGGCTAAATACAGGAATCGTTGGGAAGTGAGTCAAATACAATATGATTTAATAAAATTAGTTTATGTTGGAGATAATTTTAGTGAGGCTTTGAAAATACTTACAAAATGAACAACAAAAATTTTCTTAAAGCTAATTTTATGAAATGCCCAAATTTAGACATAGAGGGTAATTATTTACATTCCATGAGAGATGGATGTTATGGATGTGCTCCATATTGGGAATATGTTCCAAAGTGTCCGATACATAATAATATACTAAAAGAATCAGATTCTAGTCAATTTGATCGTAGCGGGAGATATATCCCTGGTAATTCTATTGGTTGGTGTAAATTTTGCAAGAAACATTATAATATAGAAAGGGAATAACATGAAATTTACTTATGAAAATAAAGAATATGAATTTACTGGAAAATACTGTATCCCTAAAACTGGGGATTATTTTTTAACAAATAGAGGTAATGTCTTAAGATATGATGTACGTTTTGGTATTTTTGATATAAGAGCTATTGTAACACCTATTAAAAGAAAATATACATTCGGTGATGTTGTTTTTGAAGAAACAGGGGAAATAAGGCAGCCGAAAAAAGGGGAATGGTATACCATACAAACTGGTGATCACATAATTTCTTGTTGTTGGTTTGCTACAGGTAACGGTACATATAGTAATTGTTGTATAATCCTTTGTCCAATAGAAATTACGTAATTTTACGTATAGACATATCATCATAAATCTGGTATACTAATACTAAATCAAAAACATAAGGATTTTAGTTATTATGGACAATAAAATAAAACAATTACCAGACATTGAAAAATATGTTAATTTTGATGGCATAACAGAAGAAATATTTAAGCTGTGTAAACCAGGAGATAGAACAATTATTCAAAATATTAATGATTATTCTATTATAAGGGAATTACTTACATCAGAATTTAATCTTTATCTTGCAGAAGCTACTCTAAAAATGGCATTTAAAACTAAGTAATTTTACGTATTGATTATTTTCCTGGTTTATGATAAAATATAGACAAATCAAAAAAGGGGAAAGGAAATAGAATGGCAGCTAATATTTCGGTACAGAATGGTATTGAGGAACTAGCTTATGTTGGTAAAGTTCCCTGGCATGGAATTGGTACGGAAGTTACAGGGCTTATGACCGCCAGTGAAGCTCTTACTAACGCTCATTTGGATTGGGCGGTAGAAAAACATCCTGCCTATGCAAATATTAATGGAGTATTTGTTCCAATCCCAGATCAATATGCAACAATTCGTATGGATTCTGGTAAGCCATTGGGTGTTGTCGGTAGTCGTTATGTTCCAGTGCAAAATAAAAATGCATTGAATCTTTTGGATTCAATTGTTGCAACTGGCGAAGCAAAATATGAGGTTGCTGGAGCATTGGGCAATGGTGAAAAGGTTTGGCTGCTTGCTAGGTTGCCAGAATCGGTAGCTATTGCTGGTGAGGAACATTTGCCATATATTCTGTTGGCTAATAGCCATGATGGTAAATCTCCTCTTATTGTACAAATGACTGCGGTTCGTGTTGTATGCCAAAATACTCTTGCTGTGGCTTTGAACGAAGGGCGTAAGCAATTCCGTGCTAGGCATACACCAGATATTACAAACAAGGTGGAAGAGGCTAGGGTAATTCTTGGATTGGCACATAGTTATTTCAATGCAATGGTGCAAGAGGCTGAAAAGCTGGTAAAGGTAAAGCCTACAGAATCACAACTAGAAGAATTCTTTGGTAAGCTCTATAAAATTGATGCAGCTACCGTGCATGAATTGGTAGGGAATACAAAGAATCCAGTAGGTAATAATGAAAGGCACGTAGATAATATTCTAGCCCTTTATCATACTGGACTAGGAAATTATGATACCCCAGTAGAGGGTACAGCATGGGCATTAGTACAATCTGTAACGGATTATCTTGACCATTCTATCAAGCTAAATAATGGTAGCAAACAGGAAGCCCGTTTTGAAAAGTCAATGTTTGGTCAGAATGCCGATGTCAAACAGCGGGCATGGGATATGGCAATTGCCATGAATAACTAAATATTATATTCCAGCGTAGAGATAATATCAAATTGCTGGAATATTTTTTGTTCTAATTCTGTCTATTGTTCTAAATAAATATAAGTAATTTTACGTATTGATTATAAATTGTCTTTATGATAAGATAAGAGTATCAAATGAAAGAGGTAAAAAATGACACTTACCACTAATTTTATTATATCTGATCCTTATGCGCTACCTAAAGAGGTATTTGATTATTGTCAGGAAATAGTAGGGACTGTTAACCCACAATGGAAACATGAACAGCCAGACCAAGAGCATAATTGGTTCAAAAATTCTAGATTTCGTAATTTACCCTTCCAGGGATTTAGTGCCATTTTGGACGTAGAATATGGTGCAGATGGGCCACTTAATAAATATGAAGATAGTAATGAACCAGATGGATTCATTAAAATATCTTTTGATACCGCCTATGGATATCGTGGACATAATGGGGAAGGTTGCGACCAATTACATGCAAGCTATATTAGGAAGCTAGGTAAGTGGTGCGAAGAAAAAGGTTGGAAATATGCCTGGCAAAATGAATATACTGGGGAATGGTTTAATGATTGGAAATTGGCGGATAATCTAAGTACGTAGGACTACGTATAGACAAATAAAACAGAATAAGCTATATTATGGTTGATTCAAAGAGGGATAAGGGACACAAATCATGCCCCATTAGCTTAATGGTAAAGCACTTCCAATATCATAAAATTGATTAGCTAACAATTTAGTGATAACTATGCCACACAGGTATCATAGCTAGATACATATACTGGTATAGGTTGGATAGAAGATTGCAAGTCCGAGTCTTACATGGGGCTGCTTATACAATTAACGAGGCGTCAGAAAAATTCACGCCTACAATTGAATCAATAAAATAAGGAAAGGAATGAATAAAACAATGGCAACAGCAACAGAAGAAACAAAAAAGATGGTTATATTGAATCTAACAGCAGAAGAGGCATCCGCACTAATAGCTGTACTTAGTTTTGTAGGTGGTAATCCTAAGACAACACGACGTAAAGAAACAGATAGTATTTATTATGCATTGCATAATATTGGATATATCGAAACTTTTGGAGATACTGGGGTGGAAGGGAAAATACATTTTACAAAGTAATAGGATTCACTATAGAGCGTACCAACCCTCTAAATGTGCCCTATGAAATAAAATAGTCCGATGATAGGGAAAGCACATAAACGAAATACAATACCCTTCCCGTGTGTCGTGTGCATGTAATCGGGGTCAATCGGTAGGACTATTTCTTTTTCATTTATTCAATAAAATAAGGAGAAAATAATGTTTGATTGTCGTTATTGTGAATGTAGAAATTTTAGGACAGAGCAAGAAAGAGATGATCATGAATTTTCTTGCTTGGAGAAAGAATTATTTGAGGCTGATTGTAGGATTGATGAAGAAGAAAGAGAAAAACAATCATACACAATAATTATGGATGGATGCAATACGTAATTTTACGTATTGCTTTATTTTCTAAACTGTGGTAATATAGTTTTATCAAAACAAAAAGGTAAATAAAAATGGGACAATCACCAAATGTTAAAATTGGCTATCCTTCTTGTATGTGTGAACGAATAGAATGCGATTGTTGTTGTATGTCTGGTGGATTAGATAGAGATGGTAATGTCTGCCCAAATATTTGTTTTGATAGACAATGTGAAGAACATGGTAAAAAGTGTATAAAATCATTTAGGAGTGTAAAGTAAATGATAAAGCTGTCTATGTTGTGGATAATTTTTGGTATATTTTTTGGAACTGCAGTAGCATCTACTGGAGTAAAAGGTTTACATTTTTATCTTGTTTATTTTGCTGGTATAGCTTTTGGAATAGTTTCACATATTCTGATCAAAAAATTAGCAGAAAAGGATAAACAAGATGGAACTATTTAATTGGGGAACAGTTGTTTCTATTGAACCAGGATATATTGAAGAAAAAGAATGGCTAGAGAAAAATTATCTTAACTTTTATAAAAGAGTTGATGATAAAGATATTTTGCTTGTTTCGCCAGAAAAAGCAAAAGAAATCATTAATGCCTGGATAGATTTTTCTACTGAAGAATAAATAAGTAGTTTTACGTATAGACACACGATTATATTTATGCTAAAATAAGTCTATCATAAATAAGGATAATTTGATGACCGAACAACCTTCCGAATCAATTATAAATCGTATCAAGGCATTGCTATCTATGGCTGAACATCCCAATAGCAATGAAAATGAAGCTGCTATTGCGATGGAAAAGGCGCAAGCAATGCTATTGGAATATAACCTTACAATAGCTTCCATTAAGACGGAAGAAATTATTGATGAAGCGGTTCAAAAATTTGATGTACATTCAGAACATGGCTTTGTTTGGAAATCAAGATTATTGAATATTATTGCAAAGAGTAATCTTTGCTATGTTATTGTGACACCTAATTTGAAAATGGCATATTTGTTCGGCAAAAAAACAAATGTCAATATCACAATGGATATGTTCGTTTGGGTTAAAGAACAGCTAGAGAGTATTTCTCTACGTAAATTTACCGCTTATAAAACCTCTGGTGGTAAAGAACATGGGAAAACATGGAAGACTTCATTTTTTTACGGCGCAACTAATGTTATTAATAGTCGTTTGCAGAAACCAATTGAAGAATTTTCAAATGGTAGCGGTTATTCTATTGTACTTGCAAATGATAACGCAATACAAACAGTTGTACATTCCGTCTTCCCATCTATTCGTCAAGGGGTAAATAGAAAGATCAATCTGAGTAATAGTGGATATTCAGCAGGTAAGGAAGCTGGGGTAAATATAAAATTTGCTAGAACTGGAACTTTACCTGGAGGCTCACGTCTAGCTTTAGGTTCTGGTACGTAGAAATACGTATAGACAACTATCTTAGTTTGATGTAAGATATATCTATCAAATAAAGGAAGTAACAAATGGTACAATTCTCTATATTGCCTATACCTAAAAACGATACTAGATGTGTTTTGTTAATCCGTAATCACGGTTGGAAAGCTAAAGCCTATCCTAATGGAGATGACAGTCAATATATTGTACATATATCCTCCGTTTCTAGCATTGGGATACAAAAAGAAAGAATTGCTGAAAGTAAAATTTTTCAGTGCTCTTCTATTGTGGAACTTCCGCTAATGATAGCCAAATATCTAGAATCAAAACCAGAAAGAGGGGTAAATATGAAAGGCCAGTCAACAGTAATTGGGGATACCCTAGTTTTTCGTGACGAAAAAGACAAATATGTTGTATCTATATATAAAATAGGATATACTGGGGCCTCCCCCTGGGGTCAATTTAAGGTTGTAGTAACCCCAGTCGGGGTAAATATTACATTGTTTTGTACTCTAGCGGAAGATGTTTCAAAAGCAAAGGGCTTTGCCAGTACATTTATCGCTAGAGGGAAAAAGACATAATAAACAATGCGCTGGTAGCCGACGCTATATTAAGAACTAAAATATCGGCCTTCGAAAATAAATATGGGCGTATAAATTTTTATACGCCCATAAAAATATTTCTAAACCAGAACAATAGAACTAAATAATAAATACGTAAAACTACGTATAGACAAAACAATTTATTAGTGATATAGTGATATTATATTAGACGGAGGTAGTATTATGGCAAGTAAGAGACATCTTCGCTATAAAATTTGTGAACGTAAACAAAAACACGTAACACAAACACAAGCGGTAGCTCATGTAATATCTTATAATAGGCTATTTATGAGTAAGATACATTCTTACAAATGCCCTTATTGCCATAATTGGCATACAGGACATTAATACGTAGTTTTACGTATTGTACTTTAGTTTGGGCTGTGCTAAACTAGGTTAATCACAAAACAGGAGAAAACAAATGAGAATCACGGTAAATGACTTAAAGGAAAAGGGTGCTTGTCTGCAACAGCTTGATGTTTTTCGGGCCGAATGGCCCGATGGGGGAGAGATCACCTTAGCTGGGCTTTATAGGGCGGTAGAGCTTAAGTTAGATTTAGAATGGTTTGCCTCAAAGTTTTTGTCGTCCATATTTCTGTCCGAATATAAACGCCAAATGGCCCGCCTTCGGGCCGAATATATTCGCCAAACGGCCTCTAACTCGTCGCCCATTCTGGCCGAATATAAACGCCAAATGGCCCTATTTATTGCCGAATATAAACGCCAAACGGCCCCTATCTTGTGGGCAATATTGGAACAGAATAATACGTAATTTTACGTATTGTGATTTTCTTTTGAGTGTGCTATAGTATAAACATCAAACAAAAACGGTACGAAAGGGAAATAAGAAATGCGAAAGTACAGCTAAAAATAAGTAAAACTACGTATGGACAACTAACTCTGAGTATGCTAAACTAATAACAAGTCAAAACAAAACAGGGAACGAAAGGGAAACAAAACATGGTAACTAGCACGGTAAATCTGGAGGGTATTGAGCACGTCTATAGTATCGGGAACACGAAGGTTTATACCGCATTGGCAATTATGCCCGTCTTGGGTGTCAATTCTGTCGCGGCTGTTATTGCGGCTGCGAAGAAGGCGCAAATCTCACAGCGCGAACGCGACAAGAAGCTTCGGTGGCTGTTTACAGCAAAGGACATTGAGGCTATGGCGCATCGTCCTGGGCGCGGGCGTCCTGTAGGTAGTGGACACCCGAATGGCCCACGTAAGGCAAAGGAAACGGTTGCTACGGATGCTACATCCGCTACCAATGTTACGATGGAAACGCCCAATACCGATGCTGTAGCTAATACTACATCGGTAGCTATTGTTGAAAATATCATGGACGTTGATACCGATGGTTCGGTTGAATTCTACGACTAATCAATAAAAAGCGGAAAAGCGATTGAAACCGCACAACAAAAGAGGGTAGGGAAAATCGCTAAACTACCCTCTTGACAAACCAACAAAAGTATGGTATACTAAAAAGTGTCAAGAGTGACTAGGATTAAAGGCAATAGCTTAATGCCGCCTTGACAACTGGTAAGCGGGCTTTATGCCCGAATCTGGGGAGCATAGCCGACCAGTTACCCCGCCAGGATAATAAGGGGGTTGTTACCCAATCGGTTATCTCTGTTGGGTAGACGGTATACAGTTGGAAAGCGAACCGCTTCCCATTGGGGGGCTACATACCTAGTCCAGCGGTCAACGCTTCAAGGCAAAGAGAACGATTTATTATTCCAGAGGGTAAAAAGCTCTTGTGAATACCGATAAATAATAAAGGAGACTATGGGACGAAAAGCCACCCGTACCGTCAAGAAGTAAGTAGAATTACGTATAGACAATGACAACTAAATATGATAAGATAATAAGTGTCAGGAGTGACTAGCTCGCCCTAGCCTTAAATGGAATAGCTTATCCATCCTTGACATAACGGGGCAACTAGCGATAACATCAACAGGGGAACCGTAAATCGCCAAACGAAAATCTATCCCAATATCAATAAGCGAGAGGACTATACCCCAGAGACAGAAGCGAATTTGAGGCGGTAGTTAATACCAGATAGTCAAGGGCTTATGTTCCAACGACTCACAAATCTGGCTGTAGCTCTAATCTGTGAAAGAGTGCTTAAATATCCTTGCAAGCTGCGACGTAGCAGTAACTACGTAAATGCGCTAACAGCTAGAAAGTTAGGGTGCTAGACCACCAAAGATACTTGCTGTATAATTCTAGTCATAGGACAGCTATCCTAGATAAGTTGTTTGTTATATTGTGCGAGTACCTTTCTAGGCTGTGAAAGCACAAAAATAATCAATACGTAAAATTACGTATTGATTATTGGGTTAAATAAGAGTATACTCTAGGTAGTAAATAAAAGAGGTACTTTACAATGTCACAGAAACCCATTAAATATACCCGTTCATATATCCTAGATATGTATGCTAATGCGTCTAGGAATGGGGATATTGATGGTTTTTACCGTTGGCTTCATGCCGCTAATGATATGCAGGCATTGCCAATATCTATAGCGGATATTGAACAGTTCCTGCAGTTATGTCATGGTTCAATTCAGAATAATTTAAATCTACTTAATACCGAAGGTCATACCAGTCCTTCGGGAAGGTACGGAAGGCGTGAGATAAAAGATAACTAAAGTACGTAATTTTACGTATTGTAACCAGAACAGATTAATGATATAATTAGCACATCAAATAAAATGGGAGAAAACAATGAATAATCCAAACATCCAAATTATCAACAAAACACCAAGTTTCTATGTTACTATTCCAGCGACGACCAAAGTTATTACCGCAGATATAATTGAATCTGTAATTAACGATGCGGGCTATTGCTGTTATACCTGTGGAAATAAGAGGCACAATAAAATTAGGGCAATAAAGGCCCTTCGGGAAAATTTCCCTGGCCTGGGACTGAAGGATGCAAAGGATATTATAGAATATGTTTTGACAAATACATACAATGAAGAACCATATTCTGAATATGTACGTAAAGAAATGAAAAAGGAATATTTGACGGGATAAAATCCGTCTTTTTTTATTAGCTCTATTGTTCTAAATAAAAATACGTAATTCTACGTATAGACAAAAGTAAACAAGTATGCTAAACTAATAACAAGTCAAAAAAAGAAAGAGGAATAAAATGAAAGAAGTTTGGGAAATGAATAATACTGAACTACGTATAGCTTCAGATAATGAAGGTTATACTAACGGTATGTCTAATAGACTAATGCGTGAAAGAAAAATAATTGAGGATAAATACGGGAAACGATATCACGATATTCACCCTAGCGAAATAACACTTGAAGAATATATGCGTTGTGAAATAACACCTAAAACTCCTTATAGTTTTGGATATCCTGCAATCGTTGCAATTAGCGATCATGAAGCATGTTGTGAGGGTGCGTAAAAATACGTATTGTGTTATCTTTTGGACTATGCTAAAATAATAACATCAAATCTGAAAAGAAAGACAAATAAATGACTCCTAAAACTGTCAAAGATGCAATCCTAAAGGCAGGCGAAAACGGTAGGATATTCACCGCTATTTTTATTAAGCGGACAACTGGAGAACGCCGTACCATGACGTGTAGGTTGGGAGTCAAGAAACACGTCAAGGGTGTAGGAATGGCATATAAGCCAGAAGACCATAATCTAATAGGTGTATATGATATGCAATATGCTGCGCAAGTTAATCCAGAAAAAGCATATCGTATGATTGATCTGGAATCGGTTATGGAAATTCATTCTGGTGGAGAAATAATTTTCCTGAAAAATACGTAAAACTACGTATAGACAAATCATCCTAAATCTGATATAGTAATACTAAATCAAAATAAAACGGCGAAGGGAAAAAACAATGCTACTAATCACGGAAACGTTCGTCAATGAGACCAAAGGGTATATTCTTGGAACTAGCGATCCTTATGAACCATTTACTGACAACATCAGGAGACTTTTCCTATTCCTACAAAAGGAATATGGAAAATATGTCTCCCGTCAATACATTGACCCCGACGCAAAGCCTATTGGATGGGTATTTCAAAAGAGGATGCGTTATGAGGACGCCAGGACAAATAGGGCAGATGACTATTACGTTCAGGAGGTATGGGTAACATTGCTAAATGCACCCGATACCGTGACAAGGACAGAACATTATCACTATCTTTAATCATTGTGTCAAGTAAGGCGGGCAGAATAGCCCGCCTTCTCTTTATCCACTGAATTAGAACAATAGAACTAACGCACAGTGTCTTAGAACTAAATAAAAGATACGTAAAATTACGTATTGATTATAACAATCCAAAGGTGTATATTATCTAGGGATATTCAATGAAAGCGTGGTAAAGGAAATGCATTACCATCAGTGTTACCCTACAGACGGTAATACCCTCTTTATCTCAAATTCGTTTAGCCAAGAGGAATGGGCTAGAAATGCCATATTTCCAGTTATACCTATCGGCGGAAAAGAAACAAAAAAGATTATCAGAATTCCAACAAACAATTGCTATTGTTTTAATACGTAAAACTACGTATTGCATTCGTCAACCATTAATGGTACAGTAAGAGTATCAAATAAAACAAAAAAAGGGGAGCGCCGTTGCACCCCGCCTGAGTGCGGGGTGAGGATTGAAACAGGTAATGACATCTAAACCGAACCATATCAAAGTGATATCACTCTGATATCATTGACTGAATGAACGTTCATTCATTTTAGTGCTATTGTTCTAAAAATATCTACGTAAATTTACTTATAGACAAACAAACCAGATTATGATATAGTAACAATAACAAATCTGAAAGGGGAAACATGATAAACTATATCCCGATTCAGTTTTTGAATGGCAAGGAAATAACGTCTAGAATGGTCTTGACTGAAACCCTTATGGCAATGGCAAAGCAACGGCAATTCCAATGCTGTAATAGGATGTTCGGTGCAATAGATAGCCTGGTAATGCATGAGGTACTAGAACACGGGAAAAGGATGGGATAAGTAGAATTACTTATTGTATTCATTACCAAACTGTGCTAGAATAAGTCTAAATCAAACAGTAAAGGAAACAATACAAATGTCTACCATTGAAGAATTCGTCGCTAAACTACAAAAGGAACAAGAGGAAGGATATATTGCTATATACGGCAATAAATATCCTGATCTTTGTCGCAATTCTTGCTGCGTAACCGTTAGCTATGGCAAGAAATATGCAAGGGTGGATGTGGGACGCAGCGGGAAATACATGGTGGTATTAGCTACAGGGGATATTTACGGTATTAAAGCCTACGGTGTCATCCATCCTGGGCATTTCTATGGTACTCTAGAGACAATTGACGTGTGGGACTGGAAAGGTTATACGGCAACAAAGAAAAAGAATAAGTAATTCTACTTATTGTTTTCTTCTTTAGATTGTGCTATAATATATTCAGAATCAAAAGAAAGAAATAATATAATCCATTCCCCGTTTTGGGAAAAAGTAATTATTTCCGACTAATGATTCTGAAAGAGGAAGAAATAAATGCAGAAAAACTGTGAAACATGTAAAAAGATATTTAGGGCTTCAAACAAATATAGACTCTATTGTTCTACTAAATGTAAAATTGGTCTATGCGACTATTGTTCTAAGGAATTTTTGAAGCATGACAATAGTTCTAAATTTTGTTCTAGGTCTTGTTTTTTCTCTTGGCGCAAAAGTCAGAACAATAGTCCTACTGAAAAGAAATGTTGTAGATGTAAACAAATAAAATCTATTGTTCTATTTTCTTCGGCGCAAACAAGGAAAGATGGTTATCAAACATTATGTAAAGTATGCAAGAGTGAGGTTAATAAAAAGAACTATTGTTCTACTATTTCTTATCTCAAAACTAAGTAAAATTACGTAAACGATCCGTTTCGGATACGTATTGATAATCATAGCTAAAAGGTGTATACTATATCTATCAAATCAATCAGGAGATAAAGTCAATGGAAAAAGATCTGGAAAAAAGCACGTTTCAGAATCTCCCAGCCTACCGTTATATTCGGGCAAGCGATAAGCTCCCCATTGAAGCCCCAGACGATGGGACAGCAAAGGCTATGGTCAAGCTATTTGATCCTACTGGAAGCTGGACGTGGTATATTGCCAGCTACGATCCAGAAACCCGCACCGCCTTTGGATTGGTTGATGGTTTTGAAAAAGAATATGGCTATATCAGTATGGAAGAACTGGTAGCAATCAGGGGCAGGTTCGGGCTGCCTATAGAGCGAGACCTGAACTGGAAGCCCAGACTATTGGCAGACTGCATTTAATCATTATGTCAAGCAAAGGCGGGCCATTCGGCCCGCCTTCAAAATAATTAAAACTAGCACTATTGTTCTACTATTTCTTATCTCAAATATAAGTAATTTTACGTATTGTGTTTAGTAACTAATAAGAGTATACTGTATATATCAAATCAAACGGGAGGCCGACAATGAAAATCACAAAAGAGACATCGCTACAAGAAATCCTCACTAATGTCTTCGGTGAGGGGTACAATAAGGAACCTGGAAATTATTCATATGAAGTGAATGGTATTAGTTTTCGCTTGATGCATCGCGAAACCCATTCTTTGATAAGGGTTGGTTCTATCTCTGGGGTTCAATTGACTGGATACAATCCGTCTTATCGTGGTCATTCCCCAATGCTTAGGGTATTGGTAAAGGAAGGGGAAATTGATATTATTGAGATCAAACAAAAGTATCTAGACCTTCAACTCAAACGCCAAAATTCTCTGAATAATCAAGAAGCACGGCGAAAGACGGAAGAGATATACACGAATAACCTTACCGCATTGTGTCAGGAATACGGATTGCCTATAGGTGCTATTAGCAAGAATTACAACGGGTTCAATCTAACCTTGCATGGTCTTTCCAATGAGCAATTGGAAGCTATCGGTAAGGCATTCAATATAGGCAAGAAATAAACATTATGTCAAGCTAGGTGGGCCATTCGGCCCACCTTCTTTTTTTATCTTTGGATTAGAACAATAGTCATAAAACTAAAAATAGCACTATTGTTCTAACTAAAGATAAGTAAAGATACGTAATTTTACGTATGGACATTAAGACTGTAAAGGACTATACTACTAAGTGTCAAGAGCAGTAAACAAGATGGCCAGTACCGTAAGCCAGTAGCTAGAAATAGCGAAAGTCTGACAGTGAGCGCCCAGAGACTCACTTGACAACTGATAGGGTAGCTAGAAACTCGTGAAGCCCTACAGAACTGGCTAGACGTGAAAGCCAATAATCAATAACACATAAGAAAGGAAACACCAATTATTAAGGATTGCCCTACCTGGATCCCCTGGATGTAATAAGTAATCCTACTTATTGCGCCACACAACCGAATGTGCTATACTACTAATTGTCAAGGGACAGAAAAAGAAACAGGCCAGACTAAACTATAGAGCCACCTTGACAAGCCAATGTGTTGAAGGCAGAATAAAAGTGAGAATGGGACGCCTAGTGTCTCACAAATACATGACAACGCCTAGACACTATTACTAATGCACATTTCTCCTTTCATAAAAGGACGGTTGAAAGAAGGTGTAAAATGAAAGTATCCCCTTTCATTGGTAAACGGTAGCCTAGTAATGTATATTCAGATATGGTAAAGGAAAAAGAGAAGGAAGAATAAACGATCCTTTACTGTATATTACTCTCCACCTACCCCGTAGCAAAAGAAAACGGAATGCTAAACCGTTCGGGGTAGGTTATTTTTTGTTCTGTTTTTTCCGCACTATTGTTCTAAAAACGATATTAGTAAATACCTGCAAAATAATTCATGTATTTCTGTTAAGGTATACCATTTTTTCCCGCATTATATCAATTTTTTAGCAGTTTCAGTTAGGATAGTGCTACGATATTTGTAATACACTATATCTATTGTTCTAACGAATATCGTAATTAGTGTTTAACTAAATTAGAACAATAGGGCTAAACTAAAAAATACGTAGTTTTACGTATTGCGTCTATGCCAAAGCTATGGTATACTCTATACATCAAACAAAAGGGGAAATAATATGGACATCATTTTTCATGGCGCATATATCATACAGGATAACGGGACAGAACGATATCTAGCTATCAAAGATTCTTTGCCATATCTTTTCTCTATGGTCTCTAAGCGAATTGCTCCTGTTACAATAAAGGTTACAGGTAGAAAAGATTTCTGGGCGCAAGTTGGGGAAGATAGGAAGATACGTGTTCTTGTCACCTTTGAGGATGGAAAGACAGACAGAGCATGGATCATTTGGTCTGAAAGTGGAAACATGAATAGGCTTAACTATTTTGAAAATGTATTTGAAAGGGTAATAACTACGTAGAATTACGTATTGCATTGTTTCTTTTTATATGCTATAATATTATCAATACATTCGGAGGGAAACAAAATGTGGCGTTCCGAATGGAACGCCTTCAAAATAACCAGAAATTAGAACAATAGAACTAATTTAGTTACTTATTTATTTTAGTCCTATTGTTCTAAAACAAAATAAGTATAATTACGTATTGTGTTTAGCAATTAATAGGTGTATACTCTAGTTATCAAATCAAGTGAGGCGGTAAAACAAATGGCTGAAGCAACCTATTGCAAACTAAGCGGGTATTTTACCCAACAGAATGAAGACACTGGATATCCGAGGGTATCCAATCCATTCTTCCGTACATGGGACTTGTCGGGGAATCCCGAAGCCCAAAACAAAATCATGGATTTATTCCTCTGGCTTAAGGAAAAGAACCTACTGGAGGAATGCGGGATCAGAGATGCGTTTATCCCTTCCCCTATTTTTTCCAAGTACACTGCACCCGCCATTCGTGCTGAACAGAACCTAGACGTTGAACCCTTAGAGGAAGGGAACCTAGATATGCCACATCACGAAGACGTAAAGGTCAAGCGGTCTGTATCCTCTGGTAACACATCAAAGGGCAAGAGGGGAAGGCCAAAGGGTAGCAAGAGCAGCAACCCTAGCACGGTAAAGGCATACGCACCCACAGGAAGGGGAAGGGGTAGGCCCCCAGGATCAAAGAATAAGCCAAAGTAATTAGGTATCGGGCCAGAAATAAAACACTGGCCCGATTATTTATTATGTAAAATTACTAAAGTAGTGCTATTGTTCTAAAAAGAAACTAAGTATTTTTACGTATGGACTTAATGTAATGGATATGTTATGATTACTGTATCAAATCAAACGGGAGGGTCACATGACAAAGAATGACTATATCGCAATAGCTAAAATCCTCAAAACCAATACAGACCCGACAGGGAAGATACATTTAGGGATGCTTCTTAATGACCTTTGTCAGGTTTTTGCTGCCGACAATCCCTCTTTTAGCGAAGCCAAGTTTCGCAAAGCCTGCCAATAATCATTATGTCAAGCAAGGCCGCTCTTTTGAGCGGCCTTAAAAAATCAGAACAATAGAACTAAAGTAGCTAAATTAAAACTAAGTAGAATTACGTATTGCATACAGGGCCTAACTATGGTAAACTAAGAATGTCAGAAAGTGACAAGAGGAACGAGTCGCATAAAGTCTACCGCACTACATAAATAAACGCACATTTAGTAGTTCTAAGACTTTCTGATAATCAAAACAAGTGAGGGAAACAATGTCAACCATTATAACCTGGGGAAATCCCTATACACACAAAGAGCATACCCGAACCTGCTACAGTGCTAAAGATCTACTCTATGGTTATGGCGTGTGTGAATGGTGCGGTCAAATCCGTACTAGGCTTTATGCTTACAACGGAAGCAAGAAACTTGTCTGTAACAAGGAATGCTATGAGGCATTGTATGGATAAAAAACCTACGTAAAATTACGTATCCGAAACGGATCGTTTACGTATTGCAACCAATAACTAAATATGCTAAGATGGTAACAAGTCAAAACGGGAAAGGACAACAAAATGGCAAGTAAGCCTCGGTGTATTGTGGATGGTAAGGCGATTATGGCAAGGGTAGGTTATGCACCTTATCTTGTGGGCGAAACGCTTACCTACTGTAAGGATAGGCATACCCGACAGGAGATTACGGGTGCTGTACGCAAGCATTCAAAGCAAGGAAGGATGGTTAATGGGTAAACGCACCCGTACCATCCGAAAGTAATCATTATGTCAAGTAAGGCGGGCCATTCGGCACGCCTTCTCTTTACCTTTAGGTTAGAACAATAGTTCTATATTTCTTGTATACCAAACCTATACCTGGTGTTCTATTGTATGTTCTAAAGATTAATGATATACTTTAGCTATCAAATCAAGTGAGGTAAACAACCATGCTAAAGAAGGTTATTATTCTAGAGCACATCAAGCAAGGTGCGTATGGTAAAGTTTGGTGGGCAACCATGTATACCGATGGGCAGCAAGTCTCTGGTTATTGTGAGTGGTTTTATACAAAGAAAGAAGCCATAGCACAAGCACAGCTATGGCGGAAAGTAAAGGGGTTGGATTATCATATTCTGGAGGATTTGACATAAAAATACGTTTCAGTCTTATCCGCGATAGAAATATTGCGGATAATCATTATGTAAGACACAACTATTGTTCTAAAAAGAAACTAAGTAAATTTACGTATATACACCCAAAGAAATTAATGATATGATTAACACATCAAATCGGGAGGGTGAGAATGATTACCAACACCAAACAAAAGTGGGTAACAGGGCAGCTTGTCAAGGTGGGATTCTTAACCTTGCGCGTAGACGCTATCATTCCTACCCCTGGCGATGGAAAACCAGACGAATACAGGCTTTCAAGCCTTGACGAGAAGCATTATTCTTTTGTTCCTCACAATGGCTTGCGATTGCTTTAACAATCCAAGAGCAAAGCTCTTGACAAGACTCTAGGATTAATGGTAAACTAGAAATATCAAATCAAGGAGAAACCAATGTTTACAACCTGGCCTTACTCATGGAGACACATCAAGACGGGTGAAACTGGCACCTGTAGGGTTATGCTTGATTCAGTTAGGCCAGAAGAAACATTGCTTCGCAACCTGAACCGATGGAATCAACAGGGAAATGGGGAATGGGTATACTGGACGGATAGTATCGGGGTTGTTACCCCGATTGATTCCTTTACCTTTATAACAGAATAAACATTATGTCAAGCAAGGCGGGCCATTCGGCCCGCCTTAAAAATAATTAAAAATAGCCCTATTGTTCTACTTTAGTTAACTGTAAGTGCTGACTTACATAGATAAACTTTATCGCACCTATAGAAAAGATCAATAACAAAACACTTGACATTATAAGTATTTTCCTGTATAGTGAGTATATCATAAATCGGGAGGGTAACATGGTAGCACAAGTGATTGTCAATGGACAAAACATCATTGACATAGACCGAGAACTAACAGATGATGAACTCTTCGGGAAGCCTATCACAAAGTCACAGATCGCTATTATTCGCCTTGTGGCAGAAGGCATGAGAGATAAGGACATAGCGGAAGCACTTACACTATCCCCCAGGACTATCACGACACAATTGTCCTTTATATATCGGAGGCTAGGAATCCACAATAGGACTAGCTTAATGCTTTGGGCCAGTCGTAACGGCCTAGCCTAGATAATCCTGAATCCCCTGGAAACCGTAATAGGCCCAGGGGATTCATTTATTATGTAAAGTTTGCAAAACTTTCATTTATGCCAAATAACTAAAATAGTCCTATTGTTCTACTTGACATAACAACATATAGATAAAATCTATGGAATGTATAGAAAAGAACTGTTGACAATGGAACTAAGGTATGCTATCATTCTCTTGTCGCAGATGTGAAAAGACATCGGACAAAGAGGGTAACGCTAATGACACCTAATATTAAGTATCATGTAGACCATGTAGAGCATGTAGCTTGTCAAGAATGTTATCCAGACCAGGATTGGGTAGCTAGTATGATTGAAGCAGGGAAGCTTCAAGAGATGGGAAACACTTTAGAACCTTGTGAATTCTGTGGTTCTGATGTATCTAAGGATCCTGTTCACTACACTTATGGCAACGGAAGCTATGGTTGTCTTTATGATTCATTCGGATCCACAGATACCTATAAAGATGCTGTGGATTGGTTAGCAGAACTGTTCAGTCTGGGGCGAACTAGGAAGGCAACCTTGAAGCGCAACGGATACCTTGACATGAACAGTATGAGAGATGGGGCCGATTACTGTGAGATTAATACATGCGATTGCGGGGATATCGCATCGCATCAAGAATAAACATTATGTCAAGCAAGGCAGGCCATTCGGCCTGCCTTCAAAATAACCAAAATTAGAACAATAGGGCTAAATAGTTCCATAGATAAATTCTATAGGAGATATAGACCAGACTCTATTGCATCCAGGGCCTAGCTATGGTATTCTTAGAGCATCACAAATGGAAGGGGAAAACAAAACCATGTACACTAGCACTAATTTCAAGACCAAGAAGGCATTGAAAGATGCTATAGCAGAAGGGAAGAAGGTTACAGTATACCAACCTGGCCCGTTCGGGGGGAACGAACCTTCCGACGGAAACATTACCCTTGAAGGGCCACACTATCCACAAGCGCATACATGGTACGCGCAAGCCACCTTGAAAGAAGGTGTAATAGTCAAGGTAAAGTAATAAACATTATGTCAAGCCCTGCCATTCGGCAGGGCTTCTCTTTATCTTCTGTTTAGAACAAATGTTCTACTACCACGAAAACAATCTTTTAGAACAATAGTCCTTATAATCTTTTCATGCTAAAAAGCAATTTTACTTTACCCATTGACAAAACCATAGTATTATGCTTTATGATACGGTTATTTATTTCCTTTATATCATTCTCTAGCTTTCCGCCCTACTAGCTAAATATGGATCCCCAGGATGCTTTTTACCCTATCTAGGAAGCCTTGTATAGCGGCTTTAAAAGACATAGTGATACTGGTACTAGGGTGATACCCTAATTAGCGAATATGTGGCATTTTAGCTACAAAACTTAGTACAGTCCTAACCCATTTTAGGCATATTAGATAGGATATTTAGGAAATGGCTAATTAGTATGGTTGATTAGCGTCTACCAGATATAATTTAGATATAGAGGTTTCTATCTATCCCATCTTAGCTATTTAGTTCTTCTCTTTATCCCAACTTAGTATCTAGTATCCCATATTTAGATGTCTTTATTCAAGCGCACAATAAAGAATGATTGTCAAGCATATTATGTCAACTAGATAAAATAGCTCTAATGTTCTGGTTTTATTATGTAAAGATAAAACTTTACACGCTTTTCTTGATGTTTAATCAACTTACTTTTAGTAAGACAATAAGAATAAATAAGTCACTTACTTTTGGTGAGTATCTTTTATTTTGTTTGGCGCTAATAGAATAACACCTACTAATAAAAAGTAACTTGCTTATTCATTATTAGTTTATTACTTTTAGTAACCAAAGGTTCTTTAGTAAGTAGAACATTTGTTCTAATCATAAAACAATAAAGAAGCATTAATAAATAAAAACATTAATTAGAACATTTGTTCTATAGAGAGAATAAAGAAAAGCCCTGCCATTCGGCAGGGCTTGCTTGACATAATGTTTATTAGACTTTGTTATCCCCTTCGGGGTCTGGATTGTGATTCCAGACATTATGCGTCCATTGGGCACGTTCTGCCCATCGGCCTTCGTATCTAGGGGCCGATGCGACCCCTTGTCGCTTCTGGTTGTGTTCCCACATTGCGGAAATTTCCGCATACGTGGTTGTAAAGGCTTCACCATAGGTGCGCTGCCGTGCAACGTTGAACCGTTGCACTGTCAAGGCTTCGCCGTTCGTCTCTAGCACATAGAAGCTTCGTGAACCCCTACCAGTCCACGTTGGGCGTAGAATGTCATTCCGCTTTGTCATTGAGAACCTCCTGTTTTGATAATCCTAGTATCGCATACTCCAGCTGAAATATCAACGAACAATAGTCCTAAAATAGACCTGTATACCAAACCTATACTTTATGTTCTAATTCTGTTCTAAACCATACTTTCTGTCAAAAGTCAAGTATTGACTTTTCTTTAGTATCATGCTTTAGGATACTACTATCATATTAGAACAATAGGACTAATGTCCGCACTGTTAGTCCGTTCTAATTCTTTCACCCTTGCGCTATTTATTCCCTAGCTATAACACTGTTCTAATCGGCCTTCTAGCGTCACTGGACGTACAATTACTAGGGATCCCCTACCAGAAGCCACGTACAGACGATTCTAGCTAGGTTCTAGGGTACACTGTAAAGCTAGGTTTTCAGCAATGCGCCGATAACAAGAAACTGACTAGAACAATAATGCTATTCTCTTCTTTTCCTTAGAAGTCAATACTTGACATTAAACCAATAGTATGCTATGGGCGAAAAGTAGAACTAATGTTCTAATACTTGTGCCTATTACGCTTTCCGTAACTGGACACCAAATTTGCTTTATCAGATGCGGAAAAAAATGATATACATGCAAAACTTTGCATCCTTTAGCTACGAATAGTACAACTATTAGCTTGACTTGAAAGACGAAAACCGTATTTGAATTTCTCTAAAATACAACTTGCACTTCTCTTAGTTATCTGGTTCTACAACTTTTAGTTATGTCAAGTTTCAAGTAGAACAATAGTCTTACAACTTCCAAAACTTCTTGCACTTTGTTTGTAGCTCTATTGTTCTAAGTTATAGGACTATTGTTCTATAAATTGATAGTTACTAGCTATAAGAGTGCCGAAAGTTGAAGCTTCAAATTGATAGCTTGCTATCTATAAGACATCTTCTACAATGGTACGCCATGATGCAAATTTGAAGATGATTAGGGCTATCAGGTACGAAAGATTCTATAAAATTTTTTTTCTATAAATTTGTATAAAATTTTTTTACCAAGAAAATGCTTATTTTTATGTTTTGGTTTGGTTATTTCTAGTTATAAAATTTTTGGATTAAGAGAATATAATACATATATTAGTTTATAGTCTGAAACTGGGACATTATTTCCTCTTTTATCTAGAGGATTAGGATTCCATTGTATCCTTTCGTTTTCGCCATCCGTATATCTCACTATTGCGTGTGTTAGTCCTGGATATAAAGATGAAACAACACTTATTATACTATATCCATGAGGTAATGAAATAGAACCAAATGCTGCGTAAAAAATTCCTAAATTATATTGTTTAAGCCATTTATTCCATTTTGTCAACCAATCTCCGTCCCCATCAGTATGAAAATTTGGATAATCTTCTATTTCTAGTATTGATCCTATACAAGCTCCGAAACAGTCTCCATTTTTATTATTTATTATTTTTTGATTTAATTGTATCATTATAATCTCTCTCAGATTCTATAAAATTTTTTTTCTAAGAAAATGCTTAAACTTTCTATAAAATTTTTGGATCAATATTATCTTTTATATATTTAATAAGTTTTTCTTCGTTTAGAGGCTTTAAAAAATAACTAGGTAATATCTCTTTATATTCTATATAGTCTTTTAATAAAGTGTCTCTTTGTGTTAATAAAACTAAATATTTTATATTATTATTTTTTTTGTTATTATCCTCAATCATATTTATTAAAAGAGATGTTATTTCAGAAGTTATTTTTAAATATTCTTCTATAAAATCTAATTTTTCTTCTTTGTTTTCCATTTATCCTTTCTTTTTTTTATTTTTTGTTTTGGTTAGGTTATCTCTCATTATAGCGTATTGTTTCTATCCTACCGCTAAATGGTAATCTATATTGTGCTATTCCACATATTCTGCATTCCCTATATTGTAAATGTGAGGTCAAACTAATACTGCTTATAATTTTATCTTCCACATCGGGAAAATATTTTCCTATCCTCCATTCATGTTTATTTATTAAACACAATATGGAAAATTTTGGATTAGTTACAATTAGTTTTTCTTTTACATTTTGTTTTATCATTTCTATTTTCCTTTCCTTTCATATGTATCTAAAGTATATTTATCCTCTTTATTTATAAATTTGTAATACAATCTAAAGATTAGTAACTATTATCTCTTGATGATTCTTTCGTGTTTTTCCTTTTGTCGATGTTATTTTATATGATTTTTTAATGGGAATTATTCTACTTTCTGGTATTGTTATATTTTTTGTATTATCTTCGCCGTTTACTATTGATAATCCACTTAATATATATTTTCCTCCATTTAAATGATGTTTATAGAGTTTTTCTAGTAGTTTTTGTTGGTCTTCTTCATCCCATTTCCATTTATACATATCAAAACAGTCTATATAGGGTGGATCTGCATAAACTAAATCATCTGATTCTAATTTTACATCTCTAAAATCAGAGACAATAAAAGTAGAATTTGGCCTAATAGAATGCATTCCAGATAATAAAACGTCTATTTTTATATTTCTATTTCCATAACTTTGATTTAATCCATTTGGGCCAAATCTAATCATATTATTTATGCACGAATTTACTAATATAAGAAATCCTATATACTTTAGTTCTCTATTTTTATTGTAATTTTGATTCCAGTATTCTCTAAATCTATAATACCCCTCTTTATTATTTGCTACATCAAATTCTTTTTCTACATAAATAAAAAAATCTATTATTTGTTTATCTGTAAAATGTTGATTAAAGAAATTAATAATTATCTCAAATTTATCTGAAAGATAATAGGATTTAAATGTTCTAGGTAAATTAAGATATGCATTTCCACCGCCAAAAAATAAATCTACATAGTTATATTTTGAACAATCTTCTGGTAATACAGAAAATATCTGATCTACTAATTTACCCTTATTACCTGGAAAATGGAAAACTGTATTTGTAATTTTATTTCTCTTCTCTATAAAATAATTCTGGATGTACCCTTACTGCTAATCTAGTCATAACTATATCTTGTGCTCTATGTATCCCCTCTGTAAATTCTTGCTTGTCTGATGGATGATATTCTTCTAATTTATTATAATAATTCCATGCATTAGCTAACATATCTAATATTTTTATTTCTTGTTCTGTTAATTTATTATCCATATTCCTTTTTCCTTTCTATATATAATCTTGGCTAAAACCATATCTTGTTAGTTCATACGGTAAACTACTTTCCATTTTACTTCCTATTTGTATATAATGGTCTGTTATTGCTAACTGCCATGCATATCCATAACTACCAAATGTGGTATAAGTTTTAGGTAATGTATCGGATTTTCTACAAAATATTCTTATTTTCCAACAATTTTGGCATTCGTATTCATCACCATAATTAAATATATCTTTAAAATATACTTTATAAGCTGCTGTTTCTTTTAAATCTTTATAAAATGTATAATTATGATTACATTTTTGTTGCGATTCATAGATATAATTTCCTATTATGACTGATTGTTGAATATATTCTTCTGTTATTTCCCATCCAGTTTCATGTTTATATGGCGGAACTTTATAAAAAATTGTATTATCATAAACTTTGTGATATTTATTATAAAGTGTAATTAGATTTTTATATTGTTCTTTATTCAATTGTCTTCTTTCTATCTAATTTATCGGTTTTTTCGTTATAATTCCAAAAGAAATAATCATTTTTAGATAACTCTTTCATTTTTTGCGGCAAACCAGATTGTATGAATTGACGGCAATGATTGTCACAAGGAACCCAGTCTGGGAAAATAAGATATGGAAATGTATTTTGCCTCTGTATTAATGGCTGTAGTTTATGAGATAAATCTAAAATATATTGTAAAATACAACATTCTGGTATCCCAGAATGGAAACCTTCAATAATATCTTCATAATATTTTTTAATATCTTTTTGGGATAACTGTTTCATATCTTTTAACTTTGTGTACAACTAAACAATAACTCCCTAAAAATTTCAGTCATTGTAAAATCAAGAAAACCTAACATTGATATTTCTGTTTGTCCATCTATCTCATATTTACTTATTTGCCTTACAATATGAATAATTTTGAGTTGTTTAGTTTGTGTATTTATTCTTTCGGTTTGTACTTTTAAATGAATTATAAATATTTCATTGTCTTCAAAAGAAATTTCCATTTCTATATAATCTAATGCTTCTCTTGCATCTTTCCATTTATTACAAAAATCTATTATTTCTTTATTTTTCATTCTTTATTTTCTTTCCATTTGGAATAGTTTTCTTTTTTCAAGATTTTATCCCGTTCGTTTTCTACCATATTTATGGCTATCTGAAATAATTCTTTATTTGTACTATCATTTTTTGGGATATCAAATAATTCATTCGGGATAGAATGATAAACTTTTACAGTAGGCATTCTTAATAAATACTTATTATTTTTTGCTATGGTGTTATTATATTCTTCGTCTTGACGACTACATTTAAAATCAAAAAATGTATTATCAAACAATTTGCACCAATCAGAACAATAAAAATTTCCTTTATTATCCATTATTTTTATGTCGGATTTTATGTTTTTACGACAAAATATTAATTCACATATCATAATATAGAATATCCTCTAGATAAAATTAATTTTATTTTTAATGTTCATATGATGTTTAATTTCTTTATTTCTTCATAAGCAGTATCTAATATCAAACACCAACCCAAATTACCAAAATTTACTGGGTATATTATTCTTATGTTATTGTTTTCATCTATAACTGGTTCCATTTGGTCTATTTCTTTTAGACATTCTTCTTTTGTCTTTACATTATAGTAATGATATTTTTTAATAAATTGATTTATTGTCACGATATTTTCTCCTTCTTATATCCGTTATTACTCCTTATAAACAAAAAACGGGATTAATATAAGCCATAATAACCAATAATTATGTGTTTCTTTAAAAAAGAAATATACCATTCCCCACGTTATCAACGCAAAAATTATTACAAATATATAATAAGCTATTTTGTTCATTTCATATCACGCCTTTCATTATAGTTATTATAAAAATTCATTATACCAAATCACACACTTTTTGTCAATTGGATGTTATCTCTTTTCACTTAACATTTCTTTACTACAAGACTGGTATAAAGCGCAATCTTTCCATCTTGACAATTCCTCCTCCAAATTATTAATTTTTTCATCATAACTAGGGCCAACAGTATTACCAGTATATAGATTTACTCCACATATTTCTGTTTCTCCAAATTTTATTAATGACCCAAGTTCTTCTATATAAAAATAGGATTCACCTTTTATACAATTAACTGGCTGTGGTACTGGTTGTACCTCTCTTACAATAGTTGTTGTTAATACCTGTGTATCTCTAATAGTAATAATTTTTTCTTTTTTAATATTATATCCTAATATAAAACCAACACCTATTAGTAAAATAATAAAAATACTAAATATAAGTACAAACTTTATTTTAGTTTCCATATTTATTCCTCTTCTTTCCCCTCTTTCATTATTTTTACTTTTTCTTTCATTGTTTCTGATAATAAAGAATACCAATCTTCATCTACTTCTCTTTCTACCATTTCTAGTGGAAAATCAAAAAGACGGGCTACTAAAAAATAATAAACAAAATTATCTTCAATAAATGTATATTCTTTTTCTATTTCGGCATAGTTAGAATGATATTCTTTTATTTGTTCTTTCCAGTATTTTATATTTTCTTTTGAAGAATTTTCTGGATATACCATTTGTGATACAAGTAAATGATGTGTCATTTTTTATTTATTTCTATTTCTTCATAACTCATAACTAAATCATAAATTTCTTCGCAGTTTGAACATCTCCAAGCAGGATGTTCACCACAATCTTCACATCCTACATAATAATTTTGGATATCTGAGTTGTATTCATAATTATCTATTTCTTGTTCTTCTTTATTTTTACAATTTGGACAAATTATTTGTATTTTCATTTAAATTTCCTCTAATTTTGTTTCACCAAATATCATTTTAATTAATGTCTTTCTTAATTGTATTTTCATTTCTTCTGGTGTTATAAAACCAAAGTTAGCCGATTTTGTTTTAGAATCTTGTGCGCTTTTAGACCATTTAGGTAAATTAAGATAAAATTCTACATTTTCTTCATTTACCTTAATATAAACATCTAGTTCTTTATAAATAAGAACTGGATATTCTTCACATAAATAAGTTAATAAAAATTGTTGCCAATAGCCAGATATACTTTCTTGTCTCCGTTTTTCAAAATCTACTAAATATTTTTTATAACTTATAAATTTTTTTTCTTTATATTTACCAATATGAACAAGAGAATTAATATTTATTCCGACATAATTTAATGGACAGTTTTGTGCTTTAGATTCATATTCTTTTTTATCCTTTTCAAATTCTGATTCATCTTTTTGTGGGTATTTATGAAAGAAAATATTTTCTTTATTGGGAGTTAATCTATATTTACATTGTGGGCATAATTTCATTTTCTTTACTTAACTTTCTTATGATACTATAAAACATATCTGCATTTTTTATATTACTTATATCATACGTTTCTTTATAATCATCATTTATTTGATAAAGAAACCAGGCTAAAACTGTTAGTTCTATATCATATGGATTAGAATACCTTTCATCTATTTTAATATTTTCTATTTCTTTAATGCGTTCTAAAATAGAACCAATACTACTTTCATATACAGTCGCACGAGATAAATAAATAAGAAAATTTAGATATTTATCTTCTTGTAAAAAGTTTATTATTAAAGATGTCCCAGAAAATTGATATAGCTGATTAAAATAACCAGAATTTATGTAACTTTGTAAATAATTAAACATTTTTACCTATTATCTTATCTATTTCTTCTGTTTCTTTTTTATTAAGAGACATTTTTATTGCTTGTTCTAATCTGGCGAACTCAGAAAAATTTTCTGGGATCAAAGTAATTATGCCTGTAAATCTTATGTAACAAGGGAAACCAAATGGAGTAATAATTTTTTCGGCAATGATTTTTGGAAAATCTTTATAAGGAGTGTCAAAATATCTATAGATATATCTTGTTATCCCCAATTCAGTAATATATACCTCTTTTGTCCATTGAAATTTCCCATTATCTGTTTGTTCTATTATAAAATTAAATAGTTCTTTTTCTTTTTCGTTCACAATTTCTCCCTTTAAGTCTCTGATTCATATAGGACATTATATCATCTCTTTCTCTAGATGTCAAGGCTAAATCTATTTGACTTTTTTCTGTCAAGGGTGTATAATGGGAAACAAAGGTTTGGGAAAAGGAGAAAAATGATTTGGTTAACATGTGGTCATAAGCTAAAAATTGAAGAGGGTGAAACTTTTGAAGAGGCCCACAAAAGGATAATGTATAATTGGGATTCAGAAGATAGAGATGGGACTAAATCGGTATCTTATGGAGCTTTATGTAATAATTGTGCTATTGGGATGAAAGCAAGAAAAGAGGGAAAATAAATGACAGAGATAATATATAAAGATTGTGATGGATTTTTAAATATTAAAGGACAATGTAGAAATAGTCAGGAACATTTTTCTAGAATTGGTTTCGTTGATACGATAGGAGAGGGAAAAGTTGTAAAATTTTCTTGTACTTCTTGTAATGCTATAGATTTTATCACACTAAAAGATTGGTATAATAACAAAGATTACACTAATTATGTAAAAGAATTAGGATAAATAAATGACGCAAGAGGAAAAACAAGATAGGAAAACATTAGCTTATTATCTAAGAGATATACATAACTCTAGATATGATAATGTAATAAAAGCATTTTTCTTTGGAAAAGCATGTTTTTTTGCCGAAAGAAGATTTGCAACGAATATGAAAACATTTAATCAATGGAACAGAATAAAAAATAAATTATGGAAAGAACTTTTCCAAGACAGGATAATAAATGGATAATAAAGAAAGGGCTTTAGGATTTGATGACATTTTACTTTTACCAGCAGCAGAATCAGAAATAAAATCAAGAAAAGAAGTAGATACAACAACTAGAATATCAAGAAATATATCCATTAAATATCCTATTATATCTGCACCAATGGACACCATATCAGATGTAGAAACCTGTATTGCACTTAATAAAATCGGGGCGGCGGGAATTCTTCATAGATTTATGCCAATAGAAGAACAGATAGAAAAGGCAATAAAAATAAAACAAGAATCTGGAAGATGTTATGTAGCAGTTGGACTAAAAGATTATGAAAAAAGAATATTATCTCTTTTAAAGAACACTATAGTAGATTTATTTGTTTTAGATACCGCTAATATTAATACACCTTTAGTAAAAGATTTTATGACTTGGTATAATTGCCATGTTTTTATGCCAGATATTATGATAGGCAACACACTTACTACAGAATCAGTAAATAGAGCATTTTCTTTGGGTGCAAATTCTGTTAGGCATGGAATAGGTAATGGTGGGGTTTGTTTAACTACAGATGTGACTGGGGTTGGTTGCCCACCCATTACTTCACTCCAATATGCGTGGGATGGGAAAAGAGATGAAAATGATGTAATTATTCTTGATGGAGGAATAAAAAAGTCTGCCGATTTGGTTAAATCGTTAGTTTTTGGCACAAATGCAGTAATGTGTGGTAGTATTTTTGCTGGATGTAAAGAAACACCAGGTGATGTATATAAAAAAGTTATTACTCCTTATGGTAAAGAATTGGAAATAGAAAATAAAGAAAAATTTGAATATTTTACTACAGATATTTATGGTATGATTAATCCTTATATTAAAAAATTTCGTGGGATGGCTAGTTACGAAACTCTTAAAAAATATGATTTATGGGATGGGACACAAGAAAACCTATTTGTAGAAGGTAAAGAAATAGAAGTCCCATATACAAATGAGTCTGTGACTTCTGTAGTATTTAGATACGTAAATGGATTACGTAGTGCGATGAGTTACCTTAACCTCTCCAATTTAAATGAACTTATAGGTAGTGCCTATTCCCAGGAATGTCAATGGATCAAAATTTAATAAAACTAACAGAACAAGAACAATTAAATATTTTATCTTCTGCAAATATTTTTAAGGTATCAGAATATAACGCTATTGTGAATGCACAGTTATTAAAAGTCGCAGAGTATATAAGTGGTATTACAGAACGATTTGAGCCATTTATAGAAAATGATTGGATAGAATTAACAAGAACAGAAAGAAAGTTATTATTGTCTATTGCACAAAAAATAATAAAAGAGGTAAATAAAGAGAAATAATTGATAAATAAAATAGAATTTATAAATAAATACTATAATTTACCGTTTGAGACAAAGCAAATTTTAGATATTTATGATATTATAATTTTACTAGAAACAGTACGTAAAAAATATAAAGATTTTAAATTTAATAGTGGCCCTAATCGTACCAATGAAATAATTTTTGTAATTGATTATTGTACAGAAGATAATATCTATAAACAGGCTATTGGATATGGGAATACATTAAAGGCGCAAATTTATGATGCACTTTATAAAATAGTTGTATTAGAAAAGGAAAAGTAATGCAACACGAACAAGCATTAAGAGATGCAATAAATAATAAAAAATTTTGGGAACCTATACCAGAACATATAAAATTAGCTATAAATGAAGGATTAATGGAGGAGGGAGATCCAACTTGGCAATGGTCTGATGCTTATGGTGCGTCTAATTATGCAAAATTAACCAAAAAAGGAAGAGAGTTTTTAACAGAAAACGGTTGGCTTTGTAAATGTAAATACTGCGAATTCGGGATAGAAAACGAGAAATATCGTGGTTTAGCTGAACCAGAAGAAAAATATTGTCCTTATTGTAAAGGTAACATCAAATTTTTCAAAGGAATGGTTGAAGGAAGTTGTAAATTTCATAATATGTGGAACAAAAAGGAATAAAAAATATGGATTTAAAAAAAAATAATTTTACTTTTAGAAGCGTTACAAAAAGATGGTAGGTTAAAATGGACTTGTACAATAGATCTAAAACAAGAAACAACATATAAAAATTATTTTATATCTTTTTGTTATGATTATGAATATGGTAGAATGAAAGAAAAACATATCAAATCAAACAAATATATTTTACATATACTAAATACTGATAATAATATTGTTTTATATGAAGATTATCTTCCAGATAATTTACAAGAAAAAATGTTAAAAATTGTTTTTGGAAATCAATTTAGAGATTTAGAAGAACAAAAATTATTATTTGAGTTAAGTAATCCAGACACCATAACTTGTCAAAAATGTAATGGTATCGGAAGAACAAAAAATGGATAAAGAAATAGTAGGTAAACCAATAACAAGAAAAGAATCGTTAGATATAGCTATGAAAACTATAAAAAACGCAGAAAATGAAAGAGTAGAAAATAGTATGTTATTTACAGATCAAAAACCTAGAATTGCGACAGAAGAAGATTGTAAAGCAAATTGGTCTGGACATAAAAATGGAGCATGGTTTAAATGTACTTTATGTGGACACAAATTTATTGTTGGTGATTATTGGCGTTGGATATATGGAAAAGGTTATTTAAATTTTATTGTTTGTAGGTGTTGTGATAGTGGAAATGTTGAAGAAATATGGGTAGATATAAATAAAAAATGGGAAGAAATGAGAGAAAATGGGCCGTTTTGGAGATTTATTCAAATGTTGGAAGATAGTTATGGCTAAAGAAATAGAAAGAAGATTTTTAGTAGATTCAACATATTTTTATAATTATATAGACAATAATAAATTACTAGATATATTTTTAATAGAACAAACTTATTTTGACAACCCACAATTTAGGGTAAGAAGAAAAACTTCTATATACAAACAAAATGATACGAAGTATTATATCACGGTAAAAAAAGGAAAGGGGTTAGTAAGAGATGAATTTGAACAAAGAATAGATAACAATATAGGTCTTTATTTATTAGAATCACAAAAGACAATATGTAAGGAAAGATATGCTACTTTAGATGGCTGGGAAATAGATCATTTTATTAATCCAATGTTAAGTAATTTGTGGATTGCAGAATATGAACTAGATACAGAAAATGAAGAAATTATATTACCAAATTATATAGATGAAGAAATAACAGGAAAGGAAAAATATAGTAATTACGAATTATGGAAGAAGATAAATTGATAAAACATTTTGTTTCTAGATATTGTAACGGCGAAAAATGTAGGATGTGTCATAAAGATGCGAGTCATAAAGTAGAGGAAACAATTTTTGATGATGACCCAACCACACAGATATATGCTGGAATTGAAATTGTAAGACATCCTTATACTGCATACGTTTGTTGTAAGTGTTTTGAGATGATTATGGGAGGTGGTGTATCATGCGAATAAAATTAGAATTTAATATACATGATATATGGATAGGTTGTTATTGGAAAGATATTAAATATTATGGTAAAAGAATTGGTAGAACAGAAATTTATATCTGTATTATTCCCTGTTTCCCAATTCATTTAATTTTTGCAGGAGATAATAGTTGACTGTAGTTATTCAATTTTTAGGTGCTGCTGGATGTGGAAAATCTACATTAGCAGCTGAATTATTTTCTTTTATGAAAAAGAAAAATTTTAATGTAGAATTAGTAACTGAATATGCAAAAGATTTAGTTTGGGATGAAAAAGAGGACATACTTGAATTTAATCAACTCTTAGTTTCAGGGATGATGTTTGAAAGACTAAGAAGATTAAATTATAAAGTTGATTATATTGTTACTGATACTTCTATTCTTTTGGGTGCTATTTACGGAAATAATGTCCCCTATCTAGATAAAGTTTTGTCTTATTATTATCAACAATTTGATAATAAAGTTTTTTTTCTTACTAGACGACACAAAGACGAATTTTCAGTAATAGGGAGAAGAATAGAAACATGGGAAGAAACAAAAACAACAGAAGAAAAAATACTAAAATTTCTTAAAGAAAACTATATAGAGTATAAAATAATTGGGATAGAAAATAGATTAGAAAAAGTTAGAAAGGAATTGGAAATTTGAAGTTATATTTAGCACACCCAACACATTCTAGAAAAAAAGTAAGAGAACTAGAATTAAAAATAGAAGAAAAATTTGGAATAGAACTAGTAAATCCATTCTATGATATTAATGCGAAAGAAGTTTCTTTTGTAGATAAGGGAGAATGGAACCCATTTGATATTCGTGTCCCTGTAAGTGTTGTAGACACTGATATAAATGGGATAGATGAATGTAATGGTGTTTTAGCTATAATAGACAATAATATAGCTATGGGTCTTTTTATGGAAATTTTCTATGCAAAAGAGCATTATAAGCCAGTTATTGCTATTTGTACTAATCAAAAATTACAGACACACCCCTGGTTAAGATATTGTGCTGACAAAATATTTTGTTCTTATAATGAATTTGAAGAATATTGGTTCAATCAAAAATCATATGATATAAAAATAGCGATTTGTGGGGAAAAAAGACACGGGAAAGATGTTATTGCTAAATATCTTGTGGATAATTACGGGTTTAAACAATTTGCTTTTGCCGATGAAATAAAAAGAACTATAAAAAATATATATGGGTTTTCTTATAACAGAATAGAAAATAAAGATAATTATATGAGAAGTCTTTTACAGAAAACTGGTGATAATTTAAGACAAAACAATAAAGAAATTTTTATTAACAGCCTTTTTCTAAAAATAAATAATTATCAATATGTCTTACCTGCGGAATACAGTAAAATAGTTATATCTGATGTAAGATTATTACGGGAGGCACAAGAAGTAGAACGTAATGGTTTTAAAATTTGGAAAATAAAAAGAGATATTCTAGAAAGTAACGATGGACACCAAACAGAAACAGAAGTAAAACAAATAGTTCCATATTTAATTATTTATAATAATAAAACAATAGAATCATTATACGAAACGGTAGATAAATTAATTAAAGAAAAAAGAGTATGAACAAAAAAAATAGCGCAGGTATTTTGTTATATAGATGGTATCAAGAAAAAGAATTACAAGTTTTTCTTGTACATACTGGAGGCCCTTATGGATGGTATAAAGATAAAGGTTCTTGGTCTATTCCAAAAGGTGAATTTAAAGAAAATGATAATGTTTTTTATTCTGCTTTAAGAGAGTTTAGAGAAGAAACTGGGATTGATTTACCAAACATTTGTTATAAATTTTTAGGTAAACATGACCAAAATCCACAAAAAACAGTTTTTATTTGGGCTTCTGAGTATAATTATGATATAAATGAGATAAAAAGTAATACATTTACTATGGAGTGGCCTAAAAATTCTGGACAAATAAAAGAATTTCCAGAAGTAGATAAAGGACGATGGTTTAATATTGAAGAGGCAAAAGAAAAAATAATAAAAGGACAAGTATATTTTCTTGAAAGGTTAAAGAATGAATAATTTAGACCCCGCATTAAAATATTCTATATTATGGTATTCTTGTGGTGCATATCCCAAATTAGATGAATTGTCACAAGAAGAAATGGAACAATTAAAAGAATCTATTTTAGATTTTACTGGTTCTACCGCGCCATATAGAGAAAAAAATGGAGAATTTCCTAAAAAAGACATTCCATTTTTCGGTAAAATTTCCATTATCCATGCAATAGCAATCTCTGGTGCAATTTTAGTAAAATATCAAATTGAGGCTGGATATAAAGACCATGTAAAAACATTAAGTGAAATACTTTCTTGGTGTGTAGAGGGTTATAATATGCATAAAATGTTTGAGGATGGAAATGACAGATAAAAAAGATGCTTATATAGATATGGGTGATGGAACAAAAGAGTTTATAGAAGAATTAGCATTAATTGAGCTTTTACAAGAAGATATATTATTTGCTGGATTTGGTAAAAATGGATATATTAGAACTGAATTACTTGTTGGGTGTAACGATATATTTGCTTGGGGAGTTGCTGATTGTGAAAAACTACCAATTTACGAATTAGAAGATTTATACAAAATGTATAAATTAGATATAAAATGGGGTGTAGTTAAATGGTGTTGTATCCACAGAAAATCAAAACCACAAGAACCAATAGTTACAGACATGAAAAAAGATAATGTTTGGAATGAAATAATGGAAAGTTTACCAGATAATATTTATGGACAATAATTTAATCTGTGGTGACGCATTAATTGAACTAAAAAAAATAGAAAGTAATATTTTTGATATGGGTATTACTTCCCCACCATATAATAAAATGAATCAAAGAGGGGGTCTTGTAGACAAAGTAATTTATTCTAATTCTTCCGATTCAAAAAATGAAATGGACTATCAAATAGAGCAAATAAATGTACTAAATGAACTTTATCGTGTGACAAAACCAGGTGGTTCATTTTTTTATAACCACAAAATAAGATGGGTAAAAGGCCAAATGTTACATCCTATCTTGTGGTTAAATGCTACTAATTGGGCAATTAGACAGGAAATTATTTGGAATAGACAAATAGCAGCCAATATAAGAGGTTGGAGGTTTTGGCAAATAGAAGAAAGAATTTATTGGCTTTATAAACCAATAGATAATAATAAAATAGGTAAAGAATTGCAATCAAAACATGCTTTACTTACCTCTGTGTGGAACATAAGACCAGAACAAAAAAGTCAACATCCAGCGCCATTTCCTATTGAATTGACAACTAGGTGCATTTATGCTATATTAGATGGTGAACCAGGACTGATAATAGATCCCTATTGTGGCAGCGGAACAACTCTTTTGGCGGCTAAATTATTGGGACATAATTATTTAGGAATAGATATTTCTCAAGAATATTTGGAAATTGCTAAACAAAGGATATCTTGCCCTTCTATTAAAGATTGTAAGGCATTTAAAAAAGAAATAGAACTTCATAAAGTAGTAAAAACCTTTAAGGAAAGAAAGAAAGGTATAAATAAATGAAAGTGACAACAACAGAATATAGAACATTTAAACCTAATCAAGATTTAATAGTAAATTCAGAGATTAAAAAATTAAATGTTTATACCACAGATGATGGTAAAGTATTTTATAATGAAAATGAAGCTACAGAACATGAAAACTACATAAAACAATATGATATAGATAAGAAAAAATTTAATATAAAGAATATCATAGATATAAATGGTATTTCAAGAGAATGGTTTTTGTTACATAATCATACTGATTTGGTAAATTTATTATGTTTTATAAATAAATATAAATATAATGGTTATTTATCAGAAACAATAAAAATTAATGACAATCAATATCCATGTATAATTAATTATTTTGTCGGTGGGCATGGAGCGTTACTATATACTATAATAGAAAGTGGAGTATTTGAATAAAATGAAAAAAGAATATCTAAAAATATCGTATAGTGTAAGTGGTAGTTTTATAACAGAAATAAAAGAGTTTTGTCTCGATGATTTATTAATAGACGATATGTTTGTCGGTGATTTTTTTAAGATAGAAAAGATAGAAATGGAAGAAGAACAATATTATAATCTCCCAGAATTTGAAGGATTTTAATGAATAAAACAACGATAATCATGGGTGGACAATTTGGTTCTGAAGGTAAAGGAGAATTTACTGCTTGGTATTCTAAAAAATATTATTACGATTTAGTTATTCGTACTGGTGGCCCAAATGCGGGACATACCATGACAATAGATAGTAAATCATATAGAATGAGACAAGTCCCTTGTGCTTGGCACACAAATTCTAAATTAGCTTTAGGGCCTGGGAGTGTTATTGATTTATCTGTTTTACAAAAAGAAATAGAATATATTGATATAAACAGGAATGGCTTTCTTATAATAGATAGGAATGCATCTATTATCACCCTGTCCGATATTAAATACGAAAGAAACGATATAACTCTAAATAATATTAGCAGTACTTGTACTGGGACTGGATCTGCAAAAGCTAATAAAATTCTAAGAATTGGAAGTGTCGCAAAAGGATTATCTGCAGATAAAATAAAAATAGTAGATTTATCTAAAGAAATAAACAATAAAGATATTTTAATAGAATCTACACAAGGTTTTGGACTTTCACTTAATTATTCTGGATTTTATCCTTATGTAACATCTTCAGATATTATTCCGACACAAATTCTTGCTGATGCTGGAATAGCTAATTGTAAAGATTATGAAGTTATCGGGGTAATGAGAACATTTCCTATCCGTGTTGCTGGTAATAGTGGCCCATTAAAAAATGAAATAACATTTGGATTAATAGGACAAAAACCAGAATATACTACCGTTACAAATAAGATAAGAAGAATTGGGGAATGGGATACAGAATTAGCAAATAATTTTGGTTTGATTTGTAAACCAGATGCTATTTGCTTAACATTTTTAGATTATTTAGATAGTAAAAATGTTTTCTCTGCTATTAAAAAAGTAGAACATGATGTAAATACCCCAGTAAAATGGGTAAGCACTGGGCCAGGAAAAATAGAGGAAATATAAAAATGCCTTTAATTAGTGTAGACATAGAAGCAGATGGGCCAATACCTGGTGATTATTCTATGATTTCATTTGGTGCTGTTATAATAGATGAAAAATTAGACAAACAATTTTATGGTGAATTAAAACCAATATCTAAAAAATGGGAACCTAATGCTTTGGTTATTTCTGGCTTCACCAGAGAAGAAACATTAAAATTTGATAACCCAGAAATTGTTTTAGAAAGATTCTCTGAATGGTTAAGGTTAAATATAAAAAACGAGAGAGCAATATTTATTGCAGATAATAATGGTTTTGATTTTATGTTTATGCATTGGTATTTTATACATTTTAAAAATATTGATCCATTTGGATATTCATCACAAAATATTGGAAGTCTTTATAAAGGGATGATGAAAGATATGACAGTAAATTTTAAACATTTAAGAAAATCAAAACACACACACAACGCACTAGATGATGCTATAGGGAACGCAGAAGCTATTCTAGAAATGAGAAAGATGGGATTAAAATAAAATGTTAAATTATAGATTAGGTTATTACTGGAAACATCCAATAGAATTTACTAAAGAAATAGTTGTTTTACCTTTTAATGAAACAAAATATTTTATACAAAGAGGTAGACGTGGTTGGTCAGATCGTGATAATTGGGATTTAAATCATCATCTTTCGTTTATTCTTTCTAAAGCACTTTTAGATTTAGCAAACAAAACTGCTGGACACCCATGTAGGGTAATTGATGAAAATAATTTTCCAGAATGTTGTAAAACCTGTAATTGTCAAGAATTATGGGACAAAGAATTAAGAGAAAATGCAGAAAAATTTAGATTATTATACCTAGATGAATTTTATGAAATAAAACCTATGGAAGAAAGTTGGAAACAAGAAGAAAAAACACAAAAAGAAGCTACAGAATGGTTAGCAAAATGGTATGGATATCTATGGAATTAAAGGAAATAAAACAAAATAATGAATAAATGTATCTTTTCGGAAGATAGAAAATATAGATATGTTTTAGAACATAAAACCAGTGTATCTAATGATAAAAGATGTCTATTTGTTTGTTTAAACCCATCAAAAGCAGACGAAAATATAAGCGATAATACAGTTACCAGATGCATAAATTATGTGACAAAATGGGGATTTGGAATATTTGTTATGTGTAATGCTTATGCTTTTCGTTCGACATATCCTAAAGAACTTATAGATGAAATAGATCCAATAGGACAGGATAATTATATACATATAGTAAGTGAATCTAAAAGGGCAGATTTAGTAATAGCTGGATGGGGAAATTTATTAAAAAATACGAAACATAAAGAAGCAGTACAAGATATTATACGAAAGGTAGCTAATAAAGATATCTATTGTCTAGAATTAACAAAAAATAATACACCTAAACATCCTCTTTATCTTAAAAAAGATTTATATCCAAAATTATATCTGGAAAGTTTTAATAATGGTTATAAAAATTGTACTTTGGTGGAATGGGATAAGATAGAAGAACATCATTTTGTCTGTGGTTGTGGTGACTGCTCTTGTCATGGATGGGACGGTAATCATTATGGCATAAAATATGGATGTTCTTGCCATTATTATAATAAAGAAACAAATAATTGGGAGTTAAGAAATGAATAATAATGAATATAAAATAGAAATATATGACGAAACTAAATACAAAAGATCTTTATCTTATAAATGGTATAGATTATTAGAAAAATTAAAACTTATAGACTATCCAATATATAAAAATAATCATACTTCTTATAAAGAGGGAAAAATAACTAAATATTTACGTCCAGTGATTTGGAGTACTATTATTCCGATTCTACACTTATTACATTTTGTTAAATTAAAATATATTTTATGGAGAGATATACCCACAGAATCAGAGATGAAAGATAAGGGTATATATTCTTGTGACAAATGTGGTAAATCGTATGAATATGAGATGTTTCCTCCGTTAACATCCAAAATTTATAACTATTCATATACAACATCATTAGATCATTGGGGCAATTGTGTATCATGGGAAGAAAAATGGTTTTGTAAAAGATGCTGGAATATATACGAATTTGATAATGGAGATTGTTAGATAAAAAAACAAATGAGATTGAATATGCATGACAATAAATACGAATTAGAACGTCAAAATCATAAAGACCCAATAAATATAACTATTTTTACTAAAGTCCCGTCTAAATGGAGATTTGTAGATTTAGAAACAAAAGATATTTGGGAATGGGATGAAAAAGAAAGTATATTTAAAAGAGCAAAAATAATTTGAGAATATATGCAGAAGAAAAAGAAAAGAAAATAATAAAAGAATGTTTAGATTTTTTCCCAGATAAAAAATCTTTTAAAACACTCCGTTATATTATAGATGTTAATAATCCAAAACTTCCAAAAATTATATTTAATGAAAAAACTATATTTAATTGGGAGTCATTTGATAAAGTAAAATTTTATTTGATTGGAGGAATGCATGTATTATATTCAAAAGACATATCTGATATATATTTAAAAAATATTAAAATGTTAGATTTACCATGCAAATTAGCTTGTAGATGTTATAGCGATTTTTATCATACGGTTATACATGAATTAGCACATCATTATTTTATAAAAAATAATCTTTATAAAGACTGGAAAAATATTTCGAAAAAGAAAGATAAACATATAACAATGTATTCAAGAAAAAATATAGGGGAATTTTTTGCGGAACATTATGTGGCATTTACCACAGAAAGCGGTTATGAATGGCTTGACAAAAATCGTCCAGATGTGCTATCCTTACTTGAAAGATTATGAAAGAAGGAGTAAATAAAATGGAAACTTTAAGGTTTAAAATATCTTTAGAAAATTTATTTAATTTTGGTAAATATGGTAAATATGATTTTCCAACAAATGAAATGATGAATAAGACTAGAGAATTTATAATAAAATGTGAAACAGAAAATCTATCTTATACTGATCAGGAAATTATATTTGAAATAGAGGATAAAGAAATTGGAACATTATTCGGGATACCGATAAAATTAGAGATAAAGAAGAATGTATAAATTAATAGCCAGAGATAAAAAAGATTTATATAATAAAGACAGGCAGATACTTGTTGTCGGGGAAGAAATGTCAATTTGGAATATCTGGTTTAATTTAAAAGATAGTAAAAAATTTGAAATAAAAATATATGATTTAGAAAACAATATGCTTTATAAACCAGGGCCTTTTCCAATGCAACCATTTAGAGATGAGAAAGAAATAGATATATTTTATGATGATATTTAAATATAATAAAAAAATATCATATTCTTATTATCATGGACATAAAATTTATTCTATAAATCTAGAAAATTATAGATATCTTGATGGAATTTTTATAAAAGACGAAATTAGGCCATGCAAATTTTGCAATAAAAAAATAAATAAGGAAGAGGCAGACCCTTGTATCGGGTTTATTAATAATCCTTTTGTAACATCTGTCTGTTGCGGTCACAATGTTAATAAACCATATTTAGTATTTGATAAGCAAAGATTTGATTTTGAATCTATAAAAGATTTAAAAAATAAAAAAAGGGAGATAGAAAATAAATAAGGTATATTTTGGTGACAATTTACCAATTTTACAATCTTTAGAACCAGGATCTATAGATTTAATTTATATTGATCCACCATTTAATACTGGTAAAAAACAATCAAGAACACAAATAAAAACAATTCGTGATGAAAATGGTGACAGAACTGGTTATGCGGGGAATCAATATAAAACAGAAGAAATATTAGAAACATCTTATAATGATACCTTTGAAGATTATTTAGGTTTCCTTAAACCAAGATTACTAGAAGCACATAGAATATTAAAACCAAATGGTTCTCTTTATTTCCATATAGATTATAGAGAAGTACATTATTGTAAGATAATGTTAGATATAATCTTTGGTCGTGAAAATTTTCTTAACGAAATTATTTGGGCTTATGATTATGGTGCAAGAAGTAAAACTAAATGGCCTGCAAAACACGATAACATCTTATATTATGCAAAAAATGCAAATAACTATATTTTCAATTATGATGCGATGGAAAGAATACCTTATATGTCACCTGGTTTAGTTGGCCCAGAAAAAGCAGCAATTGGGAAAACACCAACCTCGTGTTGGTGGATAACAATAGTCCCTACAAATGGGAAAGAGAAAACTGGTTATGCCACACAAAAACCAGAAAAATTATTACAAAGAATTATCTCAGTATCATCAAATCCTGGTGATTTAGTATTAGATTTTTTTGCTGGATCAGGAACAACTGGGAAAGTTGCAAATGATTTAGGAAGGAATTTTATTCTTATAGATAGTAACCAACAGGCAATAGATACAATGAAGAAAAGATTTGAAAATATAAAGGATATAGAATGGTTCTGAAAATAGAGAATACAGAAAGGTGGAAAAATTATGAGTGATTTATTAATATACGATAAAGAGTTAGACATATATCTCCATAGATTTAGTTGTGATTGTGGGGATCCAAGACATATTATTGATTTATCTTTTGATGTAGGATCAAAACAAATATATGTAGATTTTAGTGATGGTTTTATAATAGATACATTTGTTGGCAGAATAAAACTTGCTTGGGAAATTTTATTTAGCAAGGAAAAGAAGGCTTCATATAGAGAACTTATTATAAGACAAGAGGATATAAAAAATCTTCAACAGGTTTTTATAGAAGCTGAAAAATGGTTTGAAATCCCTATTGACAAAAAAGTTCAAAAGTAGTATACTATGGTCTGAAAGAAGGAATCTGATGGAATATTGTGTTAATTGTAAAGAGTACAAAGGTTTGGTGGTATGTGGTTTATGCGGAGAAATTTATTGTTCTTATTGTGATTTTGATGAAGAGGCTTCCTGTGATACTCACGGAGATATAGTAGATACAGATGATTCTATTGACGGTGAAAGTTATTTAGATTTAAAAATAAGGGAAAGATACCCGTTAAAAGAGGAAGAATAAAAATGGATATAGAAAAAGAACTCCAAAAAAAATATAATAAATATGACCCACTAAAAGTTATAGCTGACTGGGAAAATGCAGAAGATATCGCTTACCGTATTTCTGAGGTTACTTTTAAATTAGGAACAAAAAGTATGGCAAGAGTTATGCTAGAGTGGCTAAATAGATATAACGGTGATTTAGACACATTAATCCCTTATTTTGAAGAAGATTTTAAAAAATGGTTATAAAAAATAAATGACTAGAATATTAACTCCAGTCAGAGAAACAAAAACGGGTATCTTTTTTCATCATTGCCCATTAAATGATGAAAAAATTACAGATGTCCCATGTAAAACATGCCAGTTTAAAAAAGAAATAATATATAAACCCACAAAATATATTGTACATTGCAATGTAAAAAATATAAATGAGGTAACATTAACAGAATATGAACCTCCCAAAGCGCATGATGAATACAAAGGTCTTTCTGGATTTGATGTAATAAATTCTACTGCTCATACTTTGATAGAACCAAAACTTGATGGAGCAAGGGCTATTGTTCATTGCACTCCTTACGGTGTATTTGTTACATCTCGCCGTAGAAATAAAGAAGGGAATTATAATCAATTCCAAGACAATATTCCACATATAAAAGAACATAAAGGGCTTTTAGCTTTAGGTAAATGGGGAGAAACAATTTTAGATGGCGAAATTATTATGCCTGGTGACGGAGATTCTTTAGGTAAAACAATGTCTATAGTCGGTTCATTACCAGAAAAAGCCATAGAACTTCAAAAATCAACAGTATCCGCACAATTACATTTATTTGATATATCAATGTATAGAGGAGAATATGTTTCTGATTTAACTTTACAAAAACGTAAAGAACTACTGGAAGAAATAAGAAACATATATTTTGATAATGACATCAATATTAAATTAGTGCCAGTAAAAATTACCAAAACTATAGAAGAAAGAAAAAGAATATTGTCTGATTTTCTTTCTTCTGGATTAGAGGGTGCGGTAATAAAAGATCCTAGTTCAAAATATTTTGAGTCTAGAGCTTGGTTAAAAGTAAAAACAAAGGTCACAGTAGATGCGATAGTAACAGGGTGGGATTATGGGAAAATTGGTGGAAAATTTGAAAAAACAATTGGTGCATTAAAAGTATCTGTGATAGATAAAGCTACTAACTCTCTAAGGGAAATATCACAGGTTATTCCTGGAGATGATATTTTAAGGGAAGAACTTTATCAGCGTCTATCTACTCTTTCTAAAGAGGAAATACTAAATCAGAAGATAATTGTGGAAATGGAAGCTCAAATATGGTCAATAGATTATAGATTGAGACATCCTAGAATTTTAAGATATAGAAAAGATAGGTCTGAACCAAATATAATAGATTTTGAGAAAGTGCAAAGAGTGTAAAATAATGATAACAAATAAAGACGAATGTATATGTGAATTTCAAGGCGATACTGTTGGTAGCGCAATTTGGGTAAAAAAATGTTTGACACATCAATATCAAATTGATTTAATCATAGACAGTTATGAGGTAAAAATTAAAAAATTACAACAAAAAATTTATACATTAGAAAATGATATTTCCTATTATAAAGAAGATAGGTATAGAGAATGGGATAAAAATCAATCAAATCACGAAATGGGAAGATAAAATGGTTATAAAAAATAAACAAGTTTTAATAGAAAAAGATATTACAGAAATACTAAGAAATAATCCAACAGGGCCAGATCAATTAATAAAACGACTAATTGATAAAGGATATACAGATAAAGAATCTAGAGCAACAGCATGGACAATGCTAGAAAGAGGGAAAATAATACCTAATCGCTATATGAGACTTAAATTAGCAGAAGATTTATGGGACACTTGATACAATATGTTAAATCATAGTTGTACAAGAAACAATAAAACTAATTTAATTTGGACAGATAGAGAAGGCAAAAAATATTATTGCCTTTGTGAATTTACAGATAATCATTTACTAAATCTAGTTAATTATTTAGAAAATAATCCACCAGAAATACCATCTTTTCCTATATTTAATGGTGAAATGGCGCAAATGATAGCAGAAGGATATTGGGAATCTGATTGTGAAGAAATACGAAACAAATATAACCAATTAGTAAAAAGATTAAAACAAGAGATAAAGAAAAGAAAGATAGAATAAAATGTCTAATTTAGCATTAACTGATTTATACCAACTTACAATGGCACAATCCTATTTAGATTCTGGTAAAGCAGAAGATATAGTAACATTTGAATATTTTATTCGTTCTTTGCCCCAAGATTGGGGCTATTTTATTATTTGTGGAATTGATAAACTTATAAAAGATATTACAGAATTAAGTTTAACGTTCAAACACTATAATTTATCTGACAGTACAAGTAGAGAATATTTATTTAAAAATAAAATATTAAATAAAAAGACGTTAGATTATTTAAATAATTTTCAATTTACTGGTTCTATAAATGCTATGGATGAAGGTAGTATAGTTTTCCCAAACGAACCAATTTTACAGGTTACAGCACCACTAATTCAAGCGCAATTACTGGAAACATTTATTCTTAATCAACTTAATTTTCAAATAATGATTGCATCAAAAGCAAGTAGAATTGTTAATGCTGCAAAGAATAAACCAGTTGTTGATTTTGGTTTACGGAGGGCACACGGAGAAGAGGCTGGTGTCTTGGGGGCAAAAGCATGTTATATTGGTGGTTGTACTGGGACAAGCAATGTAGAAGCTGGGACAAAATATAATATTCCTTTATCTGGAACACATGCACATTCTTTCGTAATGGCATTTGATAATGAACTAGATGCATTTAGGGCTTATGTAAAATCATTTCCTAATAATTCTACACTACTTATTGATACCTACAATATTTTTCAGGGTGCTAAAAATGCAGTTATTATTGCAAAAGAAATGGAATCTAGAGGGGAAAAACTTAATGCAATAAGAATAGATTCTGGTGATTTTACATTAAATGTCCCAGTAGTCAGGGGTATTCTTGATGAATCTGGATTAAATTATGTAAAAATAGTCGTAAGTAATGATCTAAATGAATATAAAATAGCTAGATTTCTAAATGACTATAATTTACCTATTGATAGTTTTGGTGTTGGGACAGAAATGATAACCTCAAAACCGACTGCCGCTATTGGTGGTGTTTATAAAATGGTAGAAAATAAAAATGGTGTGGTAATGAAAAAGTCAGAAGGTAAAATAACTTATCCTGGCAAAAAACAAATTACCAGATTCCATGCAAAATATGGAGAAGAGTTTATCAATGATAAAATACATTTAAATAATGAAGGGGTAGTTGGTGTGGAGGAAATAACAAGTAAGCTATTGACAAACAAGATAAAAGATGGTACAATAGCATATCAGGAAAAAACGTTATATAAGATAAGAGAAAAATCATTAATGGAAGTAAAAAAACTTCCAGATTATTTAAAAACAATAAAGGTGGAAACTAATTATCCGATAAATATATCTAAAAAACTAAATGAATTAATAAGATAAAGGAGTAAAACATGAAAATTATTTTTTGGAATGTTGATACACAATTTGATTTTATGAGAAAAGAAGGCAAATTGTATGTACAAGATGCTGAATTAATTGAACCTAATTTAAAGTTATTAACAGATAGTGCAAAACAATATAACATCCAGGTAATTAATTCTGCGGACTCCCATACAAAATATTCTAAAGAACTGTCAGATACACCAGATTTTCAAAATACATTTCCACGACATTGTATCATTGATACCCCTGGTTTTGAATATATAGAGGCAACAAAACCAGAAAAACCCTATATTGTCCATTATAAAGATGAAATATTAAACTCTAAAAAAACAATAAATACAAGAAATATCGTAATATATAAAGATGTTTTTGATGTTTTTGCTGGGAATAAACATACAAAAGAAATAGTAAAATTAATTAATCCAGAAGTTATAATTTGTTTTGGTGTTGCTGGAAATGTTTGTGTGGATCAAGCAGTTTCAGGTTTATTAAAAATGAAAAAACAAATTATAGTTGTAGAAGACGCAATAAAAGAATTACCAAGTATCCCTTCGACAAAAGAAAAATGGTTGGAAAATGGCGTTATTTTTATGGATACAGAGGAGATATTAGAGTGGATCAAAGAATAATAATAAATAATATCTGTAATAAATGTGATGTTAATTTATTGTTAATCAATGAAAAAATACATAACTGGTTTTATGAGGACAAAAATAAGAATTTAATAAATGTAAAAACTGGATTAAATAAAATAGAAGGAACTGTTATTTGTTTTGAACATATGTCTGAAAAAACAAATGATGATGTAGAAAAATTGATATCCACAATCGACAAACTAATAGAAAAGAAAATAACAAATAATAATACTGATAAAGTAAAAAATGAATTAAGGGAAATTTTATTTAATTTATTTAGAAAAGAAAGTGATTGGTAAAAATGAAAATTAGTACATTTACTTTAGTGGCTGGTACATTAGCCTGTAATGCAAGATGTCCATTTTGTATCGCAAAAATGACTCCTACTAACGGAGTCGAATTGAAAGAACCAGAACAGATAAATTGGCGTAACTTTAAAATTGCCTGTGATTTAGCAAAACAATCTGGTGTATCTACGTGTTTAATTACATCAAAGGGAGAACCAACATTATTCCCAAAACAAATTACCTCATATCTACATTATATGTATATGAATAATCCGTTCCCAATTATTGAAATACAGACAAATGGTATCTTTTTAGCTGAAAATCAATTATCCGAAGAATATTTAAGGCAATGGTATGATTACGGATTATCTACAATAGCTATTTCTATTGTTCATTATGACCAAGAGAAGAACAGACAATTAATGACCCCGTATAAAGAAAAATACATAGATATACCAAAACTAATCAAAAAACTTCATTCATTTGGATTTTCTGTACGTTTAAAGTGTACTTTATGTAAAGACTATATAGATAATATAAAAGATGTACAAAATTTAATTAATTTCGCTTCTGAAAATAAAGTGGAACAACTTACTCTTTGTCCAGTAACATTAACAGAAATTTCTGATAATGAAAAGGTCTTAGAATGGACTAAGAACAATCTAATAAAAATAGAAGACAGAAATAAAATAAAATCCTATTTAGATTGTCATGGTAATGAAATTTTAAATCTTCCTCACGGTGCAATTGTTTATGATGTAAATGGTCAAAATGTATGCCTAACAAATTGTTTAACAGTTGATAAAAATACAGAAGAAATGAGACAGCTTATATTTTTCCCAGATGGACATTTACGTTATAGTTGGCAATATCCTGGAGCTATACTTTTATAATGGATAAGATTTATAACAAATTAGGACTTATCGGAAGATTTCGCCCTTTACATAAAGGGCATGTTTCCCTATTGCAATCTACGTGTATTTTATCCCAAGAGGTAATTATAGGTATAGGCTCTTCAAACAGATATAATTATCTGAATCCGTTTACTGTACAAGAAGTAAAAGATATGATAAATATATCAATTGGTAGTGATTTTAAAAATTATCATATAATAGAAGTCCCAGACTATGCACAAACACCAAAATATTCTAATGGTGAAAAATGGGCAAAAGAAACCATAGAATTATTTGGCGAAACAGATGGTTTTATTTCTGGGAATAGTTTTGTAAAAGAACTATTAAAATCATATTACAACGTAATTGATCCGAAAGAAATCACAACTTTATATGTCCCAGTAAGTAGCACCTATATAAGAATAGCAATTGCAAGAAAAGATTATTGGAAAATGTATGTTACTACAGAGATATATAACTATATTACAGACAATAAAATAGACAAAAGAATAGAAAGGGAATTCGGAAGAGAAATTTTAGAAAAAAGTAATTTGGGAAATGATATCCAGTCAGAAAAAGATAAAATAATAAATGATAAACAAAAAGTATTATATAGGGATAATATGTCGTTTATAGAACAAGAAATGAAAGATTATTTGTAAAATATGATTGATAAGGAAAATTGGATAAAATTAAAAATAAGAATAGAAGAAGCTGAACAAAATGGCCAGATAGTAAGATACAAGATATTTTATCAGAGATTTGTTATTTGATGGCGGGACATACAGAATGGAGTTATGTAACAAATAAAGAATTAGAAGAATGGCTAAATAGTCCAATTTGGGAGATTTAAAGGTTATTTATAAAAATAAAGAAGAGAGGATAAAATGAATTCAAAAGAACATATTCCAGGTTGTTATGTCGGGGGGACTGTTGACTGTCCTGCTAATTTTTCTTTATACGATGAATCAAAAAATAAGCATTGGTGGTCTGGATGGCCTGGTGCATATTGTTTAAAATGCAATGCGGAAGATTTGTTTGAGTTATGTTTAGCAGAATCATGTAAATGTTGCTGCCATAATGAATTTTGGGAAGAATATAATAAATATGAATTATATCATACAATAATTGACAAAATTGTTTATGATATAAAAGGAAGAAAAGGTTTTGGTGATGAATGGGAATCTATAGACACAGAACAACAATATGAAATTAAAAATAGTTGGGCTAAAATTTTAGAAGAAGAAATTAACAAATATAAAATGACAAATAATAAAGATAAACATGAATAAAATAACAGAAAAAACAAAAACCAGAGAATATTATGTAGGTAAATTACATAAAGAAGAGATTCCTATTTTTGTAACAACAGACAATAGCGAATTTGAAAATAAATCTGATGCAGAAAAACATCAAAATTATCTTGATAGGAAAGAAGAAGAATATAATAAATTCAAAGTTGTTACGACAAAAGATATAGAAGATTGGACAAAAGATTGGTATATCATAAAATCAAAAGAAGAACTAATAGAATTGGAAAATTATATCAGAGAATATAATACGAAATATTTGTCTCAATTTTCTTTTATAGACAAGATAAAAGAATTTCCAGTTGCGCTATATTATTATATAAACGATTTTGGGGATAGTAGACCAGAAATAATATGGGAAGTATTAACTCATGCCGACATAAGCAAAATTTATTTAGAAATGTTAAATAAAAATGAAATTAATAAATGCTTAAAAACTATTGGTATCTGTGATGTATGTAAGTTTTGTAAAAAAGATATACCAGTAAATTTTAATAAAGATAGTATTTGTGAAGAGTGTGAAATAAAGAATAAAATTTAATATGAATATCTATGTAAAACATCCTAGAATTTATCATATTCCAGATTCTTTAGGGATTTCATCAGATGACAAAACAATGAAATCCCTGGTTCAATTTAAAAATAAAGATATAGTTATCAGTTTAAAACTTGATGGGGAAAACTGGACATTTTATAATAACTATTGCCATTCTCGTTCTATAAATAGTAGTTTATCTCATCCTTCCCACGATTGGGCCAAAGCATATCATCAAACTATTAAACATAAAATCCCAGATGGATGGAGAATTTGTGGGGAAAATTTATTTGCAAAACATACTATTTATTATCAAAATCTAAAATCATATTTTTATGTTCATTCAATTTGGGACGAAAATAATATATGTTTATTTTGGACAGATACAATGCAATTTTGTCAAGAAAATAATTTTGAATTAGTGCCAACTTTATATATGGGAAAATGGGACGAAAAAAGATTAAATGAACTAAAATATCTTGAATTTTACAACAGAGATTTGGTAGAGGGATTTGTGTTACGAATACTTGACAAAATCCCATTTTCGGAGTATAATGAAAGTGTCTGTAAATATGTCAGAGAAGAATTTAGAGACAAAATAAATGATACTGTAATACATTGGACTGGACAAAAACTAATAAAGAATAAATTGAAAGAAAAGCAATATGAAAACAACCGTTACATTTATTCAAAATGATAGGCAATTACAGTTTGAAGGCTGTCCAATTCCCAGAAAGGGAGAAATTGTTATTATTATGGGGAACGAATTGAGAGAAAATAAAATAAATATAAAGGGTAGAGTAGAAGATATATAATATATTTACGGTTTCTCCCCTGTAATTGGAGATAATTTTTGCAATATAAAAATATATTTAGAGTAATTTTAGATATCTTAAAAAATAATAAACATAAAATACTGCAGACAGAAGATTATAATAATATGACAGACATATTATGCAAATGAGAAGATGAACAATTTGCAGTTAGCAAACTTAGAGAGTCTGCAGGAATAGAAAGAATAAAGAAAGATTATTAAAATGAAAATACAAAGCATGGTATCTAGCTTTTGCTAGTTCTTCTTTCAACGATCCCCTATTGGGAATCTACAGAAGCGTGAATTCGGCTATACCCTAGCCTATTTTTGGAAGCAAGTTTTGTGGGAAAAAAGCAAAGTCCTTTATATTCTTGGCTGCATTAATGTCCCTATCTAAGATTGCACCGCATGGACAAGTCCAAGTTCTATCTGAAAGTGTAAGTTTCTGATTTATGGTTCCACATTCGTTACAAACCTTTGAACTGGGTTCAAATCTACCAATCTGGATAATATTTTTCCCATACCAATTAGATTTGTATGTTAAAAACTTAATAAATGTAGCCCAACCAGAGTCAGAAATTGCTTTTGCCAAGCTATGATTTTTGACCATTCCAGAAATATTAAGATTTTCAATACAAAATGTTTCAAATTGGCTCTCTTTGATTAACTTTGTAGAAAGTTTTTGTAAGAAATCATTTCTTTGGTTGGTTATTTTTTCATAAAGCCTGGCTAGTTTTATTCTTTGTTTTGATTTATTATTTGATCCTCTCTTTTTATGAGAAAATTTTCTGAATTGTCTAATTAATTTTTTGGTCGATTTCTTAATAAATTTTGGATTATCAAATTTTTGACCATCGGAAAGTGTTATAAAAGATTTTAATCCCAAATCTAAACCAACTGCCTTTTCAATATTAAGTTCTGGTTTAACTGGTAAATTTTCTGGGGTTTCTACTAAAATGGATGCAAAATATTTATTTGTCGGAGTTCTGGAAATGGTAACGGTTTTTATTTTACCAATAAAAGTTCTATCAATTTTTATTTTAATTCCTTCTTTGAACTTTGGAATAAAAAGTAAAGATTTGTCAAAATTGACTTTATTGTTTTGTGGGCAAGAAAAAGATTGATGATTGTTATTTTTAGATTTAAATTTTGGAAATTTGCTTTGCTTTCTAAAGAAATTGGTATAAGCAGAATCTAAATTAGTTATAGATTCTTGCAATGATTGTGCATTTACTTCATAAAGCCAATTATATTCTTCTTGTTTTTTAAAAGAAGTTAATTCTTTATTAAGTGAGAATTTAGAAATTCCTTTTCCAGTTTCTTTATAAAACTTAATTTTACTTTCCAAAGCCCAGTTAAAAACAAATCTAGTTGCTCCAAAATGTTTTTCTAATAAAACTTTCTGGTCATTGGTTGGATATAATCTATATTTGTAAGATTTGTATATCATTTTCTTTATGTTTATATTATATCACACTTTTAGAAAATTGTCTATTTTTTGCTAAGAAAAATAGATACAAATTTGGAAAAGTAAACCAGTTTAAACGAGTTTAAAAGATACTTGACAAGAGAGATAAGATATTGTATAATGGTAATAGTTTAGAGAGGATGGTTAGTTACATGCGGATACAAAGCATAGAAAAATTTTTATTAGAACGTGAAAGAACAGAAGAAGAAAAGAAATTAGCCAAAGATGCAGAAAATTTCTATAATCAGCTTTATTTCCTTTCATTACAAGATGTAAATGAAGAATTTTATTATAAAGTAAAAAAACTAGAAAATGATTATACTTATTTAGAAAATCTCTTTTCAGATCAGTTACCCACTAACATATTTTTTGATACACAGGCAAAAGTATTCTGGGCTTTAGGAGAAATATACGGTAAGGATAAAATGAAAGAAATGATGTCTACTAAAGACCAAGAAATAATAAAAGGGGAATATACAAAAGAAGAGTTAAAAGAGATGGTTATTTCCTCTGTTTATAAAAAAGATGCATCTGGTAATATCTATTTCCCACAACAAATTGAACCAGAAAAATATCAAAAACAAATTGTAGTACCGAAAAGAGTTGCACAACAAAAAGAAGACGAATTCGGACAAAAATTATCTTCTTTATCAGAAACACTACTAAAAGACGAAAATGGGGGAGTATATAACGAGACACCAAAAACTGATATTGATTACGAAAAACTAGATGAAGAAGTATTAGTATTAAAAAAGGCTTTACAAGATAATATATTTACTTCTATTAATACTGCGATAAAAGTAATAGATGTTTTTTATAAAGTAGATAAAAATATTGTTATTAAATATGTAAAATATATAAGTAATGGAAAAGAAAAAGAAATAACCTATGAAGAATTTATCAATGCTTTTGGTATTGGAGAGACAAAAAGAAAGATAAATATATAATGAAAGAAATTGTAGTAAAAGAAAAAATTCCGATTTATGAAGAAAAAGAGAAAACATATTTCCAAAGTATAGATGGACAATTATTTAATACAGCAGATGAAGCTATAAAACGTGATGAATGCTATAAAAATAATCAAAAGGAATTAGCAAAATTTCAACTTAATTTTGCTCCACCATTACATATTATAGAAAAAATAGATAGTGGAGAAGAATATAGAAATATTGAAAAAGAAATAAAAAGTGGGAAAGGTGTCCCCTGGATGAAAATATGGCAATTATCTTTATATAATGATATCTTTTTTAGTTGTTTAGTATCGGGAATGAACAAAAAAGAAGCAAAAGAATTTATAAGAAAAAATAATAAAAAATAAAGAAATAACTTATGAAGAGTTTGTAAATACTTTTGGAATTGGTGAAACAAGGAGAAAATTAGAAATATAATGAACGATTTAGCTTACATATTAGGATATGGTTTAATATGGACATTCTCTATTTTAGGTGGAATACTTTTATTGTTCTCTCTTTCAGTAGGATTTTTATGGATATTAGCAAGACTAATTGGCAAACCAGTTCTTTTCCCATTTTTTGATAAATATATAAAAGTATATCAACTAATGATTTTCCCGACTAACAAGGGATGGGGAATTGGTGCAACAATTCATAGGTGGGCAACAGATAAAGAAATAGAAGAATGGAAAGAAAGATAATATAATGGACAAATTTAATTTTGAACAATGGCTTAGTAAACATACTTATTGGGAAGATGCAGATACACAACTTATTTTTATTTCCTCTGAGGATGGAGGAGTATTAATAACAGATTATGACTGTAGGATATCTGGTGAAGGGGAAACATTAGAAAAGGCATGTATAAACTTTGAAAAAAATTTAGAAGAAAGACATAGAAAAATATGGGCAGGGACAGGGATATTGGAATGACCAATAAATGTACTTGTCTAAAGATAAAGAAATTTACAATTACAGAAGATCATCTAAAATTACTAAAAAGAATGTATGTCGGATGGCAAGATTCTGAATATGGAGCGCCAGAAATAGACCCAAAAAGACCTTATGGTAATTCATCTGTGGCGATAGACATATATGAAATTTTAGGATGGGAGATTAATACAGATGAAGAAATATCAAACAGTTTAAGAGAAAAATGTTTTTCTATTCATAAAGAGACACAAATGGTATTGCAGATTTTATTACAAAGTGGGACATTTGATATTTTAGGAAATTATAAAAACTGTAGTTGTTCCAATTATCATTGGGTAAAAGATGATTATAATGAAAAATTGAGAGAACGATACGAAGAGGCAAAAAAGAAATATCAATACGCTTTTATTTTATATGGTTCAGAATTAGCTGGATTCCCATCTCTTGAAGAATATAAAAATAAAAGAAAGGAAAGCTAACATGAAATTATGGAGTATAAATTTCCCAATTGGTGAGATAAAATGGGCAATATTATGCAATAACTGTAATAAAGAATTTATTGTTCATAAACCTGGGTTACTTTTAAAGTTTTTATATATGTTCCCCGAATATTGCTCTTTTTGCGGTTCGAATAAAATTATTATAGAAAAAATAAATGAATAACAAACTAATTATAACCATAGGCGCACCACTTGCAGGTAAATCTACTTGGGCAAAAGAACTATTACAAAAAGAACCAGGGAAATGGAAAATTGTTAATCGGGATTCTTTAAGATTGATGTTTGATAATTATATTATCAATAACAAAAATGAAGAATTTATTTCTGAAATAGAAAAAGAATGTATCTCTAAAGCCCTTTCACATCATTATTCAGTAATAAACGACGCTACTCATTTAAAGATGGAATATATAAATGAAATAAGAGAAGTGGTAGAGGAACATAATACTCTTTATAACGATAATGTAGAGGTAGTCCTAAAATATTTTCCAATTACACTAAAAGAAGCACTAGAACGTAATGAGAAAAGAATAGGACAACCAAAAGTCCCAGAAAAAGTAATAAAAGATATGGTTGAAAGATACAATAAAAACGTACCTTTTATTCTAAAACCACTACCAAATAAAAAGGTAATACAAGATATATCTTTACCTAAAGCTATAATCTGCGATTTGGATGGTTCTCTAGCCATACATCAAGAAAGAAGTCCATATGATGAAACAAAAGTATTAGAAGATAAAGTAGATGAAAATGTAAAAGAAACTGTTTTACTTTATTATAATTCTGGATATAAGATTATTATTTGTTCTGGACGAACAGATGTGTGTAGAGAAGATTCAGAAATATGGTTAAAAATAAATGAAATTCCATTTGAAAAATTATTTATGAGAAAATCTGGAGATCATAGAAAGGATTATGTTGTAAAAGAGGAAATTTTTAGAAATGATATATTGCCTTTTTATTTTACTAATCTTGTTTTGGACGATCGTTCTTCCGTCGTTGAAAAATGCTGGAGATCTTTAGGACTAAAAACATATCAATTAGCTTCTGGAGATTTTTAATATGGAAGATTATAAGACATTTACCGAATATATGGAAAAATATAAAGACGATGATTTAAAATATTTTTATCTTCATATAGAAGAATGTGGTGAAAAGATAATAGAAGAAGATGATTTATCTGTTGTCGTAAAATTTCCTAATGGAGAAATAGGATATAGAAGTAAAAGTAATTTTCAAAGAGAAAATTATTTTCTTCAAGACTGGGCCAAATATCATAAAATAAAATCAAATGAACTCAGGACTATAGAGCAATTATATTTACATCAACAGTTGATAGAACCCTTTAAACATATAGAAAACGCAAGGATCCCGTGCCAATTAATAGAAGGCCATGAAAGTAATAGTTCATTTACAATTGATGATTTAAAACAAGCGTTGATAAAATATAAAGATACAGCACTAAAAGATTTTGTAAACGGGAAAGATAATGCCATTAATGTTATTTTTGGAGAATTAAAAAAGAAAAAATAATATGATACAAAAAGAACAAATAGAAAAATTAGAATCATTATTAGATGATGCGCTTTCAGCATTAGGAACTGGTAATTGTAGTGTAAATCAATGTGAGGGATGTAAGGTGGATGAAGAGTTTGCTAAAGACAATATAAAATCTGCATTAAAGATAGTATATAAATTATATGAACAAAAAATTTAAAAGAGAAACATTACCAGCTATAGTTTTTAATAAATTAGTAGAATACGATATAAATTTGTCTAATAAACAAAAAAATATTCTTAGAAATACTCTTGCTTGGTATGAAACGACAAGAAATGGAGAATTTTTAACATATATAAATGATTGTGTTTTACCGTCAAAAGGCGAAATCATATCATTATTTAATTATATAGATAAGGGGATAGAAGGGGTTAAGGAAAAATATCCAGATATTTTTACGGCTTGGTGCTGTCATTATACAAATCCGATAAAAGCAGTAATAGATTACGAAAATGGGGATTCTAAAAATCCTCCAATTTCTCCACCATCAGCCTGGTTTTATAACAGGACTCACAATAGTTATTTTGAAGGATGGATTCCATTAATGGAAGAATGTTGGTTATCTTGTATAAAAGATATTTATAAAAATTGGGAATTTAGAAAACCAACAAAACAAGAAATAATTGATAAATGGGAAAGAGGTTTACCAATTTATCAAAAAATTGAGAGATATTATAGGATATTTTCATTAGAACAAAATATCCCGTTACAAGGGAATTATTAAAAGAAAGAGAGATAAAATAATGTTAAAATGTATCAAAATCCTGGAACCAAGAATAAAAGATTCTATTATCTGTAGACAAGAAGCAGGATATATTTATGAAGGTGCTACTTTTTGTGATGAACATATGGAAGAAATATTACAAAATGTAGGGACACAAGTAGCACAAATGTTATTGCAACAAAAACTTGCATTACCACAAAATGCACAACAACAATCCAAACCTAAACTATTTACAAAATAGGTGAGTATATCTTGTGAAAACTTCTGGGGTAACTAAAGAAAATTACAAACTAGAGAAAAAGTATAATCTCTGGAATATAATTATTACTCTAGAAGAAGCACAGAAAATTGCCGATTGGTATTGTTTAGAATATGAACTAGAAAAAGTAATTGTCAAATTTAGTAAAAGTAAACATTGGTATGGGGCTTATTTACCTAAAACAAAAAAGATATTTATTTATGATATTTGTTATTTAGCGGTTCTTATACACGAACTAGTACATCATTATGTATGGGGAAATTCGCAAATGGGAGGACACAAAGAATATTTTACAGAAGTCCATACTATGTTTTTAGAAAAAATAAAAGAAATGAAAGAAAAGTTTAATGAAATATAATGATTTTATAAAACATTCACAAACTTTAAGAATAGAGATTGAAGAACTTTCCTACAAAGAAAATTTATCTAAACAAGAAATTATTTATTTAGTTGTAACGGCATATAACTTAATAGATGAAGCTCAAAGAAAAAGTAAAATAATAAATGATATTATTCAGTGTTACCAATTAACAGAAGATGCAGAAGAAATATTAAAGAAAATAAAACATATTACCTATTCTGAGACTTAATAGGTATTTGACAACAGATGGGTAATGTGTTATAATATGACATTGGCTAAAAAAAAGAAAGGATTGTAATGTCCAGTTTAATAGTAGAAATAGTAAAAATTAAAGAGATTGTAAATCATCCAAATCCTAAAGTTGAAAGGCTAGAATTAGTTAGATTTGAAAATAAAGATGGAATTTTGGGGTGGCAAGTTGTTGTAAGAAAAGGTGAATATAAGGTTGGAGATTTAGCTATTTATACACCAATAGATAGTTTATTGCCAGAAAAATTAGAAACTTATCTTTTCCCATTAGACTCTAAAATAAAACTAAATAAATCTCGTGTACGTTCTATTAAAATACAACAGGCATTATCACAAGGAATGATTATCCCTTTCAATGACGAAGGGATACAAAAACTTTATCCAACATTATCAAAGAAAAAATTTGGGGAAAATGTAACAAATTTACTAGAGATAACTAAATTTGAACCACCAGAACAACATATTTCTAAAGGGATGAAAGGTAGAATTGCTAAAAAAAATCATCCTCTTTTTACAAAATATCTTGATTTGGAACATTATAAAAAATATCCAAATGTTTTCCAACCAGAAGACGAAATTTATTTAAGTGAGAAGGTTCATGGCTCTTCTACGCGGATGGCCTATCTTCCCACATATATAAATAAATGGGATTTATGGAAAAAAATTATTAAATTTTTTGGATTATTACCTAAATATCAATTTATTGTTGGCTCCAGGAACGTGCAATTTACAGATAGAAAAGAAAATAAAAATAAAATATTTTATGATAAAAATATTTATCAGTTAATTGCAGATAAATTGAATATAAAAAATAAATTAAAGCCAAATGAACAATTATTTGGTGAAATAGTTGGTTATAATGTGCAGAGTCATTATACTTATGGATGCAAACAAGATGAAAAAGAGTATGATTTTTATGCTTATGATGTAAAGATTGATGGAAAATGGCTTAATACAGAAGATTTCTTTACTTGGTGCAAAGAAAGAGAAATACAAAAAGTGCCATTTATTTATAAAGGAAAATTAAAAGATATTGACTTGTATAAAACAAGTCAAGGGCCAAGTTTAATATTAGATAGTAATGGTAAAACAACCCAACCAGAACGTGAAGGTATTGTTATACGTTCTTATAGAGAAGAGTTTGCCCCGCAAATAGGAAGAAAAATTCTTAAATTTGTGTCAGATAAATTTTTACTCGACGATACAAATACTGATTTACACTAATTATATATATATTATGGTTAAACAAAAAATTACTGTAGAACAATTAAAAGAAGAAATAGAAAATGGGTTAAATCCTACTCAAATAGCTATTAAATATGATATGGTATATTCAACAATATATGGGAGACTAAAGGATGCTGGATTAAAAAGTAGATTTGAAACTTTTGAAGTAAAAATAATAAATGGGAAAGTAAAATGTATAAAATGTAATTTATTAAAAACATTAAATAATTTTAAGTTAAATAAAACAACAGGATATATTATAGCTATTTGCAATATTTGTGAAACTAATATACAAAATATCAGAAAAAATAAAAGTTTAGAAAAAAATATGCTTTTTAGACTATATAATATAAAAGGAAGAAGTAAAAATAAAAATATACCTTTCAATTTAACTTTAGAAGATTTATTATTACAATATAATAAACAAAACGGGAAATGCTTCTACACAGACATAGATATGAATATATATTATGGTAAAGGCCATAATAGAAAAGACGGAATAACAATAGATAAAATCATACCAGAGAAAGGATATATAAAGGGGAATATAGTATTTTGTTCTTTTAGAGCTAATTCAGCGAAACTTGACTTTACATTAGATGAAATGAAACTTTGGATGCCAGAATGGTATAAAAGAGTACGAGAATTTTTAAAGGACACAGAAGATTGGCATTAAATATTTGTTTATGCGGTAAAATCCCCAAAGAACATGAAACAATGTTATTAAAATATCATCATTTTTCTTTGGGGCATAAAAAATTTATTAAAGAATGTCAAGTATGTAATTATGAAAAGGAAAATAAAAATGAGTAATTTAGAAGATTATGCAAGATCAGAATTAGAAGCAGCGGGATTATTTAGAAAAGATTCAGATTATAATGGTGAGTTAGGTAAAAGTGTTATGAAATTAATTAGACTTTTTTCTGAAGAATGTCATAGTGGCTCTTCTGCCTTTATGACTGTCTCTTTGTTTGAAAAATTATCCAGGTTTGAGCCATTAACTCCACTTACTGGGGAAGATAATGAATGGAATGAAATAGGGCCTGGTGTTTTTCAAAACAAAAGATGTTATCATGTTTTCAAAGAAAATGGATTAAATCCTTATGATATAGAGGGCAAAATTTTTAGGGATAAAGATGGTGGAACTTATACCAATAAAAATAGTCGTATTTATATAACATTCCCTTATAAACCTAAAAGTGAAATTATAGAAACTGGACTATAAAAATGTTTAAATGTAATGAGTGTCAAGATACTGGATTTATTTATTTACAAATAGCAGATTGGGGAGAACATGATTGTGTTACTACTTCTGGTTTTATTATTTGTAAATGTAATTTAGGGGAATTAATTAAAGAAGAACTTACAGAAAAAGCAAAACAAAAATTAAAAGAAAGGGGAAAATAGTTGGAATTTGAATTAAAATTAGATATCGGCGCAAAAGCACCAGAAAAAAATACGGAGGATGTTGGATGGGATTTATTTGCCTATGAACCAATACAATTCACACATGGATTACATTATGTAAAAATTAGAACTGGTGTTTATGTAACACCACCATCAGATTATTATTTTAGAATTGTTCCGAGAAGTAGTTCTATGGAAAAGAAAGGAATAATCATTATTGAGGGGACTGTAGATCCCTCGTATACGGGTGAAATTTTAATACAAGCGATAAAAATGAATTGGAGTTCTTTAGTAACAGAAAGGATTGAAAAGGGAGAAAAAATTGCACAACTGATATTAACACCCAAAATAAGTTCTACTATAAAAATAGTAGATAAATTACAAGAGACAAAGAGGGGCAATGGAGGTTTTGGATCTACTGGTGGATATATAGAACAGAAGAAAGAAGGAGTAAAAAATGCCTAAAGGAAGCCCAACGCACGAACATGATGGTCTGGAACGTCATAATATAAATAAAAAACACACATCTATAGAGCAAGATAACGTTATTGTTAATATTATAGCCCCAGGACTAATAAATAATCTATTAAATAATGACGTAAATCCAAATATCGTACAGGTGACAAAACCAACACTTGAAGATGATTTAACTAAAATAATTCCAGATACCATACAAATTCCAGAGATCCTACGAATGGGAAATAAATCAAATATAGTTACTATTACAAGATTAAATCTAGATGCAAAAATAGAAGAAACTAAATTAGGGTTAGATTTATTTTTACTTTCTGATATAGAATTACATAATGGTTTGACAACACAAGCAAAAACAGGTATAATGATAGATATACCAGATGGTTATTTTGGAGTTATTTCTTTAGATGATGAAGTTGCTTCTAATGGAGCGATAATGGTTGGTTCTCCAAAATATATTTACGGTAAACAGGAAATTATGTTATACGTTACCGCTATGGTTGGAAATTATTTTGAGTTTAGAAAAGGAAGAAAAATAGCACAATTAATTATTCAGAAAAATGAAAACGTAAAATATGAATATAAATAATTGGCGTGAAATAGACGAAAAAGATATAAAAGAATTTGTAGATAATATAACAAAAGAATTTATAGAAAGACGTGAGGTTGGAATAAAAAAATATGGAAAAACTTTTGTAGGAGAACCTGTAAGACATCAATACGAAGAGCTTTTAGATGCACTATTTTATAATTGGGCAATTTCACAAGAAAAAGAATATTCATTAGAGAAAATAGAATCAATGAGAACAGATTTGGCAAATTGTATATTATTTTTATCTCAATATTCCAGAACAGTAAAAACTGATGAACTAAAAAATATTATAGACAAATTTATACAAGACTTAATTATTAAAAATAACTTAAGAGAATTATTAGAAATTAATACCTAAAAGAAATAAGGAGAAAAAAATGCCAACTAAAGAACAAATGTTATTGGAAATAGCTAAAATAAAAGATTATGAAATAATAAGAGACTATTGTGGCCCTTGCAAGGGTGCTGGGCATTTTCATCAATTAAATCAAAGAGGGGATAGATTAGCACCAGAAACCTTGCCTTGTATTAATTGTAATGAAGTCGGATTTACACCCAAAAATAGTGTTTATTCTCTTACTATTGCATTCAATACATCTCATCCAAATAAAGTATTCGTAATTACATTTACTAAAAATGGTAATACAAGCTATAAATCTTATATTGATTCACCATTAATTGATAAAAATACTGTAGAAGGAACCGATGAATTTGAAGTTTTAGTAAGAAGAATTTATAACTTTGAAAAAACTCGTTTATAATTCGTTTTCCAGATACGAATTATAGTGTCTAAAAATTGCACGTTTATAAAAAATGTGATATAATACAGTTATAGTAAAAAGTAAAGAAAAGATTAGGGCGTTTGCCTTAGTCTTTTATTTTTGTCTCAAAAGGAGAAAAATAGAATAAAGAAAAACTAAGAAAAAATCAAAAACTTTTAACCGTTTATAGTTATATATAAAAAAGGAGAAATAACAAAATGGCACTTGATGAACAAACATTAATGGAATATATCAAAAAAAATGATGCTAAATCTGAAGCAACATTAGAGGCATTACAAAATGTTTATGGCGTAATGCAAAAACAAGAAAGTCGTTATACAGCCGAAGAAGAGGCTCGTAAAAAGAAAGAGGAAGAGGAAAAATTAGAAAAATCTCGCATGGACGAAGCCTCTCGCTGGGATGCTGTTACTAAAAGCATGACAGAATCTATTACTAAAAATGTAACCGAAGCAGTAACTAAAGCATTTCAAGGAATGGATGTGGATGGGAAGACTTCTCACAAGGTTGATGGTGGTGATGTATCAATTCCTCAAAATGATAAATGGCCCGCAAGTAAACGTACCGTTCAAGAAGATATAGAAGTTCCCGCAAAATTGCGGACTGCGACTTCTGAAGTACAAAAACCAATTCAAGCGATGCATGAAGGTGTTCCTCACGAAGAGCCAGTTGTTCCTCCTATGACTCCAGTAATGGAGAAAGTAGAAGAATATCCTGTAGAAGAAACAGAAGGGCAGGCTCAACCATTAGATATGGCTTCTCTTGAAGCTATGATTTCTAGACTATTAGACGAAAAATTAGTCAATGTACAAAAATCTACAGATAAAAAAATAGGTAGATTTGAAGAATTACTAAAGAAATCTGGTATTAGAGAAGAAAAAGGATTAGCTGGGCCAAAATTAACATCACTTTCTTTAGGTATCCCTACTGACGGTAAAACAGAAGTAACACCAATTGTAAAAAGCGAAAATACCCCTACCGATGGAATTACTGATGAAATGATTAAAAATGCTTCATTACGTGATTTAACTACGCTTTGGGCCGAATCTAAAGGGCTTAATAAACGCTAATTTCTTAAAAAATTAGTTATATATAAAAAGGAGAAATAACAAATGTCTGCAACAAATCCAAGTTTAGTTGAATTTATTCAACAAGCCCGTAGAGGAGCTAATGCTAATAGCGTATTAGGCCCTGAATATTTAATGAAACAGAGCTATTTTACGGTTGACACTAGCACAAATATTTTCACTTCCACTTTTGGAAGAAAAATTTGGCAAGCATTAAATAACCAAGTCCGTTTCTTTAATGCTCTACAACGTTCAACCTGGGGAAATACAGTTGGTTGGCGTGTAAGAACCGATAGAGGTTCTAACCGTTCTCGCCCAATAGCTGAAACTGGAGCATTACCTACTATTGATGTAAGTAATATACAAACAGTTTCTAGTTTGCCAAGAATAGTCGGAACTAGCTTTGGCGTAAGCGTGAAATCTATGTTCACTGCTGGATTAGAAGGTGGTGCTGGTGATGTTCTTGCAATGGAAATGGAGAACTCACAATTAGACCATATTAAAGAAGTAAATGAAGAATTACTTGCTGGTGGTGCTTATTTATGTTCTAATGGTGCAGCTACCACCTTTACAGTTCCAGCTTCCATAGCACATCATTTTAAAATTGGTGATACTGTGTCACAATGGGATGATTCTGCAACAGATTGGATAAGAACCACAGGATCAGCGGTTTCTGGTGTAGATACATCTACAGGTATAGTAACTGTAGCAAGTTCAACAACTTTCGCCAATACAGATATTGCAGCTATTTATAGTCGTGCTGGTTTTACTTCCATAGATGATATCGTAACATTTGATGGAGTAAGATATGGTGGTGGAAGTGCAAATGCAAACTTTGCTGGTAATGGTGGTATCCGCGCTTATGATTATACTTTTGGTGGACGGGCTGCTGCTGGTGATTGGAATGCTGCTGCTTCCGTACAAGCTAATGCTGGTGTCGGACGTGATTTATCCTTAAACTTAATTGATACAGCTATACAAAATATACGTATCAATGGTGGGGAACCAAAACTAATCCTTTTGGGACATGATCAATACTACAGATTAGAAAGATTACTTAACACACAACAGAGATATTTCGGAGAAAAATTCATACAAGTTGGTGTCGGTAGTGAGAAAACATTTGAAGGTACTGCTACTGGATTAGTGGTTGCCACTTATCAGGGTATCCCAGTTCTTCCCGATACAGATGTTGCACATAGCGTTGCTAGTGATGATACAGTATTAGGTTCTAATGTTTATGTTCTTGATACTGATTATCTAGAAGTTGCAATAGCACAACCCACACAATTCTACGAAAATAGAGACTACTTTGCAGCTAATGCTTTAGTGGTACGTGGTTTATTTTATACTATGGGAGAATTACGCTGCTATTCCCCCAACAGACAAGCAAAAATTATAGATTTGTCATAAAAAACAAAATATATAGGTTAGGAAATGTAGCCGCTAGTAGTTACCCAAAAAGCTACTAGCGGCTTTTGAAGAAATAAAATAAAGGAGAATACTTTGGCATTAACTTTAACCATAGAAAAAAGGGGAATTATTGGTGATTTACAATATATTCAAGGTAGATTTTTAGCAGATAATAGCTGGTTAACCGTTGGGGAATCATTAACTGCTGCTGATTTAGGACTTGATAGAATTTTATTTATAAATATAGAAGAACAAGGTGGAATTATTTTCCACTGGAGTAGAACGGCTTCTACTGTTTTAGGGTACAGAACTGGCTCTGCAGATAATGCTGTTTTATCAGTTATAGTTGATGCACAGGATATTTCTTCTGTTGCGACAAGTGTTGAGTTCTTTGCCATAGGTCATTAATAAAGGAGAAATACTTTGCCTATAACTATTACAAAAGAAAGAGAAGGGGTATTAGATGATGTGAGATATGTTTTTGGACATTTTCTTGCAGACTCTAGTTGGTTAACTGCTGGGGAACCAGTAGCTGCTTCTGATTTTGGGTGGGATCATATTTCATTTATAAGTATTGAAGAGCAGGGTGGGATTGTTTTCCATTGGGATAGAGCGGCACAAACAATATTAGCTTACAGAACTGGTTCTGGAAATAATGTTGTTTTATCATTTGTCGCAACTGGACAAAATATATCCACTGTCGCAACTTCTGTTGAATTTTTTGCAATTGGGTATTAAATAAATAATAAGGAGAAATAAAAATGGCTTTAACGCTAAGTGACATAAAAACTGGAGTAGCTGGGGATTTGAGATACAGAGTAATGGATGTTACTTTTGATTCTTCTTATCCCACTGGCGGAGAATCATTAACTGCTGCTGATTTAGGTTGGGATTCAATAATTGAATTAAAGGCTAGAAGCACAACCAATGGTTATGAATTTTCATATGATTACACTAATCATTTATTAAAAGCAGAAAGAAGTACACCTGCATTAATTGTTGAAGAGTCTGTAACTGTTACAACTAACGTCGGGGCATTAGCAAATATCCCCGCATATGTAGTTGCGGTAACAAGAAATACTACTGTGGGCCTTCATGTTGTCCCATCTACAGTAACACCTATCGCGGGTCAAGTTGCTGTTAATTTTACAACTGGTGCGGTAACATTTGCTGCTGCCGATGCCGTAACAACAGCTTTAGTAACATATTTCCCCAGAAAACGCGGGACATTATTTGATACTCCAACCGTAAATGAAAGTGTTGTAGCTTCAGCCTCTAAAGTAAATCTAGCTGCAAGAGCAGCTATGGTACAGTATGTTTATGACTCTACAGATGGAGTAATAGATGTTATTGTTCCCTCTGGGGAAGCTCCTGCCGCAACACATCAAGCATCTATAGATATAAATGATAGTGGAAATACATCTATTGATACACATGCAGATGATGATGGAAATGCATTACTCGTAACGTATATCCCATATTCTTATCTTACAGATCCAAGTATGTTTCTAGATGACACAGATATTTCAAGTGATTTTGAACCATATAATTTTACTGGTACTGGTAACTATAATGCTCTAGTTGTCCCTGGACTTGGGACACATTTGGTCGGGGAAGAAGCTGATGCAACCAACAGAGACATTCCTTTTGGTGGGCCTTCTAGAACTGCAACAAATGGCACACTAGCTATATGGAGTCCATCTACTAATACTGTGACTGCTGCCCAAACAACAAATCTTGCCACTGTAAGTATCCCCTGGATATTAATGGGTGCGTCTAATATGGGGAATTCCCTAAATGAAGTGCCCGCAGGAACAAACTTATCAGCTATTTCAGTAAGAATATTTGTGTTGGGCTGGTAATTATAAAAAAGGAGAACGGCCTAATATGGTTAAAGAAACAATTGACCGCCTCGAAAAGAAATTAGAAAAAATAGAGACAAACGATCTAATCAATTCTAAGTTCAATGAATTAGAAAAAATAACAACATTACAAACAGAAAGTATAAACAGAATAGAAAAGAAATTAGAAAAAATAGAAACAAATGATCTCCACCATGTAAAAGAAGATGCAAAAATTTTACATGACAAATTAGATAAAACAGACATAAAGATAAATGAAATAGAAAAGGAAGTTTCTTCTAATGATGGTAAATTAACAATTATTATTTCTGTCGTTTTCGCCACTTTAGCGGCAATTATAGGATTAGCAGTAGCTATGGTAAGAAGTGGTAAAGGGATATAAACGATGGTTAACGATAATATAGAAGTTTATGAATCTTGGGAAATAGATCCTACTCCAAGAGATGCATTACATATTTATACAAAAGCCTCTCCAGTTGATGCAACTTTGACAACTGCTGGGACAGCACAAAATTTATTTACAATAGATACCGCTAGACCATCTATTAATATAGCGACAAATCCATCTTTTGAAACTAGCAATCCACCAACTGGATATACTTTAGTTGGCTCTGCTATATCACAATCTACTGTAGTAGCAAGAAACGGGACAAATTCTATTTTAGTAAATCCAGATAATGCTGCTGCTGGCGAAGGGTTTTATTGGACTACACCTACGATGGGGAGAAATGTCAGTAGAAGAAAACAATTAGTCGCGTCAGTTTATTTAAATGATAATGCTGGAAGTGGAAATGGTGCAAGAATAGTTATTGCTGATTCTTCTGGGACAACAATTAGTAATGGGAATACTATTACATTAGCTGCCTCTTGGCAACGATCTCAGGCTTCTATAGATTTAGCTAGTAGAGATCCAGCTACATATAGGATATACGTAGTAACATCTGCACAACATAATACTAATTTTTATGCAGATGCTTTTCAGGTTGAAATACTTGAACAAAGTGTCCCAACTGCATATTTTGATGGCTCTACCGCCATTAATTGCGCTTGGTATGGAACGGCACATGCATCTGAAAGTTATAGACGTAAAGGATTAGTACAAGTAAGAGGATATACACTTCATACTACTGGTGATATTTATCTAATAGAAGACCAGACTGCAAGCTCCACCATAGGAAGATATATTCGTGCTGGAACTGATTTTTGGGAAGACAATATCCATATAAAAAATAATATAAGTTTTATTAATGTAAATTCTGGTGAAACACCTAGAGTCTATGGTGTAGTTCGCGGAGTACATTATGGACAATTAGCATAATGATATTAACAAAAAATGAGTTACTTTACATAGATGATAAAATTACATTAAGTTTATTTGATCTGGCGGAAGACGAAGAAGAATATTTTAATTTAGTTACAGAAGAATCTCTTAAATTTAGAAGTGGAGATTCTTCTGTTATTACTTCTTTAGAATTAATATATAAAATAAGTAAAGGTTATTTAGAATGTGATGAAAATCATTTAGAAGAAATAGAAGTAGAATTAGATATAAAAGATATTATTTTATTGAGAGAAATAGCACAAAGTAATGCAAAAATAAATAATGAAAATATTGGAATTCCGCTTAAAATAAAAATAATGAAAGAAATTGTTAATATCTTCCATGAAGATTTTGGGGATATAGATATTAATAGTCTCCCTGTTGGTAAAAAAAGAGAAAAGAAAAAAGAGGAAGTTAAAAAGATATTAGAAAGTTTTGATAAATCATAATTTTTATGGTATAATATAAATAGAAATGAACGCAATAGTAAAAAATATTTATTTAGTTTTTATCCAAAACCCAGACTTTGAAAATGATAATGAGAAGGTCTGGGAAATGGCATGGAATAGATATAGACAATCTAAAAGAAATGATGAAGCTCTAAATTTAGTAAAACATGATGCTCCTAAATTTCATACACATAGCAAAAATAGAAAACTATTCCAACCTATTAATTATCAGGTTAAAAAACAATCTACACCATCTCCGTTTATTGTAGATCCAAGAGAAATAACCCCAAATACAACTCTATTACCAAATAGAGATTTTGAGTTTCCTCCCAAACCAGAAAGAAAAAAATACTTTGAGGAACCAGAAATACACGAGGATACACAAAAATATCCAAAAACGGCTATGGAAAGATTCCAAGAAATAATAAGAGGTAAATAATATGCCCCAGTTAGAGTGGAAAGAAGTTTTTGCGCCAGTTTCTTCTATAGCAGGTTTAGATGCTGTAGCTAGAGGAACAATAGCTAGAATATTTGATGATTTTGAGAGTTACGCTGATGATGCAGCAATACAAGCTGTTTGGTCTGTAACTAACGGTACAAGAACGTTAACAACTGCCGCAAATGCGGTTAAAGGACGTAAATCAGTAGAAGTCATTGTTGCTGGTGGAACTGGGACTCTTACACGTTCTATCTCAAATAATTTCTTTGGTTTTCCAGTCGGTAGTAATACTGGACGAATTCGCTATGTTGTTTTCAAAGGTATAGCTTCTACAGGTAATCAAACTATTCGTGTCCGTCTTGCTGATGCTAGTGATGCTACTCTTTATAAAGAATGGCAATTTACTGTTGCTCAAAATAAAACTACAGATTTTATAATTGATTTATATTCTGGCTCTACATCTGCACTAACTGGTGGTGGTTTCCTAAACACAGAGAGTAGATCTGGGCCAGTTGCAGAAGGTGCTACAGCATGGAATCCAGAATTAATTGATCAGTTTTCTTTTAGGAACCTAACAGATACTATAACATTTAGATTTGACGATATAAGATTTTTTTACGAATATAGCTTATTGGACGGGATCGGGTTTGGGAACGAACCTGCGACGGATGATGGGGCGGATGGAAGTTTACATAGTAAATTAAGAAAACTTTCTTTTCAGGTACAACAATTAATTGGGACAACTGAACAATTTTCTAAATCTCAACCACATACCGCTTATTTAAATAATACTTATACTTTCGGACTTGAACTAAAAGGGACTGCTGAACAAGGTATACCTACCACTGGAGAAATTGTTCCTGGTAATTATACAATTGATCGAGTAAGAAATGGGACTACTACCAATATAGTAGCTTCTTCTGCTGCATCTGAAAGTGCTGGATTTATTTATATCTCCTATACGCCGTTAGAAGATAATTGGCAACCAGGGGATCAAATTATTGTTACTTTTAGTGGTGGAAGTATATATAATGATACTGATACTGCAACTACATTAACTGCAAATGCTTCTGCTGGGCAGGCTGTTATTGCTGTTACTAACGCTGCTTTATTCCAAGTTGGGCAACAAGTAAGATTATATGATTCTACACCAGACACAGAATGGCTTACTGTTTTAAGTATTGATTCACCAACACAAATAACATTTACAGGCAACCTGGCAAATAATTATACAACTGCTGCTAGTGCTGCTGTAATTCTTGTTGAACAAACAATATTAGAAACATCAAGATTAATTGCCAATGTAACATTTGAACCAGAGCTTTCTAAAGAATTACAACGTTGGGTACTAGCAGATTATGATGATTTTGATTTTGCTGATGCAGACGGAAATAATGAACGTTGGGATGTAGGATATATCGCAAATTCTGATGGTTCTGCTGCTGGTACTGAAGGTGGTAGTGCAAATATTAATACAACCACTGCTGGTCAAGCAAGAGTTTCTGTAGATCCAGATGCCACACCAACACAAGCAGCTTATGCATTAAAACGTGATGAACCTTTTTATTCAAAGTATTATTCTGTAGTTGTAGATGCAGATGTAACATTAAATGCTGGACAAGCTACATCAACTTATGCAGGATTAAGAATTTCTGCTAGTGATGTTGACGATCCTGCTAATTATATTTTAGTAGCTAGAGAAGTAAGTAATGCTGTAGATAGAATAGTAGCTAGAGCAGAATTTATGGGCGTTCCTCAATCTACTATAACCGCTGCGGTAACTGATAATGCCGTTGCTTTCAAAATAGAAAGATATAATAATGTATGGAATATATTTTATTCTCTAACACAATATCCTAATCAACAATGGGTAAAACTTACTCAATATGAAGACGCTACAGGGGATATGTCTTCAACAACCAGTGCATATCTTTATGCTGAATCTGGTGGAACTGCTGATGCACAAACTGCAGTAGTAGATTTTGATAATTGGAAATATTATATTGGTTCTGGTGCAATAGATCAATTACTTTCTACTTCTATTTTAGGTAGCGGGACATTTACGACATCTAGTACAACAGTTCCAGCAGATACAGGAAGATTAGAAGGAGATAATTATTGGAATGGCGTAATAATAATGCCTACTACTGGAGTAGCAATATTCCAACCTAGAGTTGTAGTTGATTTTGCTAATGCTGGTGGTATTTTTACAATTGATCCTCAAAATACATTTACCTCTGCGCCTGCAGTTGGTGATGAATATGTATTACTTTATTTCCAATATCCATTAGTTCCAACAGCAGATGCAACAAGTAATTCAACTTCAGCGCACGTTGTAGGAAATAAATCTGATGCGGCATTAGTAACTGCGGGTAGTGCATCTGTTATTGCTAGACTAAGAGCTATTGAAGCCGCACTTTCTGTAAATGCTGCTGGTGGTGGTGAATTTGAATTAGATGGTGATCCAGATTTATGGGACGCTTTAGTAAATAATAGTTCTGCTGATGCAAGTATTACTACAACTACTGGAAATAGAGACGCTTCTGTTATTCAAAGATTAGCGGCTATAATAAATGCACATGGAATAACTGATGCTGGAACAGCTACAGGATTTGAAGAAGATGGGACTGGTGGAACATTATGGCAATCACTTATTGCCGTAAAAGGTACATTTACCACATCTTCTGCGACAGTTCCTGCTGATACTGGACGAACAGAAGCAAATGATTACTTTAATGGAGATTTAATTATACCTTTGTCTGGGGCTATATTAGGCCAAGCAAGAACTATTGTTGATTTTGCTAATATTGGTGGAGTATTTACATTAGATTCTGAACTTCCATTTACAGCAGTTCCAGGATTAGTAGATTATATTATAATTCATTTTAAATATCCATTAGTACCTGCTGCTGATTCTACCGCTAATACAACGACACCCCATGTAATCGGGAATAAAACAGATGCTATTCCTGCAATGAATCTTGCTCCTGGTAATGATTCTATAGTTGCACACGCAAAAGCAATTCTAGAAAGAATCGGGGCAACTCCTGCAGATCCAGATGATTCAGTATTAACTAATTTAGGGCAAAGAGATGATACCGCTACTGCTGATACATTAGCCGATGTAACAACTACATCAATACAGGCAAAATTAAGAAGATTGTTACTTAGATTTTCTTCTGATGCTTTTTCAGCGACAATTCAAGGTGTCGCAAGAACAGACGTAGAAAACATGATGCAAGGACTTTCAAATTATTTGTCAAGTGCTGGTGCAGCATGGTCTGTTACTGCAAATCCTGGGGGAACAGCAAAGGATAATCTAGAGCAAACATTAGAAGATTTTGCTGATATGTTAGCTGGCACTACTGGTATAACTACGTTCCCCACAAGAGTTGTAGCAGGAAATGGTGTATCTATAGCCGAAGTATTAAGACATGCTTCTGAATCTATAGGTGAAGATACGGCTGATAATTCATTTGCATCTACAAACATAGTCGCTAATATAGATGGTTCTGTACTAGAAAGACTAGAAGCTATTTCTTCTGGTATTATAGTTGGGACTGGTACATTTACAACGTCTTCTACAACTGTTCCTGCCGATACTGGACAAGCAGCAAAAGCTAGTGATTATTTCAAAGGATGTATATTAATTCCATTAACTGGTGCAGTAGCTTTTCAACCACGTCTTATGACTTCTTTTACTACTGGGACTGGAGTATTTACATTAGATGCCGAAGAGCCATTTACAGCAGCACCAGGATTAGTTACTTATATTATAGTAACTGCTGAAGCAGCATTAGTTCCTGCCGCAAATGGAGCAAATAATACAACTACAGCGCATGTAATTGGAAATAAATCTGATTCTATTCCTGCTATGAATTTGGCACCAGGTACAGACTCAGTAATTGCTCACCTTAAAGCAATTTTAGAAAGAGTAGGAGCCACACCCGCAGATCCAGACGATTCACTATTAACAACTGTTGGACAAAGAGATGATGCTGTAACAGTAGCTGCTACTGCTTCTGTAATATCTTTACTTAGAGATTTAATAGCTGGCTTAGGAATCGTTGCTTCTGGTGCTGGTGGCGGATTTGAAATTGATGGTACACCAAGTTTAGTTACGGCATTAGGTACAACTGGTTCTGTTGTAACTGATAGTGCGACAAGTGTATTGGGTGCAATCGGAGCAGATAATGCTAATAATGCTTTTGCATCCACAAACATAGTTGAAAATGGCGATGGTTCTGTACTTGAAAGATTAGAAGAAATAAGAGGTAAAACCGACACAACTGGTTCACCATTTACATTAACGGCAGCAATGACAACTGTTGAGCAAACAGTTGTCAATTATACACCAACTAAATTAGGGAGAATCGCAGCTTTATTTGATTTACAAACACTTATAGATGATGGTTATGTTGGAACTATAGTAATTAGATTAAAATTTATGATAGATGGCTCTAATCTTAGAACTATAGATAGATATGATTTCTTAGTGGGAACAGACGATGTTATGCCAACTGTAAGTGGTTTTGTAATAGAGGGTGCAAGTTTTGTGAGACTCACTATTCAAGCTAACGTGGCGGTTGACGATACACCTGCGAAAACAATTCCATTTAGAATTATAGAGTCTTAATATGCATGTTATTTATACAACAGAAACACATACAGATTACACAAGTTTACTTATGGATAAACATGATAAAAGGATAAAATATTATTATAATAAAAATAGTCCAAGTACAGTAGATATTTTAGAAGGAGATAAAATAGGATTTACAGTAGATGAATTTATAATAGCTCAAATAATGTTTAGAAAATGGATATTGTTGGTTAAAAATCAATATAATGGGAATCCAATAATTAATGGAACACAAAAAATTTCTAAAGAAATTACAAATTCTGGGAAACATATATTAGAAATAAGTAGAACGGGTTCCACAGTATTATTAACTTACGATCCTTCTATTAATGAGGTGGAATTAAAATATACACCGCCTACAGGAACTGCACAGTTAGGTTCTATGTTTCGTGGACTTTTTGAAGCAATAAAATGGTTAAATTCTGGATTTGCAGTTTCTAATGTAAATATAACTGATGTAGTAGTTAGTATAGTAAAAGAAGAATTTTAGATGGATATTATAATTTATAAATTTACCTGTACAAATGACCATATAAAAGTTATATTTGAAGATGAAATAAAAGGAAGAACAGAAATAAATTGCCATTCTTGTGACTATATTCATAATATCCAAGATGGCGAAAAACAAGTTCTTAAAGATGAATTAAGTCATTTAAGCGGTTAATTATAGGAATTATATTAATGCCCAAAGAAGTAGAAAAAATAAAAGATGCGCTAATGGAAGATCCTGATTTTAAACCACAAGAAGGAAAAACAAAAGAAGAATCTGCTTGGGCCGTTGCACAAAGCAAATATCAATCTATGAATAAGTTTTATTTATTCAAACAATTGTTAAAGAAAAAATAAGGAGAAATAACAATGAATGAAAAATTAATGGAAACAGTAAAATCAAGAAAATTTTGGTTTGCTTTAGTTGCTGCTGTTGTACCAGTATTAAATGAACAATTAGGTTGGAATTTAGATACAACTACAGTATTAGGTGTTGTTGGTGCTATAATTGCCTGGATATTAGGTGAAGCCTATATGGATGGGGCTAAAATAACAACTAATCCTATTAATAAAGAAGAAATAAAACCTACAGAACCAGTTTTAGTTGCACCAGTAACAGTTAAAACTAAAGATGAACTAACTATAGCTTTAGAAGAAATGGCAAAATTAGAAAATGATTTTAGAAATGGTTCAAAAACATTAAAAGAAACACAAGATTTAGTAAATGCATGGCGGGCAAAATATGTTTCTTATGCTATGTTAGTCCCACCTGGATTTCCTGGAGTATAAATAATTACAACCCATTGTAAGGATGGTTGGATGGTAAAAGACAATGGAGAAAAATAAATAACATGGATGCAGAACTTAAAAAAGCACTTTCTTTAATTAAAAATAAAGGGGCTACTGTAAATGGTAGTCCGACATCAGAAACTTACTCGTCAACTACCGACAGTTTAGAAAATATTCGGGATGAATTAGTTGTAGCTGATGCTGCCATTGATGCGGTACAAGCTGATTTAGGTGATATGGCTGATGCAGCCACTTCTGATACATTAGCTGATATAGCTACCACTTCAGCTTTAGCAAAATTACGTCGGATATTACTTAGATTTTCAGCAGATGCTTTTAGTGCTACTATAGCTGGTGGAGCAAGAACTGATGTAGAGACAATGTTTAATTCTCTTGCAACATATTTTGCTGCAGCAGGTGCGGCATTATCTATACAAATAAATGGTAATGCAGCTAGAGATAATTTTGAACAAGTTTTAGAAGATTTATCCGTTGTATTTGGTGCAGATGGTGCAAATGTTTTTAACCCAACAATACAAGGGGCAACAAGAACTGATTTAGATACAGCTTTAGCACAATTAGCAACATATATTGCTGCTTCTGGTGCAGCTTATTCTTCTACTGTAAATCCTGGCGGCTCTGTAAGAACAAATATTGAACAGGTATTAGAAGATTTATCAGATGTTTTAGCTGGTGCAGGGATAACGACATACCCTTCTGGTGCTGCACCTGGAAATGGAATAAGTTTAGCAGAAGGACTAAGATATGTTTCAGAATTAACAGATACTGCAGAAACAACTGGGCCTTATTCTTATTTAGATGCTGGGGCCGAACAGGATGTTGTTACAGATGCAGTAACAACTCGCAGACATATTTGGTTAGAATTTTCTAATCAGAATATGACACAAACTGGCACATTTAGAATTTATAGGAAGATCGATGGTGTAACATATGATCTTTATGCTACGATACCAGTAACAGTTAGTGCTGGGGACGAAAGAGCTTTTGATGTTGATTTCGTAACCAATCAACATTGGAAATTAAGTTATCAAGAAAATGTAGACGAAGCTGCTGCTCGTGATATTGATTTTAATATCGTGACACAAGTTATTGAATAGGAGTAAAATATGGGGAGAGTAGGTAGAACCTCTAATATAGATTATTTACAATTTGCAGATAAAGCTGCTAATCCGTCCGTGACAGGAAGAGTACAAAGAAATGGAGCAGTTCTTGTTACCACTGGACGTTTAGGAGAAATGGATAGTGGGAGCAATTTATTACAATTAGCTAAAGCTACTGATGCTGCTGCAACCATTACTATCCCTGCATCTACAGATACTATAGTTAATTTAACAGGATCACAATCATTATCTACAAAAACATTAACATCCCCTACGATCAATGGGCAAATTATTCGTGATACTAGATTATATAGAGTAACTATTAAGAAAACTGGCTTAGATAATGCTGCCGTAACTCCTATATTTAGAGTTACAACACCGTCTGGGACTAATCTTGGATCTGGTATTTATAAAATAAATATAGATGCTACGGCAATAGCAAGACAATCTACTGATGGTGATGTTGGATCTTTTGGTCAATCATTATTAAATGGTATTTATCATTTTGTTAGGGCTGTTGCTGGTGATGGAGGTGGCGCTCCTGTTGGTGTCACATCAGCAGTTAAAGTGGTTTCTGAAACTGCTGTAGCCACGTCAAAAGCAGATGGTTCATATCCAACATTATCAACTTTAGTAATTACTACCGCTGAAATTTCAGAGCAAGTAGTTGAAATATCTGCTGCTATTTCCTATTCTGGTGTAATAGCTAATGCTGCTGATGTTATTTTTGATATAGAACTAACTTTTAATACCTTTTCCTCTATCACTATTGCTGCTGTATAAAAGGAACAAAAGATGCCTAGATTCGGAAGTATCTCACCAATAGGAATAACATCATTTATTGTCGCCGCTAGTGATACATCTAGTAGTTTCTTAAACTCTGCAACTTATTTTTGCGATGGGACTAATGATGAAACGGAAATTGCTGCTGCACTAACAGCATTACCTTCTGTTGGCGGAAGAGTTATTCTTTTACCAGGGACATATAATATACAAACATCTAATTTGACTTTAGATGCAACAGATGAAATAGAATTTATCCCTGGGGCTATATTAAATTTATCTGTTAGTCGTACTTTTACTATAAATGGAAGTATTATCTCTAAATCTCATCAAATATTTAGTGGTTCTGGGACGGTTACATTTAATGTGGGCGTAATGAATGAAATATACCCAGAATGGTGGGGAATAGATGGAACGGCAGATAATGTACAAATACAAGCGGCAATTGATGCTGCTGGTGGGGGAACTGGTAATGGGAAAGTTATTCTTTCTTCAAAAACTTATGCTATAGCAGCGACAATAACAATTGTATCTAATGATTCTTTAATTCTTCAAGGAAGTGGATGGGGCGTAACTGGGGGAACTATTTTGCGTTGGACTGGTGCTGCTGGTTCGCCCATACTCAGACTAACAGATTGTTATTCATGTTTTATTTCTGATATAAGGTTTAGAGGACACGCAACAAATACACCTACTTGTGCTATTAGTATGAATAGATCTACTGGTGGAACAAATAGATTTAATAATTTCAAGAATATATGGATAGGATGTTACGAAAATTTAGATGGTGACGATGGTTATCATTTTACAGATGGGATTAGATTTGAGGGTGTAGATGCAAACAATTCAGAAAATAATTTTGAAAATATAAGAATAAATAAAATAAATCAGTATGCTGTAAACATTACAAAAATCCAATTTGCAAACAATACATTTAATAAAATGGATATTAGTTTTGCTACATTAGCGGCTTTTAGAAATGCGTCTACAATGCAGGTTAATAATTCATATGTAGATAATAGTGGTGTAATATTTTTACATTTAGCTACTGATGATGGATCAACAGCAGCTTCTCCAGTCTCTCTAATACATGATGTTAGTTCTGAAATATGTTGGAAACTTTGTCAAATGAACGGAACAGGTAGATTTTTTCAAGATGGGGGGTCTTTCCAAGTTACAACACAAATAGATAACACACCTTCTGGTTTTGACGGAGCTACAGATGGATATTTAATAGATTGTGCGAATAATTATCATCAGTCTGTTGAATTAACTAATTTTAGATGGAGTACAAATGGAAGTCCAGTTGCAACACCCAGAATATATATGGTAAGTGCTTCTGGTGGCGCATCATATAAATCATTAATATATAATAATATACAAGAAGATACACCTATTACTAAAACAATACAATCTAATGGGATGGGGGCAACTGGTTCTTCAGAATTAAGAGATATCCATATAAATAATGTATTTAGTCCAAATGGACAATTATATCTATCTAATCGTCAAATATTAACTGGTGGAAGTGGGGATAGTGGGTCTCCTGCAGAAACATATAATAATACTATTTATGATATACAAAGTGATAGATTACGAATTGGAGAAAGAAGTACCACTGATACGGGAAGGACTGGGAATCATTCTGGAACTTGGAATATTCAAAATTCAACAACTTCTGTAGATACAACAAGCGGGACAACTGTAGATGCAACAAATTTAATTCCAGCTAATTCTTTAGTTTTTGGTGTTACTATATTTGTAAGAACTCTTATTGTTGGGCCAGCAGCAATACATATAGGAAGTACAAGTGATGCTGATAAATGGGGTGCTTCTATTGCTTTAACCCTAGCAACATCCACAAATGTAGGGAGTTTTACCGTTACCGTTCCATATATAACAACTTCTGCAGAAACAGTAAGAATAACATCATCTAATGGTGCGGCTTTTACTGCTGGTGCTGTAAGAATTACAGCACACTACATACAATTATTACCTCCAGCGTATTAATAACATGCCAATTGCTTATCAAACAACATCAATCAGTTATACTCATTCGTCTGGTACGAGTGAACAGACGGTATTTACCTTTACACCTTCTGCAAATTCTATTGTAAGGGGGATTTGGTTGGACACAACTAATTTAACCCAAAACAACACTATTAGGGTTAAATATCAAATTGATGGGACAAATTATCGCACTTTTCAGACTATATCTTGGAATACAGCAATGGAAGATGGGATATTAATAGAGGGTGATATCCCTGTAGCTGTTTCTAAAGCACTAAGGGTTACAATGCAAAGCGGAACTACAGAGGGTGCAGATAGAAGTATTTCGGGGGAGTACTGGGTGGAAGGGCTAGGAAGTGGAGCTGTAACATTCACCTATACAGTGACCAATAGTATAACTTCAGCAGCAATAGGAAATGTAGAAGTTTGGGTAACTACGGATTCTGCTGGGGCAAATATAGTAGCTAGTGGAATAACTAATTCTTCAGGACAGGTAGTTTTATATCTTAATAATAACTCAACATATTTTTTCTGGCGTAAACACAGCGACTATTCGTTTACAAATCCAGATCAAGAAGATGTCGCAGTATAATGCAAAGTATAACAAGAAGTTTTATAGAAAGAACATTTTCTCTTTTTATAACTCTTTTTGTTTTGTTTTGGGCATCAATCCCAATACATGAAGCATTTCATTATTTAGCGGCAAAAAGTTTAGGGGTACAAACGACAATAAATTTGAATTGGGAGGCATCAGGGACAATATCCTTTGATACCATACCAACAAAAGTACACAGAGATATAATATCTTTAGCTGGTGGTATTGGAACTGGATTATTGTTTTCTTTTTTATGGTATGTTTCTTGCAAACAAATGAAACATACCATATGGGAAATAGATAATTCATTTTCTTTTTGTTTATTATCACTATATCAATTTTTTTATACACCATTAGATTATTTTAATTTATGGCAAAATCAATTTTTGATACTTATTATTTCTTTATTAGCAATAAGTGTTTCTTTTATTATTTATGGTAAAAAATTAATAACATGGTTATTTGTACTAAAGGAATAAATATATGAGCGCAGATATTAGGAGTTATAATCGTGTAGTTACAGGATCCCCATTTTCATTTACATCTAGTGTAGATGAAACAACATTACTTACAATTACTCCTACGCAAAATATGGGATTCAAAGGATTGTGGCTTGATTTAAGTAATTTAGTACAAACCGCTACAATTCGGTCAAAATATGATATGAATAATAATTCAACATATATAACTTTTGATACTATAATATATACACCAACTGGAATTAATAATTCTATCCTTATTGGTCAAAAATGTCCGTTAGGATACAAAATAAGATTTACAATACAGTCACTTGTCGCGGAAGGTTCTAGTAAAAATATTCCATTTGAATATTTTTTCTGGAATTTGTCAAGTGTAAACGAATAAAAATGGTATTTAAAAGATATAAGAAAAATTATTATATTAAGAAAAGAAAACAAAAAATAATAACAAGGAATGTTTATATCTCAAAAGATAAAAAAAGAAAAATAATAATGAGATCTGGTTGGGAAGTAAAATATGCTAGATATCTAGAAAACAATAATATATATTTTGAATATGAAATAATAGGTTTTAAAACAAGTGTAGGTTATTATTTCCCAGATTTTTTCATTCATAAAAAGAATAAAATAGTAGAAATTGTTGAAATAAAAGGAAGGCTTTTCCCTAAAGCAAAATTAAAAATGGAGCAATTTAAATTACTTTATCCAGATATAAAATTTTCTGTACTTTTTAGAGAAGATTTAAAAAAAATGGGGATATTGTAAAATACTTTACAAATTAAGATATATGTGGTATAATAATAAAGAAAGGAAAATATAGTAATGGATTTAAAAAAAGAAATAGACGAAGCCAAAAGTAAATTACAAAATTTAACACAAGAAGTTCAAATGCTTGAACAAGCTAAACAAGAAAAAACAATAATGGCGGTAAAAATACAGGGCCAAATAGAGCTTCTGTCTAGATTGTTAGAAGAAAAAGATAAACAGTAATGGAAATAGATGAAAAATTAGAAAAAGTTTCTCTCACCCAAAATGAAATTATAAGTATAGACGATAGACTAACATTACTTAGTCGAGTAAGTAAAGATAATTATTTTGAACCAATGAGAGGACTTGGTTCTAATGCAGAAATGCCAAGTGAACCAGAATTAATTCTAAAATTAGGAAGTGCTTTACTTGTTTGTGTAGATGAAAAGGTAAAAGAAGTTGAAATTAATTTTACTGAAAAAGAACTTTGGTTACTTAGAGAAATGGCTAATAGTGGAATAATGTTTGGAAAAGAATCTATTGGGTTTAATCTTAAAGTAAAAATACACAGAGCCTTAAGGAATATTTCAAATTATTTTATAAATGAAGAATTTATAGATGCAAAAGATTTCCAAGATAAAACAAAAAATATTATAACAAAACAAGGTATTTCAAATGCAGACAACGACACCCGTTAAAACACCAACAAAAGTTCCATCACCAGTAAGGGAGCCAGATCCAGAAAAATACTATGATCCTGAGCCTTTACATTGTCCGACACAATGGTCTCGTACATGGCGTAGGATTCGTCCATTAAAACCATGATTAAATTATGTAAATGTGGTTGTGGTGAAGAAGTAACTGGGATAAGAGAAAGTAGAATTTTTGTTAACCCTACGCATAATAAAAACTTTTATCATAATCTAGAAAAATTAAAACCTAAAACCAACATTTGTTTATGATTTAACTATAAGGTGTAATAAATTGGATTATACAAATATAACAATACATGATGTATTTTTAGCTATTTATGATTATAGCAAACCAGAAGAATCTTATTTAGAAGCTCAAAATATAATGGATTTTAGAGAATTATTATGCTTATGGTTTAAAATGATAGAAGATGGAAGAGCAGAAAAAATATATCCAGATTTTTCAGAAACATTAGTAACATTAGATCTCGCAAATTTGTTAATAAACGAAATTGAAGATGATTGTCTTATAGAATTACCAAGAGCTATGTCAGTTAATGGCACAACAAAAGGGCCAGGATTTACAAGATTAAATGATCATGCGAAAATAGCATTTGCACAGCAAGTATTTAGTTTAATAAAATCACCAGAACAAATCACAAAAGAAATTGAAGAAAAACATCGGAACCATGAAGTAATTATTCCAGAAAATTTATCACTCCCCGCTTATTATGATTATGGATATAATGAATAAAAAATGAAACCAAAATATAAAATAGTTAATAAGATATGGTTGTTCCCTTCGTGGGTTGCAGCGGTAACTCTTTATCCTTATATTATCATCAAAAAAGAATATGAGGGTGATAAATGTCTTAGAGCACACGAAGAATATCATTTTAATCAAATACAAAAATTTGGTATAATTCCCTGGTATTTATTATATTTGATATTATCTATTATTTGTATTGGTAAGCCAGCCGATAAACATCCATTGGAAAAACGAGCATACGAAATCCAATACAAATGTGTTAATGGTGAAAAATTATGAGTGAATGGGTAAATGAATGTCCATCTTGTAAAAGAATATTTAAAAATATTTTACAGCATTTTGATAATATTCATAAAGATAATAAGTATAAATTATTAGAACTATTGCCAAAAAATTATTGTAAATGTGGGTGTGGTGAAATATGTAGGAATAATTATATATCTGGTCATAATAAAAAAGGCCCATATTATTATAGAACATTAATTTGTTTAAATTGTGGAAATAACAAAGAACTAAAAGAAAGAGAATGTGAAAAAGACAAAAGTATTTTTTGCTCTACATTATGCGCTAATATATATAATCATAAAACGGGTAAAACAATTTCCTGGAATAAGGGGCTGACTAAAGAATTTGATAAAAGATTAAAAAAACTTTCTGAAAATCAATCTATTTACATGAAAAATAACTTAACGTCTATTTGTTTAAAGGGTCATCCTGTTTCACAAAAAACAAAAGAGTTATTAAAAAAGATAAATACTGGAAAAAAACAAACAGAAGAATCAATAAAAAAACGCCAACAAAATTCTGGGCATAAAAAGTTTAAATATGAAAACAACGATATTATTATTTCTATGCGTTCAAATTGGGAAGTAAAATATGCACTATTTTTAGATAAAAATAATATTAACTGGATATATGAAAAGAATCCTATCAAAACATCATTTGGGTGGTATTTCCCAGATTTCTACTTACCAGAAATAAATGAATGGCATGAAGTTAAAGGTTATATGTATCCATTGGCACAAAATAAAATAAATTTTGCTATTGAAAATGGATATAATATAAAAGTTTTATTTGAAAAAGATTTAATAAAAATTGGAGTTTTGAATAATGACAAGTAGTGGACAAGGGCAAGGAACGCCATTAACTACCCCCGCAACTAGCCTTGAAAGTTTAAACTATTTTGAAGCGGTATGGGGGTATAGCCCTTCTACTGGATATACAAATAACACAATAGAAGCTATAAGATATGGCGGAACAGCATTTACTATTTTTAGTATATCTGGATTTTATTTGTATCTGGGAAGTTCATCAAAATTTGATATGTCAGCTTTCATTATGTCTAGTGCTGCTACCTGTGGAACATTAACATATGAATATTCCAGGGCAGATAATACATGGACTCAATTTATACCTGGAGAATTTGGACAGACAATAATTTCAGACGGTGATAATGCTTTTGATTTTAGCGGTCATGGAGCAGTTGGATTTTATGGATTAAGAAATTGGTCTTCTAGAGCTTTTTCTAACACAAGTCCACATACTGCTACAGTTCCAGATACAACAATAAGATATTGGATTAGAATAAGTGCATCAACTGCAGGAAGCCCAACAATAAATCAAATACAAATGAGACCTTATGCTTATTATTGTAGTCCAACAGATGTAGCTAATATATTACAATTAGATGTAGATTTTGATTCTACCACAAACCCAACAAGAAGTTCTGTTGAAGATTATATTAGAGCTGCACAATCAAGAATTGATTATACCACACAAAAATCATGGAGACTAAACTATAAAATAGATGAAGAATATGATTTTAATATACATGGTATAGATTTAGTAGAAAGAGATATAAGAAGGATAGCAAGACTTCAAATTTGGGATGGGAGTGGTTGGGAAACAAAAACTGAAGGAAGAACTGGGGATTATTTTCTAGTAAGGGATACAGGAACAGTCCATTTTTCTAGATATTTTTTACTTCCTGCACGTTTTATAGGCCCAATTTGGCAATGGGGGATGGGTGAGTTTAATAAACCAATAAGAATATCTTATTTTTACGGAAAAGATATTTATGCTGATGTTGAACAAGGGCCAATGGTTTTTGATATATGTCGTAAATTAGCTGCAATAAATCTTCTTAATAATAGTGACCGCTCTATATTATTAATTCGCGGCGGTGATAATGTAAGTTTTGCAGATAAGATAAAAATCTATAAAGACGAGATAGAAGAACAACTTGATAGATTAAAATCTTGGGTAGTTTTTTAAATGACAGATGAAATAATACCCGCAAAAGAAATAAAAGATATTTTAATCCAAGCATGGAATGAAACTAACATCGCCCGTCCTAAATTTATTGATTTAGGTTCAGACGGCACTACACTTCGTATTGATTTAGATAGATTACTTGTTCCAACACAGGGAAGACAAGATTTAGTAGTTATTTACCCTGGTGGGGAAATGGTAGAAGAGCCTATAGGCAATTGGACATATGCACATAGAACTTATTTTGTAAACATAGATTTGTACTCTATTGCTAGTAGACAAAGGCTTTATAATTTAATGGCAGAAATAAGAAGAATTTTACACTTTAAGATGCATTCAACAGTTGGATTTCAGCGCGTGCAGTTCAAATCCTATAATGAAATTTATGAAGAGAATCTAACAATGTGGCTAGGTATGATAGAGGTAGAACTTCTGAACAGTGCTGAGTTAATGGAGCGTACAGTATAATTGGCTGCTTACTGTTTGAATTGTACAAAAGGTAAAAAATTAGTCTTTCATTATGAGGGTAAAACTTGTGATAAAAAACATAGATATTCTTTTATAGAAAGAATAAAAATATTAATAATGGGTTAACTAAAATATAGGAGTTAAAATAATATGAGCGTCATTTATCGTTCAGACCAGTCAGTTTTTAGCTTTGCTTCTGGAGAAGGATATCCAGATTACATATCTGCTATAGATGATGCTGGTGACTGGACAGCATTAATTAATATGGCAAATGATTTACCCGTAGGGAGCAGAGGAATAACATTTGATGGGGCTTCTGGTACATTAGCGGCAGGGAACTATATTGCTTTAGGTGGAACCGCTACTGGTAATTATGAATTAAGAAAGGTAGCATCATTGGGTACATATAATGGTACTGGAGCTACTGGTACTATTTTCTTAGATGCACCAACTGGTTTTTCTCATTTAGATAATGAAGCAATAGATGAAAAAGTCTCTACGTTAAATAATTTAGCTGGGGATTCATTAGTTACTTTTATTCCTGGTGCCTGGGAATCTATAAGTGCCCCAGATATGACACCAGAAATAACACCATATTATTTTCTTGGGACTTCTTCTGATAGAAATTTTACTGTCGCTTATAGAGGTAAACAAGCGTTTTCTGGTTCAGTACCTAATTTTATATTACTTAATGGATTCCCATTAAGATTCCCTATAGGGAGAGTTCGCACCGTAGCTACTGCTGTTTCTGGCGGTTCATCTACCGTAAGCCAAACTGGTGGGACTAGAGTAGGACAAAGATATGTTACTGTTGCTGGGGCTTCTACTTTTGCTAATGGAGAATTTGTGGAAATAGAATGGAGTGGAACAAACCCAGAGGTAAGACAAATTATTTCTGGTGGTGGAACAACCACATTAATTATAGATTATCCATTGCAAATAGCTCATGCCAATGGTGTAACTGTAAGTGAATGTACCGCAAGTACGACATTTACACATACGATTATAAGTGATTTTGGCCTACCCGCTATGTCCTGGAATATCCTTATGAGGGACTCTTCAGAGACAGTAGCAAATGATTTCTTACGTAGATATTTTGGTGGTAAAGTGGGAAGAGCTACTATTTCTGCCGAAGAAGGCGGAATGTTAAGAATGAGTTGGGATGAAGTTCAGTTCTTAGGGTTACTTCATAATCAACGTTATCACGAAGATGTCGGAGGTGGGACTACAGACATTACCAGATATACTGGTTCATTGATAGACCCAACACAAGAATCCTCTGATTTTCAAGCTGTAGGCGGAAGTAGACCTCATTCTGGTGGAGCATTAGGAGAAGCTAGTTATCCAACGACAGAACCATATTATTTTTCACAAGGTTCTATTACATATTTTGGACAAACACTAGCAAGAATAAGAAATTTTAGTATAGAAATAAATAATAATTTAGATCCAAGATATTATATCGCTAATGAATATTTTAATCGTTCACCATACGAAATATTAGAAAGACGAAGAGAATATAAAATGTCCGCCACTATTGCTATGCCAGATTCTATAGCGACAACAGCGACAACACCTACATTATGGAAAGAATTATTACTTGAAGGTGTTTATGGGACAGCAATGCAAGGATTTGATATAACACTAACATTTACAAGAGGGACAAGTGATACCATTACAATAACTATTCCTCCGTCTGCTGCTGCAACTGGAATAAATGCTAATGGATCTTTTATATTAAGAGCACCACATAATATAAATCCAGATGAAAATCCAGTACAAGTTCCAGTAGAAATACTTTTTAGAGATTTAAGTATAGTAATTGTCGATTCTATAGGGACTTATTGTTAATATAATTTATAAGGAGAAAAATAAAAATATGTCAAAGAAAAAATATTTAGTAATCTCACTAGGGACTAAAATGAGTGGACATAAGTATTATTGCCCATTAGATAATCACAATTTATGTGATATTTTAGGAAGATATAATAGTATTTATGGGATACACGATACAAAAAAACAGGCAAAAGAACAGGCAATAAAAATTTCATCTGAATATAATATAGAACTTCAAATAGAAGAAAAATCAATCGTATAAATAATTTATTCATTTTAAGTAGATAAAAAAAAATTAATCAAAGAAGGAGACAAATGGGATACGAAAAGTATATCAAAAAATCAGATGAAACGGAAAAAATGGTAATAAAAATAGATGAAGATGAAATTCCTATAACCGTAAGAAAAATTCCCTGGGTAAAAAGAATGGAAATAAGAGATAATTGTTTATCTTGGGATGCTAATGGTTCTGGTAAACTTCATATGAGTTTATATGTAAGAGAATGCCTTAAATATCTTCTTGTTGATGCGCCCTGGGGTAAAACTACAGAAATGTTTTTATTAACTGTAGACGATAAATTAGGAATGGCTCTAGAAAAATTAGTACCGTCACCTTATTCAGATACAGAAAACCTTAATATAGATATACTAAAAAAAGAATAAGTCTATATCTAATAGATCCAAAAAGAGTAAGTACTGCAGAAGCAAGTTCTTTTTCTTATCGCATGTTGATTCTTGAATTATTAAAATTAGGAATTTCTTATAGCGATATAAAAGAAATGGATATAGAAGAAATAAGTATGCTTCTTGCTTTACATTATGCAATACTAGAAAAACAACAACAAAATATGAATAATAGTTAAAAATAAATATAGAAATAAAATGGCAAACACAATTAACGGTACAATTAACGTAAAAATACAAGTACAGGGCGGTGCAATAACCGCCTCTACTGCTGGTGGTGGATTATCTGGTGGCGGTACTGGAGGAGGAATAGGAGGAGTACCTAAAGGATGGTTTTCCCCTACAGGTGTTTCTCCAAGTATGCTTAATTTTGAAAGAATGATGCAACAACAGCAAAAAAATCTTGTCAATTTTAGACAAAAAGAACAAAAAGAAGAAGCAAAAAATGAAAATTTATATGATAAACAGATAAGTGAAGGATTTAAACAATATGATAAATATATGATTGAAGACCTAAAAATAGGCAAACAAATAGAAAAACAAGGATTGCTAAAAATGAAAGATGAGGCTATTTATGCCAAGTCTATCCAAGAACAGGGAGGTATATTTAAAAAATTTTTACCATCATTAGGTGTAATTGGTGGAGCTTTAGGTATAGCTGGGATATTACAACAATCCAAAATAATAAGTGAATCTACCAAAACGGTTAATGATTTATTAGGAGCTTTAGTAGATGTTATTTTGATTCCATTAATACCAATTCTTGTTCCTGCATTAAAAGCATTAGCTATGTTTGTGGGACAATATGCTGCTTATTTACAAGATCCTATAGGACAAATAGAAAAAATGTTTTCTAAACTTGTAGATAATATAGAAAAAAAATTTTCCTTTTTAACCCCAATTTTTGATATGTTAGGGAAAATAATAGAAACTATATCAAAAATTTTATCACCTATATTAAAAACATTAGGAATAAAAGATACATTAAAAGAACACGCTAGTGATTTTCTTAAACAACTACCATCAATGGGCGGCCCTTTTTCATTTATAAAAGAGTCTTTTGATGTATGGAAAGATATAATAAACAAAAATACAATAACAAATCAACAAGCACCCATCCCTGGTAATTTTTCTGGAGCCACCAGATCATTTGACAACAACACAATTATAGTAAATATGAATGGGGCAGATATTTCCAATATCTCAAATCCAACAAGTTATGGACAAAGTGTAGGACGTGGATTATTAGAAGAAATGGATAGGAGAATTCCATAACATGACACTATCTATTAGATTAGCTGTTGGTGGGACTACTTATGCCTTAAAAGCCGACAAATTAAATCAAAATATAGGGAAAAATCCAACTATAATACCATTACCTGCTTCTGGGACTGCAAATGAACCAATTCAAATAGATTTAGGTGGATTTAAAAATAAAATATCTTTTGAGGGGATTGTTGATGATATAGACTCTTTATCCGATGGGGCAATAGCAATCCCTTCAAAAAATGAATTAGAAGATTTTATATTAGATAATTCTGGTTCAATAATAACACTAACTATTTTTTATGAAAATAATGGAGCACTAACAGACACAAATACATATCAAGCATTTGCACTTGATTGTAACTTTGAAAGAATGGGTGGTCAAGATTCTAGATGGACTTATAAATTACAATTTAACGCAGGTAGAAGAACATCAACATAGTTTAGGAGATTAATTTTGGGAATTTCTACGGTTCAGTTTGAAGTAGTAGGTACACATACTGGTGCGGCTAACGCAGCGGTATTAACTGATTCTTCGGCTAATTTTACTGACTCCAGAATAAGAGATTTAAGTGCCTCTTTTACTGGAGATTATATTTACAATATAACTGATGGTTCTAGCGGAATAATTACTGCACATACCGCCAATACTATTACTGCAACTTTAGCTGGAGGTGTAGATAATGATTGGGATTTGGGTGACTCTTATAGAATTTGGGTAACAGAACAATATACTTATGATATAAATTATAATGATTCTCTTGGTTTCCCTTTATCAGTAGAAATACTTATTGCTAATAATCAAAACACCGCAGAAACAGCATATAATGTAAATTATCAAAAAATTCGTATAAGAGAAACTGATTCTGGATCAAATTTATTTCTATTTTATGGAAAAATAGAGACAACTGACCCTTATTGGGATAATCAATTCGGTCAAGTTCTTAAAATTTCTGCTAGAGATAATTTAGCGGAATTATTAAAAAGAACAGTAAGAACAAATTATGATGCAACAACTTTATATACGAGAAGAAGTCAATTAGTTAAAAGAATAATTGATGATCATGTTTTTTCTGCATCAAATATAGATACCACTACTGTTGATTTTGTAGCATCTACTTATGCTTTCCCTGCTGCGGCTGATTTAGCCTCTAATTTTACTGGTGCGGGTAAAAACGCATTAAGGGCTATTTTAGAATTATCACAAGAAGAACCTTGGAATGCGACATTATCTAGTAATACGGGTTATGGTTTTGATTATTATCTTGATACAGATTTTACAAATATAAATGGTACACCATCAACTCCATCACCAGATTTACATTACTTTCAAAGAGGAACAATCCCATCTACAAATCCTGCTGTGAGTGGGCTAACCGTTCAATATCTTGGAACTGCTGGAAATCAAACCAGACAAATGCTCCATGATTATAACTTCAGCACAGAATCAAGAGAATTACTTACCAGAGTAAAGGCTGTTTATATGACAAATACTTCTGGCGATGTAGATACTCTTGATTGTATTTTAATTAATCATGGAGCAGTAACAAACGGGCCGTTTGCAGTTAATGATATTATTACATGGAATGGCGGAGCAAATACAGCCACAGTTCGCCATGTCGGAAGCACATTTTTAATAATTTCATCTGCAAATAGTAATACCACTTGGTTAAATACCATTATCGGTTTAGTAATAACAAGCGGAATAAAATCCGCTACAGTAAACGCTTCTACCGCAACACCACCAGGTTCATTAAGAGAATCAATAGAACAAGAAATAGAAATTGTAACAAGAGAATATGAAAAACAAGATATAGATTATACTGCTGGTAAAGTTGCAGAGCTATTATACCATGAGGGAGACACTGTTTTACGCGGGGAATTTAGTATTGTACGTTACCCTACTTATGAAATTGGTGGGGTAGATTATGCTGTTCGTTCTGGTCATGTAATTAGAGTAATAAATTCAAATGTTTCTTCTGTTGGTGCTGGCGTAAATATGATTGTTACCAAAATAGAACACCAAGAAAGCACCAAAATTTCTAGAATATCCGTAATGGGAACAACAAAAGGTAAAACCGTTTCTAGGGGTATTCTTGAAAAAATGAGAGAAACAGCAGAAACAGCATCTTGGGAAACAATAGCTGCAACTGGTGGAATATCTGAAAATGTTCAATTAGTCAATTTGACTAAAGTATCTGATGGGACAGAGGGGATATTTACAGTAGTAGATGCAAATGAAATTTCTTGGGTTGCTGCTACGGCAACATATTCCGATGGTTCCACACAATCTATAGCCGCAAGTGTAGGCAATAAGACATTTGCATCTTCTACAGTATACGAATATGGATATATAACTAAAGGAAGCACAACTCTATCTTGGGGAACTTATGCCTCTGCTTTAGGTCTTGATAAAACAATAATTGCAATGGGAAGAGAGAACGCTAATACTGGACAAGTAGCTGCACAAAGAAGAGCTATTTTAGTAACAGTAAATGAAGGTTCACAAGTTGTTACAGATGTAGAACATCTAAAAGTTGCACAATTAAGTGCATTAGTAGCAGATTTAGGATTTATAAATGCTGGGGGAATTAGATTAGCTTCTGGAACAACCAATATAATAGATATCGCAGGATTTACTGGATTTACATTAAATGGAGACAGAATTGGAGGATATGCAGCGGGGGTTCTTCAAACAGAATTAAGTTCTAGTAATGGTAAATTTTATGCTGGCGCTGGAGCGGTTGAATTAGATAGCACTGGTATCCATTTTAAGGGAAATTTAAGTTTATCGGCAGCACAATTTGAAAATACTGGGTATGAAACTGTTTATATTTATAATGATGCTGCTGGGAGTTTAGTTATTTCACCATCTGTAACTGCTGCAACAAATGTGACAAAATTAACATCCTATTTAAATATATTAGAATTTTCTAGTCATTTTACCTTTCAGTCCATAACTACACCTACAACAGTTACGTTTAGTTTGGCTAGTGGGGGAAAAATAATACCTGGTTTAGCAGGAAATCACGATTTAGGTGATGCTACAAAGTATTGGGACGATATTTATGGGGTAAACCTATATATAGATGCTGTAACAAGACGTGCAGGTACTGCTGGTGGAAATGTTGGCGCTTCTAATGCTGGATTTACAAATGCATTTTTTGATAATTTATATGAGGCTTCAACAGGAACAGGGATTACACTTAGAAATATATTAAAGCCAAATGCTGCCAATTCAATAGATTTGGGAACTTCCTCTTTACCATTTAAAAAACTTTTTATTGGTGTAGATGCTGTAGATAGATATATTTCTGGTAATAGTGGAGATATGGAATTTTATGGTGCTGGAAACAGAACTATGACATTAAAAGATGAAGATGCCGCAGCTAATACAACAAACCTAGAAATAAGACTAAATAATAATTCTGGTGTAAATGTAGCTTTAGTTTCATTAGGAGCTGCTGATTCTGGTGGAGTTGGATTCCGTGTTTTAAGAGTAGCAAATTAAAAATGCGCCCACATAAATCCACAGTAAGACAAACAATAGAGTTACGTTTATCTCATCCAGAATGGTCTTTACAAAAAATTGCCGATGAGATAAAAATAAATCGTTGGTCTGTTTGGGAAACATTAAAACGTTATAAACAAGAAACAATTCATGTACCAGTTATTAAAACACACCCCTGTGTTTATTGTTTAAAACCCATGACTGGGACAAAAACTCTTTGTAGTGATGAATGTAGAAGATTAAAATTTAGAGTACGCTTACGTTGCGCTTATTGTAATAAAAGAATTGCAATGTATAGATATTTATTCAAAAAGAATTTTTTTAGATTACGTCAAAAACGTGCCTTTTGTAGTAGAGAGCACGTTAATTTGTATTTGACAGAAAAACGAAAAGAGAGTATACTATATGAATAGTTATATCTCTATATTTGACAAGATATAAAATAAATGATATAATATAAATATAGAAAGAAAGGGAAAAATCATGGAAGAAAACAATATAGAATTCAAATGGCAGCCAACTGGGACAAATATTATCGTAAAAGTAAATAGAGATTATGATAATAATGGTAGTAAAAAAACAGCCTTACTAATACCAGAAACAAGACAGACAATGACTGGATTCGGGACAATTGTTGCTGTCGGCCCAGGAAGATATAATTTTTATGGAGAAAGACAAAAACTTGATTTAGAAGTTGGAGATGTAGTAATGTTCCATTTATTACTTCAGCCAGCACCACAACAGGTTTTACAAGACAATAAAGATTATTATTTTGTAGCAGAAAATTCAGTTTTAGCATATATCAAAAAAGACGAAGTAACTAAAAGTGAATAAAGATGGATACAATATCAGTGAATTTTATGTTTGTATTGTAAATGGGTGTCCTAAGAAATCATTAAGTTATGCTTGGCTATTAAATCATTATTACTCCCAGCATAAACAACAAGAAGATATAAATGTATACACTAAAAAATAGAACTAGAATTGGAAGTTCAATTGATAATAAACTTTTTGAACAGCTTCATCTTCTTTCAAAGCAAACAAAAATTCCAATTTCTAAACTTTTAGATGAAGCAATAGAAAATCTTATAAAAACTCGTTTATAATTCGTTTTTCAGATACGAATTATTAGGTAAAAAAATAGCACATTATGATAATTTATGATATAATATAACTGTACAAAAAGTACAAGGAGTTATATCAAGAATGAAAATATGTAGCAAATGTAAAATAGAAAAAGAAGAAAAAGATTTTGATAGAGATAGGATAACTAAAGATGGATTTAATTATCAATGTAAAAAATGTATTTATGAAAGTAAACATTTAAAAGAACATTTTTGTGAATGTGGATGTAATAAATTAACTAAAAATAAAAGATTTATTAAAGGTCATAATGGTAAAAAATGTTATATCTCTGTAAATAAAGAAAACTATTATAAAGTTTGTACAAAATGTAAAATATCTAAAATAGAAAATGAGTTTAATCAAGATAAAGGTAAAAAAGACGGATTATATTCTTCTTGTAAACAATGTGTAGAAGAATATAAAAAAGAATATAACAAAAAGATAAAGATAAATTTATGCAAATGTGGTTGTGAGGAGTTATGTAAACAAAATTATAAACAAGGGCATAGTGGAAGGGGTAAGTCTCTTCCTGAAGAATGGGCAGATAACATAGCAAAATCTCATATTGGGATACCTATGAACGAAAATACAAAATTAAAACTAATAAAATCACATTTAGGTATAAAACAATCTTCCGAAACTATAGAAAAAAGGGTATCGCAATTTAGAGGTAAACAAAGACCTTTAGAAGTTAATGAAAAGGTATCACAAAGCATAAAAGAACTTTGGAAAAATAAAGATTATATAAGAAAACAATCTATTTCGTCTCAAAATTCTCCGAATAAATGTGAACAATATATAATAAAATTATTAGAAGAAAATTTCCCAGGTAAATATAAATTTGTTGGAAATTGGAAAATAACAATTGATGGAAAATGTCCAGATTTTATAGACGAAAAAGATAAAAAAATAATTGAGTTTTTTGGGGAATATTGGCATAAACCAGAAGATGAACAAATTAGAACAAACCATTTTAGAAAATTTGGTTATAAAACATTAATTATTTGGGAAAAAGAAATAAAATCAGAACAAAAAATAATAGAGAAATTAAAAAAATTTATTTATTATCCCATTTTTACAGAGACCATAAAGAATACATAGAAGAAACAGGAAGAGATAACAGTAATGCCTTACAAAGCAGAGATATTATTAGATAGTGTAAATCAATTTGATAATAGACTTACAACATTTTTAGTCCAATATCCGAGATTTGTTCATTCAGAACACCTTAGACACAGAATAATGTCTTTTTCTGTTTCAAGCAGTCGGGCTATTCCTAATAAAAAACTTTTAGATGCAATAAAAAATGATCCTGTTTATCCAGTTTTTTGGGGTAAAAATCAACCTGGAATGTCTGCAGAAAAAGAAATAGAAGATATAGATAGTGCTAATAAAATTTGGATACAAGCAAGAGATTCAGTGATAAAATATACAGAAGAATTATCAAAATTAGGTGTCCATAAACAAATTATTAATCGACTACTGGAACCTTGGATGTTTGTCACCGTTATCGTCTCTGCGACAGAATGGGATAATTTCTTTTATCTTAGATGTGCTAAAGATGCACAACCAGAAATAAAAAAAATAGCAGATATGATGAAAGAAATTTATGATAAAAACGAACCAAAATATATAAAATATGATAGTTGGCATTTACCTCTTACAACAGAAGAAGATGGAACTATTTGGGATAGAAGAAAAATTTCTGCAGCTAGATGTGCCAGAGCTTCATATTTGACTATGAATGAAAGACATGATATAATATCCGACATAAATCTATTTGATAAATTAGTAAGTTCAAAACATTTTTCACCATTAGAACATGTTGCTTCTTCTGCAAGTGATAAAAGATATGGGAATTTTTTTGGCTGGAGGCAGTTAAGAAAATCTTTTAAAGACGAACATCACGGTAGAAAGTTAGAATAATAAATGTCTGAAAATAAAGCTATTCAAGATTTTATGGAAAGATATGCAAAAACAAAAAATACATATCCAACCATATATAATTCTACACACGAAGCATTAGGTGTAATTTTAGAAGAGTTTGATGAACTAAAACAAGAAATAGTAATAAAAAAACAAGATTTAGATAAAATATATCTAGAATCTTTAGATTTAGCTAATGCTGCTTTTGCTTTAGCTATTTTTATAGATAGAAAAAGAGAAAAGAAAGGAAAATAATGACAAGACTGTTTGAACTTTCGGAAGCCTATAGAGTGATTTCAGAATTATCTAGTAATGGAGAAGGATTTGAAGAATCTTTACAAAATTTACAAGACGAGTTTGAAAATGCCAAATGATCTTAAAAACAGAATTAGAATTAGTAGTTCTTTAGATAAACGAACTATTTATTTTCTTAAACAATTATCAAAACAATTAAAAACACCTATGTCAAAACTTTTAGATGAGGCGGTTTTTGATTTAGTACAAAAATATCAATAAAATAGTTCTCCTTATATAAAAAGTGTGGTATAATATATGTAAGGAGAAAATAAAACATGAAAATATGTACCAAATGTAAAATCGAAAAAGACGAAAACGAGTTTTGTAAAGATAAAGGTAGTAAAAATGGATTACAAGGATGGTGTAAAAGTTGTTTTCGTCTAATTTCTGAAAATAAAAGAGGTTTGTATCATTTTTGCGAATGTGGGTGTGGAAAGTTAACAACAAATAAAAAATTTGTCAAAGGGCACAATGCAAAAATATGTATTAAAATTAATAAATTTGGAGATAAAGTTAAATTATGCCCAAGTTGTAAAACCGAAAAATCAATAGATAAATTTAATAAAAGAAATGGAATAAAAAGTGGTTTACAAAGTCATTGTAAAGAATGTCAGACAAAAGATAGAGAAAAATTAAAAAACACAATAAAAGAAATAACAGAATATAAAATTTGTATAAAATGTCTTATTAAAAAAAGCAAAAATGAATTTTATACTTCGTCTACAAGTAAAGATAATCTATCTAGATATTGTAAAATATGTGATAGAGATATAAAAACAAAATATAGAAAAAATAATAAAGAACGTATTAAAAATTATAGTAAAAAATATAGAGAGTCACATAAACAACAAATTAAAGAATCAACAACAACACAAGAATATAAAAAACAAAATAAAGAACGTTCATTGAAATATTTGTATAATCTAGATATTAAAAAATACAACGATATATTAATTTTACAAAATAATTCATGTAAAATATGTAATATAAGTTTTCAAAAAACAAAAATTTGTGTAGATCATGATCATTTAACTGGTAAAATACGAGGTTTATTATGTCGGAAATGTAATACGGGAATTGGTCTTTTTAACGACTCTATTATTTTATTAAACAAAGCAACTATTTATTTATCACAAATTTCAGATGAACAGAAAATACCTAGCAATTTTAAAACAACAATTCTAAAAATACCAAGCAATAAAGTACCAGAAGATTTGTTAGAATTTAGAACAGATGAGACAATAGATAAAAAAGAAATATTAGAAAAAAATAGAGAAGGAATTGATATCCCTGGTACATCAATTATTAGAAATAAACATATAAAAATTAGCTAAATTATAAGATTAAAAAGATTATTTGTTTATAAATAACACAGAACAATAATTAACATAAAAAATAAGGTCGTCCATTTCCTTAGTTGGCTAAATAGCCTACAATAATGGTGTGTTATGCTTTTCTTGGTTTAGCACTAAATCTTGCACAGTCGTAGTTAATGACTATCGCCTTTTCTAATTTAAAAAGAGGTTGAAGCGATCTCCGTGCAGTATTTCCACTGCGGCATTGACACTAAATAATAGATGTTCTCTATACACCCTTTTATCGGGATTGTGGGGGTGTGGTGATGGTTTCTTTATATTGCATAGCTAATATAAAAAATACAGCCGTATAGGTGTTGGGTATTAAATAACCCTGTATACTTAAATATAAATTGCAAAATTTTGCAAGGGGCATTTATACCTTAAATAAGTCTATAACATATAAATAATAAAGAAAACAGGAACAAATAAGAAGAGTATATGTTGAGAGGTTATAAATATAATACATTGAAAGTTAATAATATCCAAGAATCAATAAAAACAAAAGGAATACAATATGGTAGACCAATTATAAAGTTAGATATCGGAGAAGATGGAATAGATAGAAATATAGAAAAAATTATATCATTATTAAATAGAGATATTTATCTTTGTGATTATCTTTTAATCACTGGTTCTTGTATGTCATTTAAAAATGAGCTTATTTCTTTAGTTCGTTATTTACCATATATAGTAGAAATAGAGACAGACGGAACTATTTCACCTAAAGGCTTATCTGACTTGACACACGTTAACTTTTGTGTTATACTTAACACCGATAAAAGACGTAAGTTTGATGAAACTTTAAAGGAATATAAAGTTCTTTCAGAATACAAAAGAGCGCATTTTTTATTTAATATTAGTTCTAAATATGAACTAAATAGAGTTCAAAAAGATCAAGAGAAATATAATTTATCTCCAATTTATATATCTTTTAATAACGACTTAAAAGATAAGGTTTCTATAATTAGAAACTCTAACAGAAATGGTTGGTTTGTAACACCAGAACTTTCTTATAAAGAATAAATAATAATAAATAAAAGACATATTTTCTCTAACAAAATTGTTAGAGATTTTGTTTTAGAAAAGAGAAAAATGTTAACATTATCAGATAAAAATAGAATAGATTTGGATTGTATAAATTAAATGATAACAATATCACATAAAGATGGTAAATTTTTACTTTCTTTTTCCTATAACGAACAAGATTTAGAAATAGTAAGAAATCTTCCAGTAAGGGAATTTGATAAAAAAGAAAAGGTTTGGAAAGTACCACAATTAACTGTAAAAACTTTAGAGAATCTAAAAAATTCTGAATGGACAGAAGAAGCAAAATTCCAAAGAGATAAAATAAATAGAGCTTTATTGTCTTTAGTTGACTATAAGTTTAAAAAGGGTGAATCAAATAATTTTCTTTTACCTCATCAAAGAGTGGGTGCTGATTATTTAAAAACAGCTAAAAAGGCATTATTAGCGGATGGATTGGGTGTTGGAAAAAGTCTCCAGGCAATTACTGCTGCTAAAGAAAAAACACCAGAAAAATGCCTGATACTTTGTCCTAGTTCCCTTAGATATAATTGGGAAAATGAATTTAAAAAACATTATAATATAGAACCTTTGGTAATAGATGGGATAAGAAAGAAAAGAGAAATATTGTGGAAAACTAAATCTCAATTTACTATTGCCACTTATGATATTTTAAGAAACGATAAAGATATCTACCCTAAAGATTGGGATATTATTATTGCCGATGAAGCGACATTTTTAAAAACTGGTAAAGCCGAAAGAACTAAGAAGGCAAAAAAACTAGAAGCTGATTATAAATTTGGTCTTTCTGGATATTATATTGAAAACAATTTGATGGAGTTCCAATCAATGATGGAGTGGGTGAGAAAGGATTTACTTCCATCTGCTTATCAATTTAAATATAGATATTGTGAATTAGATTTTTGGGGAGGTATAGTTGGATATAAAAATCTAGATGAATTACATCAATTAACTTCTCCATTTTTACTTAGAAGAACAGAAGATGAAGTCGCACCTAATTTATTACCACAAAAACATATCCCAGTGGAAATAGTGTTTGACAAACAACATCAACAAGCGTATAATGCAATTGTAAGAGAGTTTATGGATTGGTTAAAATCTAATAGTAAATTTAGTTTAAAAACAGCGTTAGAAAAGACAATAAGGCTTAGACAATTTGTGGAATTTCCAGAAATACTTGGGTTTAACTTTGAAAGCCAAAAATTACAATGGTTAAGAGAATTTATAAAAGATAAAGGAAGGGTCGTTATTTTTACTTACTTTAAAGATAGTGCAGATTTACTTTGTAAATATTTAGATACACCATATAAAATTACAAGTGATGTGGATAGTAAAGAAAGATTTGAGACTATTAAGAAGTTTGATAATGATAACAAACCAATAGTCTGTACTGATGCTGGTAGATTTGGTGTAAATTTTACAAGTGCAGATTATATTATTCATTTTGGGTATTTCTATAATCCAGCCACTATGAATCAAAGAAACGGAAGATTAAGAAGAATGTGGCGTAATAGAGATACCTATATTGTAGAACCCTATTATAAAAATAGTATAGATGAAGGAATAATGCAAATTTATACCAATAGAGATAAATTTGTTAAGGAATTTATCAATGGGGATATTTGTATGAGTCTAGCTAAATTATCTAAGAAAGATTTTGAGAGATTGATTTATGGGGAATTTGATGGATAGGTTGACTAATGCTAATATAATAAAATCTATATCTTATGATCAAGATGAAATATTAAATTGGATTATTAAACTGTATTGTCCAAATGGTTTTGAATTAGACCCAACATACAGTAAGGGTTATTTTTACAAAAATATACAACAGCCAAAATATAAATTTGATTTAAAGCCACAAACAGAAGATACTATACAAGCAGATTGTAGAAAGTTGTTATTAGAAAATAATTCTATTTCTACCATTATGTTTGATCCACCATTTTTAGCTGGTATTCCAGCAGATAATAAAGAACCAACAGGAATAATAAAAAAAAGATTTGGTTATTTTAAAAATATACAACATGATTTATGGGATTTTTATTATGATTCTTTAGGTGAATTTTATAGAATATTAAAGCCAAATGGGATATTAGTTTTTAAATGTCAAGATACAGTTGATGGTGGTAAACAATGTTTATCACATATTGAAATAGTAAATATGGCAAATGAGATAGGTTTTTATCCAAAAGATTTATTTATTCTATTGGCGAAAACTCGTATCATAGGGTCAAACAGCAACATCCAACAACATGCAAGAAAATATCATAGTTATTTTTTGATTTTTAAGAAACAAGAAAGTAAAGTAAATTATGGGTTAACTAGAGCGGTTGAAATAAATCCTAAAGATGAAATAATTATTATTGAGAAAAATGATAAAAACTAAAAAATACGAAGAATATAAAAGCACAGATATACGAAACTATTGGTGTGAGGTATATTTTGGAAAAAATAAAACACACTATCAAGTTCACAGTACAGGTGGTAATGAGTTAGCTTTAATAAAAGCATTATTTGAGATGGCAGATATTTATGTTATTCTATTATCTATAGATGATGCAATAAATAAAAACGTAAGAGATATAAGATATTTTGTACAAAATTTTCAAAAGTATAATCCAAAATTTTCTGATTATTCAAAATTACAGTTTTACGTGGGACATTTTGGGGATGAGAAACAAAAGAAAAATTGGTTACATCTTACTCTTTGTTTCTCAAAATGGGTTCCAGATATAGAAACACAGAAAAGACAAAAACAATTAATAAAAGAAATTGAGGAATGGATAGAAAAGGAATATGGAAGTTAATAAAATAATTTGTGGCGATAATGTTAAAGTATTAAAAACCCTTCCAGATAATTGTATTGATTTAACTGTTACAAGTCCTCCATACGACCTTATAAGAGATGGGGCATATAACAGTATTTTTGATTTTGAGGGATTGGTAAAACAATTATATCGTGTAACAAAAATAGGTGGAGTTATCGTTTGGGTTGTGGCAGACCAGACAATAAAGGGTGGAGAGTCTGGTACGTCTTTTAGACAGGCATTATATTTTCAGGAACAGGGATTTTTAATCCACGATACAATGATATATATGAAGAATTCTTGCGCTTTTCCTTCATCTAATAGATATTATCAGGTATGGGAATATATGTTTGTGTTTAGTAAAGGTAAACCAAAAACAGTTAATCTAATTAAGGATAGGGAAAATAAATGGAAAACACCCTGGGGACAAACAACAAAAAGAGCAAAGGATGGTTCGCTTGTTCCTACAAAAATGAGCAAAACATATAATGATTTTGGGGTTAGGTGGAATGTATGGCTTTATAATATTGGTGCTGGCTTCTCACAGAAGAAAAATAGTCTGGCGTATTCTCATCCAGCAACTTTCCCAGTTAAGTTAGCAGAAGATCATATAAAAAGCTGGAGTAATGAGGGAGAAGATATTATCTTAGATCCGTTTGCTGGTAGTGGTACATCAGGTATTGCCGCACAGCAACTTGGAAGAAACTTTATTATGATAGAAATTAATAAAACATACTGCGAACTTGTACAAAAAAGATTTAAAACTGAATGTGATATTGATGTAGAGGTGGATAATTTTGGACAATAATAATGTTTATATAGAGTCGGCAGTAATTCTCAACATTAATAATTTAGAGGATTACAAAAAGGTAAGATTTTCTAAAAAAGATTTTAGTGTGTTTGGTGAGGCATTTGAATTTTTATCTGATTATTTTCAAGAAAATCAGTCGTTCCCTCCCAGAGCATTACTTTATAAAAAATTTCCAACAAAGGAAGATAAAGATACTGGCAAAATAATATATGGATTAGACCCAAATGCGGTTGATGTCTCTCTTGATTATTCAATAGAACAATTTGGGCAACAAGTGTTATTTAGAAAAGTAATGTTATCGTTTAAAAATAATGAAAAGTTATTAAAAGAAAATCCATTTCAAGCGTTTCCGAAAATAATGGATAGTCTTAATAATGTAAATATAGATATTCAAGAAGATATAGAAGTATTTGACTCTGGTTCAGAAGATAGATATGATGAGTATGGCAAGAGAAAAGAACTAAGAAATAGTGGAATTAAGACATTCGGGATACCAACGATATTTAGGAGTCTTAATTCCACTGGCACTGGGTATATGCCAGGAGAATCTATTACATTTTTTGCTAGACCGAAAGTAGGTAAAACATGGATAGCTGTTAAAAGTGCGGTCATAGCGTCAAATGCGGGGTATAGAACTTTGTTTATTTCTGCAGAAATGCCACTTAGACAAATAAAAACAAGAACAGAGGTAATAGCTGGTAATTCTGCTGGTTATAAATTTTCTTACAATGGAATAGAAAATGGAACTCTCTCTAGAGAAGAAGAAACGGAATATAAAAGATTTCTAAAAGAATATGATAAAAAGAACATGTTTGCTTGCGATCATTTAAGAGAAGATACATTTAATATAGGGAGCGTAAGAAATCTTATATCAAAATATTCCCCAAGTTTTGTCGTGATAGATGCAATACAACTTTTTGGTTCTGGTGAAAAAAGTGTCTGGGAGAAAATGACAAGTTTATTTTATGGTGTAAAGAATATTTGCCTCTCTAAAAATATTGTTGCTTTAGTTACAACACAAGCTAATAGAAATGCTAATGATTTATTTATTCCGCCAACCGTAAGTGATGTTTCTTTTAGTGATGGTGCATTACAATCTTGTGACATGCTGTTTTCTGCCTGTTTGGTGGATGGGACGGACGAAAGGTTGGTACAATTTCAAACGGCGAGAAGTAGAGAGGCTAAGTTCAACAAGCGTGAAACTCCTAATGATGTAACTTATTTAAAATTTAATGTTAATGAAGGCATAATAGAAGAAAAACCTGAAGAGGAATTTTAAATGAATAAACTAAAAAACAGAACTAGGCTTTGTAGTACAATTAATACTAAGATTGTTACTGATCTTCGTGAACTTTCAAAAATGACCAGAATTCCAGTTTCAAAATTTTTAGACGAAGCTATAGAAGATTTGATTGTAAAACATAAATCTCATTGAACTTTTATATATTATCTAAAAAGTATCATATACTAACATATAATATGATATAATGTAATTGTAATAAAAAATTACAAGGAGTTATATCAAAAATGAAAGTTTGTAGTAAATGTAAAATTAAAAAAGATGAAAGTGAATTTTATAAACATAAAAATAAAAAAGATGGATTAAAAAACTTATGTAAAGAATGTTCTTATCAAAATAAAGAAAGTAAGGAGTTTTGTTGTTTGTGTGGTTGTGGAGAAAGATCAATAACAAAGGTTAATGCTAGATTTTTAAATAAAAAACATTATCACAAATGGTTAAGAGAGAGTGTAAAATTAATTGAACATCCTTGTGAATGTGGTTGCAAAGAATTAACAAAAAACGAAAGATTTGTAAAAGGGCATAATGCAAAAGTAAGAAATATAACAGAAGAGACAAAAAAGAAAAGTTCTGAATCTAAACTGGGTAGTAAAAATCCTATGTATGGCAAAAGACATACAGAAGAATGGAAACAAAAACAAAGAGAGTTTATGCTAAGTGGGGATATGGCATTAAAAAATCGTGATATGACAATAAAAATGTTAGAAGAGGGTAAAATAGGATGGCAATTAACAAGACAGGCCAAAGAAGGTTCATATCCAGAAAACCTATTTAAAAATTTTTTGACTGATTTGGGGTTACAAGAAAATATTGATTTTACAAGAGAGTATCATTTATTAAGATATTCGTTGGATTTTGCTTTTTTAAAATATAATTTTTATGTTGAAATTGACGGAAAATTTCATTTAGATGAAAAACATATTTTGCATGATAAAAAACGTAAAGAAGATATAAATTTGTTGGGATGGAATGAAATAAGAATAACTGTTACCAATTTGAGATTTATTCTTAGAGAAATTTATAAAAATATAGATAAAGAAAAGATATTAGAGCTTTTAAAATATAAATTACAAAACAATATTTTTATTTTTTTTAATAAAATATCTGTTATTGGTAGATTTGATAGTGGAATAATATTAGATTTTATATATGAATAATAGTAAAATAGAATTTATTGTATCTATGGGAATTGAAATTGTTAATATTACAAATAATGAAATATTGTGTCGGTGTCCTTTTCCAGAACATGAGGATAATAATCCATCATGTTCTATAAATATAGATAAAAATTTATATAATTGTTTCGTTTGTGGAGGAGGAACTTTAGAACAACTTGCTATAAGACTTGGTTTTAAGATTGGTAATGATTTTCAAAATATCCAACCAGAAAGTTTATTTGATATAAAAGAAGATAACTATAAAGAAGTAGAAGATATTAATATTCAATTACCAGAAGTAAAATTCCCGTTTCAAATAACAGGAGATGCCCCAGAATTTATATATGAAAGGGGCTTTACCAAAGGTTATATTGACAAACGATTTGAGATGTGCTATAATACATCAACTGGTTCTTTGATACTTCCTATAAGAGATTCTAACAAAAGAATTGTCGGTTGGGTTTCAAGAAGGCCAAACGGTATAGAACCTAAGTATTTATATTCACCTGTTGGATTTGAGAAATCAAAAGTATTGTTTGGGGAACACTTACTAAGAAAAGAACAAAATTTTGTTTGTGTCTGTGAAGGGCCACTAGATGCAATTTGGTTAGACCAGCACGGATATAATGCAGTTGCAATTTTAGGAATGCAACTTTCGGAAACTCAACAAAGAAGATTAATAAATTTACAAAAGGGGGAATATATTATATGCCTGGATAATGATAAAGCAGGGAGAACTGGTATTTATGGTTATAGAGATAAACAAAAACAATATCATCCTGGTTTTATATCAAAAATGAAAAAATATGGTTTATTAAGTGTAATAGATTTACCAGAAGATAAAAAAGATGTACAAGACATAAGAGATTTAAAACAATTAGTAGATATTATTGAAAAACGAAAATTAGTATATTAAGAAAGAAGGAGTAAAATAAAAAATGGGAATTAAAAACTTACAACAAAAGGCTGAAGAAAGAGCAAATGCAAAAACAACAAAACGTAAAGATTTATGGTTAAAAAATGGTGATGATGCTAGAATAAGTATTTTAACAGATGAAAAAGAAGATGAAAATGGTAAAGTTGTAGAAGATAGATATTTCGCATCATTTTATGTGAGACGTGCAAAAGATGATCATGGTTATGATAAGAAATATTTTCTAGTTGAAAAAAGAGAAGATATTCCACAAGAATATAGAGAACAAAAAGGTGTTGTTGCAGAACAATTAGGTTTTTGGTGTTATGTTTATTACATTTTACACGAAACAAATGTAATAAAAGGTAAGGTAATAGAGGAATGGAAGAAAGTTAAACGTGGAAATTTAGATAGATATCGTGAAGAAGTAAATGATTTTAGAATTTATTTTGGTGGTGTAGGTAAAGATAGATTATTTGAAAGTAGCTTAATTTCTATTGATATGGAATTTAGTTTACCTAGTATTGTTACCAGTTTAAGAAAAATAAAAACTGGTGATAGTACCGTTTATGCCTTGAAAGAAACGTCAGATAAAACTAATATCCCAGAAGAAAAAATGGGGGAAGCTAAAAATTTACCATCTGTTATTGAATATGCAAAAGAACATTTGGTGGAGTGGGTTTCTTCAAAGAAAACAGAGGAAGGCAGAGATTCAACTAATGAAGAAACTATAGAAGATACAGAATCTTTATTTTAAATAAAATTGGTGTGTGAGTCGTTTTGATGTATTAGCTCTTATCACAATCTAATATCTTAAGGAAACATTAAATAGCTGCACGAGTAGACAGCCAATTTATTTAAAAAATATTGGTGCTGGAATAATACAGTAAATTAAAGGCGTGAGTTGTCTTACGAAACGCCGTACAGAGATAACAGTTTTAGAGTGAAAGAATCTAAACCAGTATAATATCATTCCAAAATGATATAAAACTTTTGTTATCGTATTTTAAGGTGTGGCTGAATATAAAATATGGACGATTATTATAATAAAGAAGTATGGATAAATAAAGAAGTATGGATAACTACGGTAAAAGATAGTCTATCTCAGTGTAAAGATGATGAAAATTTACGTAATTTTCTCTTATTGTTGTTGGATGTTTTGACACATGCCGAAGAGGAGTTAGAAGAGGCATATAAAAAAGATTTAGAAATATTGGAAAGGAAAAATAATGTTAAAATAACAGGACATAGAGGATTTCATATAACATTTGAAAATGGTTGGACAGCATCGGTACAGTTTGGTGCTGGAAATTATTGTTCAAATCACGATAATTGGGATTTTGATGCTCCAAAAAAATCTGATAGATGGGAATCATATGATGCGGAGATCGCAGCATGGCCTAAAAATGGTAAAATGATTGATTTACAAAATGGTGATAGTGTAGAAGGTTGGGTTTCTGCAGATAATGTATTGGTATTTTTAAATTGGGTGGCTGGTGATGATCATTCTAGCCCACCACAAAATCTTAGAGGATAGATGAAAAATTCAGATAGTTTTTTTATGGATTTAGCTAAGAGAGCAGCAGACCAATCTAGATGTTTATCTAGAAAATGTGGGGCTGTTATTGCTTTTGGAAACGATCCCATTTCTTTTGGTTTTAACGGGCCTCAAAAAGATTTTCCAAATCCTGGGACAAAAGAGTTTAATAATATTTTTATTGATAAATATAATTTAAGACCAGGACAAATAAATAAACTAGAAGAAGGAATATGTCCAAGAAAAATAATTGGGTATGCGTCTGGAGAAGGAACTAATTTTTGTCCATGCAGCCATGCAGAAAAAAATGCAATATCTAATGCTGCTAAATTAGGAAGAGCGATAAACAATTGTTCTATTTATATCTATGCAGAAGTTTCATCTTGTATGGAATGTGCAAATAGTGTGGTTGGTGCTGGTATAATAGAGGTTATTATGGATAGTTTAGATAGTTATGAAGGGTATGGTTTTAGTGGAATAGATATATATAAAAATTGCGGTATAAAAATAAGAAAACCTAATTATGTTAACTAAATATTTACAAATAACTTTTAGTGATAATAAAACATATTTAATTCCAGCATATATAATAGTAAAACCTAAAGCCCAATATTGGACTGAAAAAGATTTGGAAAGAGAAAGAAAATCAAAACATTATCCTAATGATATAGATATACAAAAAATGTATGACGATAATTTTAATGCGATAATGGATGATGATTATGAAATAAAAGAGTGGGCTTCAAATAGTATGAAATGGGAAGATATGAAAGATTTTGCTATAGAAATAGAAAATAGTTATATAATAGATTATGATAGAGATTTTATTAATACTGAAATGAAAGTTATAGAAAAATAATGATAAAATTTGTAGACATACACAACCACACCATGTTTTCTAGTCTCGATTCCCACCCCAGTCCTTTAGAATCTGTAAAAAGAGCTAAAGAAATTGGACGTGATAGTTTGGCTATTACCGATCATGGGACGATTAGTGGTTGGGTACAATTTGATAAGGCGTGTAAAGAAAATAAAATAAGAAATATCTTTGGAATTGAAAGTTATATTGTTACAGATATAGAAAAAATGAGAGAAGATAAAATAAGAGAAAAATCTCATATTACTATATTGGCGCAAAACGAAAAGGGATATAGAAATATCCTTAAACTTGCTTCTTTAGGTTTTTCTGAGGGGTTTTATTATAGAAGTACAATAGATACTAAAATGCTTTTTGAACATCAAGAGGGGCTTATTGTTTTGTCTGGATGTTGGACTGGATTTGTTCAAAAAGAATTAAGAGAAAATAATATAAATGGTGCTACGAAAATTGCACAGGAGTTTAAATCTGTATTTGGAGATAGATACTATTTAGAAACACAACATTTTCCACTATTTAAAGACACAATAAATGGACTAGAATATGTTTCTGCACAATTAGATATACCAATTGTATTAACTTGTGATCCTCATTATTTGACCGCTGATCAAGCAGAAGTGCAAGAAATTCTTCATGCTATTAGAGATAGAAGAACTTTTGATGCTAATCAAATAATTTATGGTGCTTATCAATGGCCCGCAGAAGAGTTATTTGAAGCGGTAAAAACTTTATCTCCTAATTCATCTTGGGAAAAATATTTTGAGAACACATATAATGTTTCACAAAGAATAGATGTTATACCTATGATAAAGGGTGGTTCGCCTAAATATAACACAGACAATAGTTATGAATTACTCAAACAATGGTCTTTAGAAGGATTTAATAAACTTAGTATAAAAAACGAAGGGATATATAAAGAAAGATTTGAAAAAGAACTAGATGTAATAGCTAAATATGGTTTTTGTGATTATATTTTAGTAATCGCAGATATTGTAAAATGGGCTAAATCTCAAAATATATTTACAGGCCCAGGAAGGGGGAGCTCTGCAGGTAGTCTTATTTGTTATTTGACTGGTATCACAACAATAGATCCAATAAAACATGATTTGTTATTTGAACGTTTTTTGCAAGAAGGAAGGAAGGAGCCTCCTGATATTGATGTTGATTTTGACATGGATAGACGTGATGATGTCAAAGAATATATTTCTTCTAAATATGGGAAAGATAATGTTTGTAATATTGGGACTTTTGGATTTTTCAAAGGTAGAAGTGCTTTAGATGATATCAGAAGAATTTATGAACTTCCAACAGAAGAAATAAATTTTATTAAGCCAGAAATACCAGAATACAACGAAAGTGATGAACGTGGAAATTCTACTATAAAAGAAATGTTTTCAAGTTCTGATAAAGCAAAAGAATTACTTAAAAAATATCCTATGCTTAAAAAGGCTGAATATATAGATGGTCATGTAAGACAAATGGGAGAACATGCTTCTGGTGTCGTTATATCTAATATTCCACTTACAGATATTATTGCTATTTATGAACGAGAAAAAGATGATAAAATAACACAATTTAGTTGTTTTGACATGAATGATAGTGCAGATTTAGGACTTCTTAAGGTTGATATTTTGGGTATTACTGAACTTACTGTTATTTCTGATATATGTAAACTTATAGGAATATCACTTGATGATTTATACAAAATTCCAATAGATGATAAAGAAACTTTATTAGGATTTAAAAAAATAGATACAGATGGAATATTCCAATTTAGTGGGTATGCTACTAAAAAAGTTTTACAGGGGTTTAAAAATCTTAATTCTTTTGATCAATTAGTCGCAACAGTAGCCTTAAGTCGTCCTGGCCCATTAGAGTCTAAAATGACAGAAAAATATATTAGCGGTGCTAATGGTTTTAAAGATAATAGTTATACTTGGAATCCTATATTGAAAGAAATTGTTAAAGACACATATGATGTTCTTGTTTATCAAGAACAGATTATGTATGTCTGTAATAGATTAGCTGGGATGAACTGGTCTGATACTGATAAAATTAGAAAACTAATGGGTAAAAAATATGGTGATGAAGATTTTGAAAAATGGTTTATACAATTTAGAGATGGTTGTTCTAAAAATGGGGTAACTGAAGAACAGGCAAGAAAACTTTGGGATGATATTAAGAAATTCGGTGGGTATGCTTTTAATAAATCTCACGCTGTTTGTTATGCTTTGGTGGCATTTTGGGGAATGTATTTTAAACAACATTATCCAATCCAATATTATTGGGCTAGACTTTCTAAAGAAAAAGATGAAGAAAAGATAAAGGCTATAGCACAAGGAGCAAAAAGAAAAGGACTAAGAGTTCTAAAGCCTAGATTGGGTAAAAGCGAAATGTATTGGAAGATTGAAGATGATAAAACATTACGTGCTGGACTTACTTATCTAAAAGGTATTGGTGAAAAAGCAGCGCAGGGTTTGATTTCTGGAAATTATCTTACAGAACAAGATTTTGAAACAAAGAAATATAGAGCGGTAACAAAACGTACATTTGAAATTTTGAAAGAAAATGATGCGTTTGTAAAGGTAGAAGTGTAATTTGACAATTATAAGATTATGTGATATAATTTGAGTTACTAAATAGAGAAAGGAAATTGAAATATGCCACAATTGTCTGTAGAAGTTGGATTAACATTAAGTTTTGGTTCTTACCAGAGTGGAAAGATAAATATACAAGTTGGTGGAATAGATACTAGTAAACCAATAGATGAACAATTAAAAGAAGTAAAAGATGTCTTTCCTAATGTTTGGGATGTAGTAATAAAAAAAGTTGATGAAAGTTTTGATAATCTTGAAAAAGAATTTAAACTAAAAACGGAAAAGAGAAATTAATGCCACCTAAGAAAAAAGAAGTTAATTTAGATGAATTGTTTAAAAGTGGTGCTTTAAGAAAAGGTAATGATGATTATTTTAAATATGAAAGAATACCTTTTAATATAGAACCATTAGATAAACTTATTGGTGGTGGTTTACCCACAAAAAGACTTACATTATTAATCGGTGATAGTAATACTGGTAAGTCTCTTCTGGCATTTAAGGCGGTAAAATCTATTCAAGAAAAAGGTGGTACTGCTGCTTGGATTGATGCTGAATGGAGTTGGGATGCAGAATGGGCAAAAGAAAATGGAGTTAATATAGATGATGTTTTAGTTTCTCAACCAGAAAGCGGAGAGGTTGCATTTGATATAATCCGTGAACTAATGAGAAATAAAATTGATTTGGTTGTTTTAGACAGTGTCGCTGCATTAGTGCCAACAGCACTAAATGAAGAGGCACTAGCTCATTCCCCTATGGCAAATAGGGCAAGAATGGTAAATGACGGTATATCTCGTTTAATATCAAGTTTAGGCGAAGGAACGACATTACTGTTTATTAATCAATTAAGAGAGGGAATTGGCCCTTATGCACAAGATGTTACCCCTGGTGGCCTTGCACAGACGTTTTTTGCTCATATTATATTGCAGGTACGCAGAGATGGTTGGATAGAAGAAACAATTGGTGGAGAGAAAACTAGAGTAGGGTTTAATATAAATATCCGTCAAAGAAAAAGTAAAGTAAGGGGTGCATCTTACGATGATGTAGCTATTGCTTTTAGACTTAAGGGTGGAATTGATTTAATTGAACTTTTAATTGATGATTTTATAGATAAAGGATTGATTACAAAAGGTGGAACTTGGTATTTATTAAAAGATGGGACAAAAAAACAGGGAAGAACTGGACTGAAAGAATATTTTATTTCAAATCCAAATGCTTTAGAATTACTTAAAAAAGAAGTTGAATCAATTGAACCGTCCGAATAAAGATTTTACAAAACAAGAGAAATTGGTTGCTGAAGTTCTTAGTGAAATGGGAATAAGATATCAACAACAAAAAAGATTTTATAGAAAAGAACTAAATAAAATTGGGAAACCTAAAAATCCTTTATCTGTTGATATTTTCTTATCAGATGATAATGCAGTTATAGAGTGTGATGGTAAAACAGCAAATCATTCTAAAAAAGCTAATGAAAAAAGAGACGAAGAATTATTATCTTTAGGTGTAGAAAAAATAATACATATAGTCTCTTATGAAAAAGAAGATATAAAGAAAGAGTTGGAAATTTATTTTGGGAATTAAGGCATTACGCCAAAAAAATGGATACAGTCAAATAGATGAGTCAAGAGAAATATGGTTAGAGAAACAAATAGAAGATGCGTTATCGGAAAATGGTAATATCCCTAGAGGGGGTTATTTTCAAGTAAGTTCTATTGGCTATTCTTGTCATAGATTATTGTATCTTCATTATCATGGACTTTTATTACCAGAAAAAATAAATGGTAGGACTAAAAGAATATTTGATCATGGTAATATAACCCAAGATAGATATGAAGCCTATTTCAAAAAAATGGGTTATTATGAAGATAAAGAGGTAGATGCAAATATAGAAAATCCTCCTTTACACGGTAGAGCAGATTTTATTCTTAATATAAATGACAAAAGATATATTATAGAACTTAAGACCATAAATGATGCGGAATTTAGAAAATTAGATAAAATGGCTAAACCAGAGCATGAAATACAATTACAGGTTTATCTTAATGTCCTGGATATAGAAAAGGGAAGTGTATTATATGAGGATAAAAATACACAGGAAATAAAGGCTTTCTCTCAAAGAAAAAATAAAGAAAAATGGAACAAAATAGTAGAAAAATGCAATTATGTGATGGGGCTAAAAGAAATTCCAGATATAAAATCCGTAATACATGATGCTAGGTTTTGCAGATGTATAAATTACCAAAATAATGAAAGTTTTGACGACGTTTTATGAAATTAGCTGAAAATCAAGTAATAGTAAAGAATGAAGAGACTAATGAGAAATTAGTTTATACTATTTCAGATAGTGAAGATATGGCTTTGATGATGAGAAGAGGAGAGAAAGATGAAGAAGGTAATATAGTTTTATCTTACCCACAAATATCTTCTCTTAAAAAATGGAACATAGATACTGTTTTAAATGGAATAGAAAAATTTGTAAATCAATTAAAAGTTCCAGAAATAACTAAACCTAAAGATAATGAAGAACTCTTAGATATTAATAATTTTGCTGAATGTTCGAATGATGAATTAGAAAAACTATTGATACAGTATGGTGCTTTTAGGGGATACATAGAGAGTCAGTTATCTTTTGTCGGTAGTAAAAAAGGTGTTTTAGAAGCTACATTTGAAGAAATGTTAAATAAAGCAACTTATTTATTGTCATTAGAAGAAAGCGAAAAAAGGAAAACAAAAGAACTTTTAAGGGGAGAGGCAATAGATAAAAATCCTCAACTTAAAAAAATAAGACAAGATTTAATAGAATGTGAAGGATTATATACTAGAATTAATGGTCTAGCTATATCTTATAAGATATTGTGGGAAACAGTTTCTCGTATTATTTCTCTAAGAGCTTTAGAGAAGCAGGTGTATTAATGGTAATGAGAAAAGAAATAGATATATTTAGTCATAGAACTCATCTTAGTTATGATGTTTTTAGTTTACAATACAATTTAATAAAAGAAGATATGGTAAGACAAAATTATGGTGAGGTTTTATGGCAAAGACTTCATGTAAAATTAGAATCTGGTGATATTCAAGATATATTTGATAAAATAAAAAAAGATTATATATGTAAGACATCTTTTATTTCTAATAATGAACAATATTGTTTATCTTCTTTGTATAATATTTTTTATTTTTCTAGAAAAAATAAAACAAAATCAGATTATTATGATGAAAATGAGCCTTATGTTGTACAAGAACAAAAAGAATTAGAAGATAGCAGTGAATTTGATTTTGAGCTTTGTACAAAAGATAAAAATTTATTTAAAGATATAAAACAGAAACTAACAGAATATGGATTTAAAATAATAAATTCTTTTTCATATCAAGGTGGTTTTGTCCCAATCACATTTGCTTATTTAAAACCAGATGGTATTGTTTATAATACTCACGAATTTGATAAAGTCCCATTTGCTTCTATAAAACAGAACTATGAAACGAATGTAATAAATAAAATAGAAAAATTATTTAAACAATTAGAAGATACTCAAAATGGGATAGTTGTTTTACATGGGATACAAGGTTCTGGGAAAACTTGGTTAGTACGTTCTATATTAACTGAAATGAAAAAAAGACGTGCAGTTGTTTGCTCCCCTCCTATGGTATTTCTTAATGATGCGGGTAAGTTAGATAATGTAATGTCTAATTTTAAAAAATCTTTACTTGTTTTTGAAGATATTGGTGATTTACTAACAATGGATTCGTCATCAAATCATATTGATGCAAGAGCAAATCTTCTTAATGTTAGTGAAGGATTATTATCTTTAGTTGCAGATAGTATTATTCTTATTACATTTAATACAGATATTAAAAAAATAGACCCAGCTATAATTCGTCCTGGTAGATGTTTGGCTAATATAGAGGTTGGAAATTTATCTTTTGAGCATTCACAAAAATTGGTAGGTGATATAAAATTATCTAAAAGAGAGTACACTCTAGCTGAAATATATCAAATAAAAAACGGAGAAGATCCAAATAGTTTAAATGAAGTGAAAGGAAAGATGGGATTTTAATTTATGGATGAGAATAGATTTATTAATATGTATAATGGTGGTGCAAATATAGACTTAAGAGAAATATTAAAGCAGATGATTACTGTAGATAATTTTAGATTACATTCGGGCAAAGAGGCATTATTAAAATTTGATATAGATAAGCTAGATAAAGAAATATGCGAAGATATTTTTATTTATGGTATGAGTAATAATGTTTATATTCCAGGTGTGATAATGAGTGGTGCGTCTAGATTTATTAAAAAGGGAACAAAACATATACAAATCTATCCAGATATTCCTGATTTTAATTTATATCTACCATTTGGTTATAATATTTCATTAGAAAACAGAAATGTTTATCTGATTGATGATGTTGTCACAACTGGTAATGCAATGGATAGCGCACAGAAAATATTAGAAAATAATGGTTTTGTTGTGAGCGGGAAAATTTGTTTATTAAATCGTGGAAATTATAAATGTAAGAGTTTAATAAATAGAGAACAAATGATGGAATGGTTAGGATTATAGAAATGCCCAAACTTTATAATAAAAATATTAATAAAGATATCCCTAAAGAGGCTATTTATGTGGGGCGTCCAACAAAATTTGGTAATTTGTATTCTCATTTATCTGGGACACTAGCTAAATATAAAGTTAAAACCAGACAAGAAGCTATAGATAGATATAGAGAATATATTATGGGAAATCCAGAATTGTTGAAAGCAGTAAAAGAAGAATTAAAGGGAAAAGATTTAATTTGTTTTTGTGTTCCATTAGCCTGACATGGAGAAATTTTATTAGCAGTTGCTAATAAAGATTAAATGATAAATATTAATACAGAAACTATGGATAAAGATTCTCTATTCTATATTATACAAAATTGGTTAAAAAGTCGTAACATAGGGTTTTTGTTAAATTTTTATATTATAAATGATATAAACACGAGTCAGATAATAATAATATTTGAACTAAAAGAAAACTCAAATATAAAAACAGAATTAAAAATAGCGCAAAAAGAAATTTTTGAAAATAGGGATAATTTATATATTTATTTGGATACAATCTTAATGGATGTCTTGGTAAATTGGTTATTTTATTGAAGTAAGATGAACGTAATCGGGATTGATTCGGCTAGTAATAGGATACATTGTACAGTTTTGGATGAAAATGGGAAATTACTTTTACAAAAAAAATGGGAGACAAACAAAAAAGATATAAATGAAAAGTTTTATGACTTAATAGAAAAATTGGAAGTTGATGTAAATAATGGATTTTTTGATAACGCAAAAGTTTTAATAGAAGCACCTATTTATATTCAAAATTTTCTTACATCAAGAAGTTTGATACAGATAATTTCTGGGATAAAACTTACATTAAAAAATAGAGGGATATTGGTAGAAGAAGTGGGGAACACAACATGGAAGAGATTAATTCCTGGGCTAAAGGGTAATTGTAAAAAGGACGATATAAAGAAAAAAGCAATAGAAATTTTTGGTTTATCAGAATCTTTAGATCAGGATTTTTATGATAGTGCATTAATTGCTTTATCTGGAGTTATAAAATGAATAATTATTTTGTAAATGAAAAAGGACAAATAATATATTATGTAACTATTACTACAAATAATACTAATAGTAGTGCTTCTTATACAGAGAAGTTAATTGAACTTATGGAAGATAAAAAACAAGAAGAGGATAAAATAAAAGAACCAGAAATACCAGTTACAGAAGATGGGGAAATCAAAAGGAAAATAATTATTTAATGAGAATAAAAGATACTAATATAATCTTAGATGATTATGATTTAGAAGCGTTTTTTAGATTACCGCATATAAGAGATAATTTAATAAATAATATATTAAAATTACAATCACAAGAAATAAAATGGGAAGATATAAAGATTATAATTCCTAAAGATTTTAAGGTTTTAGATATATCAATGGAAAAGGAGAAATAAGTAATGGCAAATAATAAACTAAAATGTATAAACCCATATTGCACAAGTAAAGCAGTCTCTGGGAATAAGGTATATTTAATATGTCGGATTTAAAAAACAGAAAACGAATTTGCACTTCAATTGATATTGGAATTATTAATAATTTACAAGAACTTTCAAAACAGACCAGAATAACAATGTCAAAACTTTTTGATGAAGCAATTTTGGATTTAATACAAAAATATAAATAAAAACATTTCTTCTTTTATAATTATGTGGTATAATATAAGTATACATAAGATTGTATAAGGAGAATAAAAATGAAAGTTTGTAGTAAATGTAAAGTAGAAAAAGAAGAAAGTGAATTTGGTAAATTAAAAAGAAGTAAGGATGGATTATATGGAAGTTGTAGAGAATGTAATTATGATTATTATTCTTTGAAGAAATATGGATATATAAAATTAAAAGAACAAGAAATAATAGTTGAAAGTGATTTTAAAATTTGTTCTAAATGTCATATTAAAAAAAATAAGCCAGAATTTTCAAAAAATAAAAAATTTATAGATGGCTTACAGAGAATATGTAAAAAATGTTATAGTGATTATTGTTTTATAAGAAAGTATGGTTTTGTTCCAGAAAAAATAATTATTACAGAAGGATTTAAAATTTGTTATAAATGTAAAATTATAAAAAATAAAAATGAGTTTGGAATATTGAAGATGTCTGTTGATGGTTTAAATTATCTATGCAAAGATTGTAAAAATAATAGTTCCAATATATATAGAGAACAAAAAAGAATAAAAAAATATTGTAAGTGTGGATGTGGACAAAGATGTTTGCGTTATTATGTCCCAGGTCACGGAAAAACTAGAGAAAGACAAAAAGTAAAATATAATAAAGTAAGTCAATTAACAAAAGAAAATATAGAACTAATAAAAAGCGGTAAATATTCTTTAATGGAATTATCTAAAATTTTATCTTTTTCTTTTGGTTGTATAAATTATTTTTGTAAAAACGAAAATATAAAAATACCAATTATTGATAGAAAAAGATATTTAATAGGAGAAAAATTTGGTAGATTAATAGTAATAGATATAGATATGAATAAGAATATTGTGAGATGGAAATGTCAATGTGATTGTGGAAAAATAAGTTTTGTAAGAACAAAAAATTTATTAGATGGTATTACGATTAGTTGTGGTTGTTATTTAAAAGAAATTATGTCTAAAAGAATGAAAGAATTTTATAAAAATAATCCACCCCCAAATAATCCTTTGGGAAATTTTTACAAAAAAGATTATAGATTTTCAAAAGAACAAAATAAAATAATTTTAACAAGGAGTTCTTGGGAAACAACAACGATAGACTATTTTAATAAGTTTAATATTAAATGGTTGTATGAACCAAAAGGATTTTTATTGAATAATGGACATCGTTATTTTCCAGATTTTTATTTACCAGAATTAGGGATATATTTAGAGATAAAAGGATATATGGATAAAGGAAGTAAAAATAAAATAGATGAATTTGAATTGTTATATCCCAAAGAAACACTTATGATAATATTGAAAAATGGATATGAAAGGATAAAAAAAGAATTAATAAATGAAAAATAAATGTATTGTCCCAGATTGTAATAATACAATTTATCAACAAAGTAAAATTTCTATGTGTTTTAGGCATACAGATTTTACACATTTCCTAGTTTGGATGTTACCGCAAATTCTTGATATAAAAGAGAAACCAAAAGAACAAAAAATAGAAGAAAAGAAAGAAGTTCAAATTTGGACTCCAGATAGTGGGCCAAGTGGGATGATTAGATAATTTACTTTACAATAGACTAAAAGTATGTTATAATAGAAAGTACAAAAGGATAAAAATTAAGATATGAATAAAGAAGAAAACAAATGTTTATTATATGGGGAAGAATGTAAATTACCGACACATGAAACTTGTAATTTGTTATTCTGGGATAATTGCAAAATAATTTTTTGTAAAGAATCTGGTTGTGTTTATAATAAAGATTTAGACCAGGGTAAAAGAATAAAACGTGGTGGAATGGTTGTTGGTGGTGGTCATTATTCTGAATTTGAAGCACCATATAAAGGTATATGTATAAGACCAGAAGTTGGCTTTACAACTAAAGAAAATGGAGATGTGGTTTGTAATTTTAGAAGTATGAAAAAATGGGGTAAAGGTGTAAATTTAGATAGATTTTTAGACCATTCAGGAATGCCCTATGGCGGCAACATATCCAATGCACCTAACATAGACGGGATAACTGGGGATTTATATCCACGTCCTAGCGTTGAAGAAAAACTTAAACCAATTACATAGAAAATGAAATATCCAGAAGAAATAAAAAAAAGAGCTTATGAATTATATATAGAAGGTATTAATAATCAGCAAGTTATTAGTAAGATAGATGAAGAATTTGATGCTATCATAAAATCAGAAACAATAAATTCTTGGGCAAAAGAAGGAGATTGGAAAACAACCCGTGCATTAGCAAGAGCTAATGCATATAATGATGTAACTACCAAACAAACACAAACATTAGCTGATTATGCTCGTAATCAATTAGAGCATATGGATAAGCTAAACAAAATAACGGTTAAAGCTAACGAAGAATTAGAATACCTACCTTTTGAAAAAGCTGAAGGTGCGGCAAAAGCAATTGTTGATGCATCACAAGCATATAATAAGTTGGCAAAAGGGATAATAGAAATGAAATTCGTTGAAGCTTTAATTAATGTATTATTGGAGGAAATCCCAGATGATCCAGAATTACTCAAAAGGATACAGATCAAGCTACAAAAGATTTTACAAGAGGAAATATAATCCTATACATTATATAGGACAATGTTCTTTTTGTTTAGATATTTTTTCAATGTATATAGATGATATAGAAGGTATAGAGCCTTTTTTGTTTACATTTTTTGAATATGGCTCAATGCCAAACGAAGTATTTGAATCTTGGATAAAAAGAAATAGTGTGGTATTAAAATTTAAAATACAGGATGGGGATTTAATTCATAAATGTGGTGGGCGGGTAAAACTCTGGACTATGAATAAATTTTTTAGATAAGAATGTCTGATTTAATAACAGTTGAAGATGCAACAAAATTAATAAATGATAGATTGGTTAATAGGCCAAGTATTAAAGTTGGGAGTTTTGAAGAATTTCTTGTAAATATTTTTTCAAAAAGTTTTGATAAACCAGAATATTATAAATTATGGCACTGTGGATATATCGCAGAAAAAGCAGAATATGCTTGGGAAAATCATAAAGATATAGTTTGTATGGCTCCAAGATATCATTGGAAAACAAGTATATTATGCCAGGCATTTCCTCTCTGGATATTTTTAAAAACATTAAAAGATACTAAAAATTTAAGTGGCATATTTATGTCATATATAGAACCTCTTGCTCAATATCATTTAAGGGAAATGCGTAGACAAATATCTGATAATGAACAACTAGGAGAGTGGTTCAAAGATACAGAGAAAGATGCAGAATATTTATTTCGTTATATGGTTGGGAATAAACGATGTGAAATAATGTCTGGTGGAATATTTACTGCTAAACGTGGTGTTCATACAAATAGATTTGGTGTATTTGATGATATTTTAAAAGATCCCCAAAACCCACTTAATACATCTCAACTTGAAAAAATAGAGAATAGATTTTGGGGAGAGGCGTATAATATTCCAACTGGGGATCATATTATCCGTATTCTTACTGGAACTCCAATGGCACAAGATGATATGTTGATGAAAGCTGTAGATGATGATAGATTTGTCCCTATAGTATTAACCGCATTAAATCCAACACCAGATAGAAAGATTTTATGTCCAGAATTAACAACTGAAAAATATTTACTTGATTATCAAAAAAATAATCCAAGAGAATTTGCTACAGAATATATGATGATGCCATATTCTACTGCAAATTCATATATTACAGAAGAATCACTTAAACAATGTGAAAATTATGATTTGAAAAATTTAGATGAATATGAAAAGCACGAATTTGGTGATGATTGGTTTATTATTGCTGGTGCTGATATAGGAGTAAAAATAGACCCGACACATGTAAGTATATTTAAGGTAAATGAAAAAACTGGAAAAATGATACAAATTTTTCAAAAACTTTTATGGAATTGGGAACCAAATGATCAAGTTGAATATTTTAATTTATTGTCAGAAAATTTTAATATAACAAGAGGTTATTGGGATTCTACAAGACCAGAATTAGATGATAGAGGTTTAACATCTTGTTGGCACGGTCATGTTTTTGGAAGGACAAATATTGGTGTTCTTGCAGCTAATTATAGTAAAATAATAAATACTAAAAAAATAGAATATATGTTTGATATAATGCAACATACACAGATAATAAGTGTAAATGGAAATTATGATGCGCCAAGAACTAAAAAATATGGGCACGGAGAATGTTACGATGAACAAACAGAAGTTTTAACAAAAAAGGGATGGAAATTTTGGAAAGAAGTCATTTATGAAGATGAATTAGCCTCGTTAGATAAAGACGGATATTTGATATATGAAAAACCATCTAAACTTATTTCAGAAAATTATTCTGGCCAAATGTATCATCAAAAAAACAATCATGTTGATTTATTAGTTACACCAAATCATAATATGTTAGTTTCACGGAACAGTAAAGATTTTTCATTTTTTAATTTTAAAAAAGCGTCAAATATAATAGGTAAACAATATAGATATAAAAAATCTGCATTATGGAGGGGTAAAGAAAAAAATAAAGTTGAATTGGCTGGTGAATTATTAGATATTGATTTATTTTTAGAATTTTTAGGATATTCTATCTCAGAAGGATATTCATCTTATCATAAAAAGAAAGACGGAAGTATTAAAAATGCATATTTTAGAATAGATCAAAAAGATGGATGGAAAAGCGAAAAAATAGAAAATTGTTTCAATAAACTTCCCTGGAAATATACAAAGCATAATTATAAAAATAAAGATGCCCCATATTTTGAGATATATAATACTAGGTTATCTTTAGAATTAGATAATTTAATTGGAAGATATTCTTGGAATAAAAAAATACCAGAATGGTGTTTAGAATTATCTACAGATAAACTTAAAATTATTTTTGATGCATTAATGTTAGGGGACGGGACTCAACTTTATACAAATATAAGATATAGTACAACATCTAAATTATTAGCTGATCAATTTCAGGAATTATGTATAAAATTAAATTATGGATCAAATATTTATATGATAAATAATATTGGTAAAAAAGCTCCACATGGCTTTGTAAAACATTTAAAATATGAAATAGCTGTTTTGAAAAAAGAAAATATGCCTTATTCTAACAAAGTTAAAACAGACTGTTGGGAAAATTATAATGGTAAAATATATTGTGCAACCGTTTCAAATCATATTTTATTGGTGAGAAGAAACGGTAAGGCTGTATTTTCTGGAAATAGTTTTTTTAGTTCTTTGCTTGCTTGTAAGGCATATAGTGAATTGGTTGGGAATGTCGGTACACAGATTATGGGTAATGTACAAGATTTTGCTAATGTAATAGAAAATAATATTCCAGCGATAAGAAAACAAGTTCAAAGTGGTGCTGGTGAAGAGTTTTGCCCAGATTGTGGATTAGGATATCCTGCATATATAAAGGATAATAAATTGTGTCTCGTTTGTGGGTATGACGGGAGAATAATGGTAAATGGTGAAATAAAAAGGAAGATAATAATATAAATGGAGAAAAATAATTAAATGGCGACTTATGAGGATGCTATTAAAGATAGCCTACAATATTTTAATGGTGATGAATTAGCAGCAGATGTATTTGTAAATAAATATGCAATGCGTAATGAAAAAGGAGAATTTGTAGAAACAAATCCATCCCAAATGCATAGACGTATGGCAAAAGAATTTGCAAGAATAGAGAAAAATTATAAAGTAAAAGAAGAAGATAAATCAAAACTTTCTAAATATGGGCAAGAAAGAGAAGAATTAACAGAACAAAAAATATTTGATATGTTTGACCATTTTAATGGCCCGATTCCACAAGGATCCCCTATGGCGTTATTAGGTAATCCTTATGTTTTCGGAAGTTTAAGTAACTGCGTTACCTTTCCAGAAATATTTGATTCTTATGGTGGTATTTTTTATACAGATCAACAATTGGCACAGGCAATGAAAAGAAGGATGGGCGCTGGAATTAATATATCTTCTCTTAGACCAGAAGGAAGTAATGTGACTAATGCTGCTATGACTTCCACTGGTGCTGTTTCTTTTATGGAACGGTTTTCCAATACCTGTCGGGAGGTGGCGCAAAACGGAAGAAGAGGTGCATTGATGATTGCTATAGATATAAAACATCCAGATGTAGAACAATTTGCTTTAATTAAACAAGATTTAAAAAAAGTTACTGGGGCTAATGTATCTATCATTATCTCTGATGAATTTTTAAATTGTGTAAAAGAAAATAAAGAATTTACTCAACAATGGCCTGTGGATTCAGATAATCCACAAATAGTAAAAAAAATCAATGCAAAAAAACTTTGGGATACAATAATCAAGTGTGCGTGGACATCAGCAGAACCAGGATTAATGTTTGGAGATAAACACCATTGGTATTCTACTTCTTCTGTTTATCCACAATTTAAAAATCTTGTTTCGAACCCCTGTTCCGAAATAATGATGCAGGGTGGGGATAGTTGTAGATTAATTGCTATTAATTTATTTGGATATATTAGGAATCCGTTTACAAAAAATGCATGGTTTGATTATGAAAAATTTTATAAAGATAATTATGAATCTCAAAGATTAATGGATGATTTGGTAGATTTAGAATTAGAATCAATTGATAGAATACAAAATAAAATAGATTCAGATACAGAGCCAGATTATATCAAAAGTGTAGAAAGGGATACATGGAAATTATTGTATAAAAATGGTAAATCTGGACGCAGAACAGGATTAGGTTTTACCGCTTTGGCTGACGCTATTGCTGCATTAGGGTTTAAATATGATTCTAAAGAATCTTTAGAATTCATAAATAAAATGATGTTTATAAAATGTCAATCTGAATTTGAATCTTCTATAGATATGGCAGTGGAAAGAGGATCATTTGATGGATTTGATTCAGAAATAGAAAATACATCTTTATTTATTCAAATGTTAAAAAATGAATATCCAGAAATGTACGGGAGAATGATGAAATATGGACGTAGAAATGTTTCTATTTCAACTTGTGCCCCTACGGGGTGTTTAGATGCGGAGACGAAAATAATTACTGATATGGGAAATGTTTCATTAAAAGAAATTTTTGAAATAAATAACATAGATATCAATGATTTAAAAAATTTTAATAATTTGTGGTTTAATAATAAAATTGATTTATTTGTTTTTGATTTTAATAATCAAAAACAAAAAATAACAAAATTATATTGGAATGGGATAACAAAAGGTTATCAATTTAAATTTGATGATTTTTCTGTAATAAAGACATCTCAAACTCATAAATTTTTAGTTAAGATAAACGATAAAGAAGCAATTTGGAAAGAATCAAAAGATTTAAATATAGGTGATAAAATATTAAAACTTCAATAAAATAATAAAATGTTTACTAAAGCACTAAAGTATGATATAATATAATTAAGAATATTATAGGAGCTTTAGTTATGAGAAAAATAAATATATCTTTATATCCAACAAAATGGGCAGCATTATTATCGGAGTTTGGCGAAGAAGAAGCAATAGAAAAATATTGGAAATTTTGTAGAGCTTTTTTATTAGAAAAATATATTTTAAAATATGGTAAAGAAGAAGGAGAAAAATTATATTTAGAAAAAAGGAATAAAAGAGAATTTGGTATGTCTTTAGAAAGAAGTATTAAGCAGTATGGCATTAAAAAAGGGACAGAAGTTTATAATAATTGGAGAAAAAATGTAGCTGGTTCTTTGGATAATTTTATTAAACGATATGGCGAAGAATTAGGTAAAATAAAATATGATGATTTTTGTAAGAAATGTATAGTTAAAGATGAAATAAAAATAAATAAAGACTCTAAATATAATAACAGAAAACATAACACCAGAATATGTTATTATATTGAAAAAGGATTTTCAAAAGAAGAATCAGAAAAAATATTAGCAGAAAGACAAAGTACGTCTACTTTAGAAAAATTTATTAATATATACGGCGAAGAAAAAGGAAAAGAAAAATATATAGAAACTAATAAGAAAAAATCAAACTCTCTTGAAAATTTTATAGATAAATACGGTGAAATTATAGGTGATGAAAAATATTTAAAATGGTTGGAGATACAAAAACAATCTAAAAATAGAGAAGTTTTAATTAAAAAATATGGTATAGTTAAATATAATGAAATATGTAAATCTCATGCAATTACTTTAGAAAAATTAATAAAAAAATATGGGGATAAGAATGGGCTTGATAAATATATTAGCTGGTTAAGAAGCAGAATATTACCAGTATCTAAAATTTCTTTAGAATTATTTAATTGGTTATTTGATTTAATAATTAGTGATTTTAAATATATATATTATGGTAAAAATGAATATATGTTTTTTATTAATAGTGAAAAAATTAAAATGATAAAACCAGATTTTTATATAAAAGATATAAATTTAGCTATTGAATTTTATGGAGATTATTGGCATAGAAATCCACAAAAATTTAATAAAGATGAAGATATCTTAATAAGAGAAAAAGATAAAAAAAGAATTGAAATTGCACAAGAAAAATTTGGTGTTGAATTTATTATAATTTGGCAAAGTGATTTTGTAAAAGAACCAGAAATTGTAATAAATAGTTTATTGAAACAAATTTATCAAAAAAGGGGTAATTAATATGATGGAAAACATAATTAATATTTCAAATTTAAAATACGAAGAAATAGAAATAATAAGTAAACAAGATTGTATAGAATATACTATGGATATAGAAGTTGAGAATACACATAACTATTTATTAGAAAATAAAATAATTTCTCATAATAGTTTGTCAATTCTTTCTCAGACATCTTCTGGAATAGAACCAGTTTATTCTCTTTCTTATAAACGTAGAAGAAAAATAAATCCTAGTGATAAAAATATAAAAATTGATTTTGTAGACCAAAATGGAGATTCTTGGCAAGAGTATGTTGTTTATCACAATAAGTTAAAATTATGGATGGATTTAACTGGTAAAAATAATATAATAGACAGTCCATATTATAAATCTACAGCTATGGATATAGATTGGAAAAAAAGAATTGAAATACAGTCGGCAATACAATCTAAAATTACACATAGTATAAGCAGCACCCAAAATTTACCTAAAACAGTTACACCAGAAATGGTTAGTGATGTTTATTTTTTTGCTTGGGAATCTGGTTGTAAAGGGGCTACTATTTATAGAGATGGTTCTAGATCTGGTGTATTGGTAGATGAAAATGATACTGGAATTGTGCAAATAGAAAATATTTTTAAAGAAAATAATGCTCCGAAACGTCCTAAAATTTTGGATGCTGATGTAAATAGATTTATTAATAATAAAGAAAAATGGGTTGCTTTTACGGGACTTTTAAATAATAAGCCATATGAGATATTTACTGGTAAATTAGAGCAATTTCCAATTCCTCTTTATGTAGAAAAAGGTAAAATAAGAAAAAATAGCGGGATACAGGGGGAAGGGAGATATGAGTTTATTTATATAGATAAAAATGGGAATGAAATATCTATAAAGGGCTTAGGGACAGCTTTTAATAAAGAATACTGGGGATACGGTAAATTAATTTCGGCGGCATTAAGACATGGACAACCATTACAATATGTTATATCAACCGTACAGTCCCTTTCATTTACTAATGGAGAAAGTCCATTATCTTCTTGGCAATCTGGTGTCGCAAGGACACTTAAAAAATACATAAAAGATGGTACAGAAGTTCCTAAAGGAGAGGTTTGTTTACAGTGTAATAGTAAATTAGTATTTGAAGAGGGATGTATGAGGTGCAAGAAATGCGGTTGGTCTCGTTGTGATTGATTATGAAAAATGATCTAAAAACCAGAATACGAGTTAGTAATACCCTTGATAAAAGAACCGTTCTTCTTTTACAACAACTTTCAAAACAATTAAAAATTCCGATGTCCAGACTTCTTGATGAAGCAATTTATGATTTAGTACAAAAATATCAATAAAAACATTTCTTATATATAAAAAGTATGATATTATATATATAAGGAGAGTGAAATGAAATATGAAAGTTTGTACAAAATGTAAAATTGAAAAAGATGAAAGCGAGTTTAATAAAGGAAATGGTAAAAATGGCACTAGATCTTGTTGTAAAATATGTAAATCTAATTATCAATATATCAAAAAATATGGTTTTATCCCAGAAAAACCAATCATATTAGATGGATTTAAAAAATGTTCTAAATGTAAAATTATAAAAAGTAAGAATGAATTTGGTAAACTTAAAAATACAAAAGATGGATTAAATTATAATTGTAAATTTTGTAGAGTGGCAGAGATAAGAGAACTAAGAAGTAAACAGGTTAAAAATAATTTATGCCAATGTGGTTGTGGAAATTATTGCAAAAACAAATATGTATCTGGACATGGATGTAGAGGGAGAGAAGAATCTGAAGCGCAAAAAATAAAAATAGGGATAAAATCTAAAGGAAGAAAACAGCCAATAGAAAGTGTTATAAAAAGAGCAAATAAACAAAGGGGTAAAAAACATTCAGATGAGAGGAAGAGACATAATTCAGAAGGACATATGGGGCATGAAGTAACAGATAAAACGAGAAAATTGCTATCTGTTAGTATAAAACAATTATGGCAAGATGAGGATTATGTTAGAAATTTAATCAGGAAAAGCAGTATTTCCCCAAATAAAGCTGAATTATTACTACTAAAAATTTTAAGTTATAATTTTCCTAATAAATATAAATTTGTTGGAGATGGAAAATTGATTTTGGGAGGAAAATGTCCAGATTTTGTTGATGATGATAATAAAAAATTGATTGAATTATTTGGAGAATATTGGCACAAACCAGAAGAAGAAACACAGAGAATAGAACATTTTAGAAAATTCGGATATGAAACATTAGTTGTGTGGTATAATGAAATTAAGTCGGACAAATTATTAGATAAATTATTGAGTAAGTTAAATGAATTTATTTTATGAAGTGTAAAAAATGCGGATGGAATAAATGTGATTAGATTTAAATAACTAAAAAAATATGGTATAATATAATAAGGAGAATAAATTAAATGGGAGAAGCGAGAGCATTAGCAAAAAGTAAAGGATCTCCATATATGGTAGATATGGATAAAATTACAAAAACATGGAGAATTTATGATCTAAATGATCCTGTTTGGGATACATTGTCACAAGATGATGATTTACCTTTAGATGACCATCCTTGTGTTACCATCTTAACTGAAAGTGCATTTTTTGAATTAATGAAAGAGGCTAAAAATCTTAATTTACTCCAAAAAATGAATTTTTCAGATGAAGAAAAAAACACAGAAGAGGTAGATAGTTTAAAAAATGAATTATTAGTTAAAGATAAAAAAATATTAGAATTAGAATCTAAATTAACTATAACAGAAAGCGCACAATTAAAAATGAGAGGAATGGATAGTATTCTAAAAATAATTGGTATGGATGCTGTTCAAAAATAATAGAATATGGTTAAAAAGGTAAAAGATTTATTTCCAGAAATGTCAGAATTCAGTAAGGCTACTTCTAAGTTAAATGAAATTACTGAATTTGTTAATATAACAAAAGCTATAAATGAAACTGCTCAATCCCCAACGATAGGTAATGATGTTACCATGAACTGGGGTGTTTATGGTATTTATCAGGGGCCTGCAAGAATGCAGACATTAAGAGAATTTATTCGTTTATATGCAAGAGTTTCAGAAATTCGCGCCCCGATACAGCATGTAACTTCGGAAGTATTTAGAAGAGGGATAACCTGGAAGCCTCGTTTTGTTGTAAAATGTGAAAATTGTAATACAGAATATAGTGAAACAAAAGAATTATGCGAAAAATGCGGAAGCGAATCTTTAGTTAAACCAGATGAAAAACAAAAAGAGAGATTTAATTTATATTTAAATGATGCTAATATTTTTGATAATTCGTTTGAAGAAATATTAAAAGCATTTAATATTAATTTAGCGGTATTAGATGATGGTCTCCTTTATGTTGTAAAAGAGTATTTTAGTGATGATATTACGGGAAGTGTTCGTTCTAAAGTTATAGAAATAAGGAATATGAGTCCAGCCGATATAGACTTTGATCTAGACGCAAAAGGACTTCCTAAAAATAATCATTTTATTTGTTATTTACATAGAGATGAAGAAATTTCTTCATTACCTGGTAATTGTTTACAGTGCGGAAGAAAATTAGTTCCAGCAATGTATATCTTACATCATAGGGGAAAAGATGTCTATTTAACTGATTCAGAGATTATACATGCCTCACATTTAACCCCAGGTGAACTTTGGGGTATAAGTCCAGTGTTTACTATCATGGATAAAGCGATGACGTTAATCGGGATGGACTCAAATATGTATAATTATTTTTGGAACCGTAAAATGCCAGCCTGTTATGATGAACAAACAGAAGTTTTAACAAAAGATGGTTGGAAGTATTTTAAAGATATTGATTATAATAGTGAATTTATAACAATAGATGATGATAAAAATTTATTATATGAAAAACCCAATAAAGTATATGAATATGATTATAATGGAAAAATGTATTCTGTAAAGAATCATTATATAAATTTATTGGTTACACCAAATCATAGAATGATGGTTAAAAAACAAAGCGGGAGTGTGGGAAAGTTTTTTACTATTACGGCTGAAGAAGCAAAAGGTAAAAAACTTTATCATCTTCGTGGTGGGGCTAAATGGAATGGAGAGAATAAAGATAATTTTGTGTTAAGAGAAGGTTCCCATATTAATGGATATGTGGATGAAATAAATTTGTCTTATGTTGATTGGGCTAAATTTTTAGGTTGTTGGTATTCTCTTGGTTATATAGTTAATGGTAATCGTGTTTATTTATCTACTGGTAAAAATAAAGTTTATCTAGATAAAGTAATGGAAATAATATCTAATATAAAACTTAATTGGGTAAATGGTGATGCGAAAATATCAGCATGTAGTAAACAACTATATGATTGGTTATCTCTATATAAAATAGATAAAGTAAAACTATTAGATTATATCAAGTTATTGCCAATTGATATTCAAAAGATTTTCGTTGATACTGCTGTATCATTTTTACAAATTGATTCTAAGTATAATTCTAAACATAGAAATGAATTAAAAAGAAGTGTTGATAATTATGTTTATAATGATATTAAAGAATTTAATAATAATGAAAAATTTATTCTTCCTACTTTTAATAAAGAAGTCTATCACCCAGAATTAATTATTAATATGAATTCTTGGTTAAAATTTCTTGGTTATTATTTATCAGAAGGTAGCGTAAGAAAAACTTGTGTTACAATAGCACAAACAACACCAGATAAACGAATTATAATAGAAAAAGATTTAAATGAACTTCCTTTTAAATGGAGAGTAGATAAAGGTGGTTTTCATTGCGACGATGTAAGATTATCAAATTATGTAAAACAATTTGGTCATTCTGTAGATAGATTTATTCCCAAAGAATATTTATCGTTATCTAAGGATCAACTTAGAATATTATTTGATGCTTGGGTACTTGGTGATGTTTGTTGTACAAGTTCTATACAGCTAAAAGACGATTTAATGGAAATAGCTATTAAATTGGGAATGGCATGTAATTATAGAATAATTGATTTCCCAGAGCACCCTTCTTGGCATAGAATGTACTATTTGGAATTTTCTACCAAAGTTCTTAATGCAGCTGTCAATACACAAAGAAATGATGACGAATGGATAGATTATAATGGTAAAGTTTATTGTGTCGAAATTCCACATGGTAATTTATTTATAAGAAGAAATGGTAAATCTGTTTGGGGAAAAAATTCCATGATAATGGTATTTACGGACGATCCTGAGAGTGTTCGTAAAGCACAAAAGGAAATGGAAAACAAAACCAGACAGGATAATAATTATATCCCTATGGTTGCGGTATCCTCTAGAAATCAAAGAGGTCGTGTTGATATGGTAAGATTATTCCATACTTTACAAGAGATGGAGTATTTACCAGTTCGTCAAGAAATAAGAGAAAGAATTGCAGAAATTTGGGGTGTTACTCCAGTATGGCAGGCATCATCCGATTCTGGTGGTGGTATCGGTTCACAGAGCCAGCAGCTTGTGGTCATGTCTCGTGTTGTTGAAGGATATCAAAGAATATATCACGAAAAAGTATTCCCTAAAATTCTTTATGCTTTTGGAATAACAGATTGGATATTATATTTACCACAACCAGAAGAAAAATCAGAACAGACTAGAATTGCTTTTGCACAACAAAGAACTGCAATAGCTTCCCAATTACATAATATGGGATTTAATGTGGAAATCCGCTCTAGTGGAAGTAGTGTTGATGATATTGATTTTATTGTTTCTGGTAAAGCAATGAATCCACAACAAGCTATGTTCGGTGGTACTAATCCAACTGGTACTGATGATATTGGTGGTGGTGAATCTACACCTCCTATTGCCCTTTCTACAGATGTAGATACACAACAAAGAGGGTGGATAAATCAAATAATTAGTTCTGGGTATACCGCACCAGTAATAAAATATGTTAATAATGAAGGGAATAGAGTTTATTTTGTAATGAATGGGAAAGATTATGTATCTTCTTTTGATGCTATTGGTAAATTAATAAAAATTGAAGAAATTAATATACAAAGACCAGTTCAGACCCAACCTATTAGACCTAAACTTATACCCAAGAAACCATTAGATAATGATTATTTTGAAGAGGAATAATAAATATGGGAGAACAGTTAAATAAATTTATTGAATTAATAAAAAACAAAGAAGAAGATATCCAAAAACAAGATGGTGGTGATTCTGGTAGTTTTGTAACTACAGATAGTAATGTTTTTACCCCTACATTTGGACTTGGCCCAGATAAAAAAAAGAAAAAGCTAGATGAATTTGTAGAAACTTTGAATAAACAACATACTATCCCAGAAACTATGGAAGGTAGACCCAGAATAGACTCCGCACCACATAGAGATAGATCAAAATTAATAAAAAGAAAAGTTCCAATAAAAACAGCAAAGGGTATTACTTGGGGAACTAGATGGGTTAAAATAGGAAGCGGTAATAAAGTAGATAAACCAAAAAAAAGTAATGAGTTATCTCAAACTAAAGTAAAAGATGATAATAAAATAGATTATAAAGGTGGAGTTATTGTATTAATCCCCCCACAAAACATAAAAGATAAATTATATATAGATGGTGGAGAGAAAAAAGAGAATATGCATGTTACTCTTGTTTTTCTTCCTTATCCCTGGAATTCTAATGTAGTAGAAATTATATCTAGTTTCTCTTTACCCCCTTCTATTGGTAAATTAACTGGGAAGTTAGAAAAATTTGGGACAAAAGAAAGTGATGTTAAATCTGCAGTAGTTGCGACACTTGTTATTCCTGGAATAGACGAATGGAGAAATGCACTCATCCCAGTAATGGAAGAAAAAAGATTAATTGTAAGTAACGATTTCCCAATTTTTACACCACATATTACATTAAAATATATAGAAAAAGATGAAGAATTACCTAATAAAGAGATACCACAAGACGAATTTGAATTTGATAGAATAGAAGTTTGGGATAAAGATAAAAAAATAATAGTAAAAGATTTTACAAAAGATGTAGAAAAAAGTAATTGGAATAATGAAATACAAGAAATAAGAAAAATGGATTTAATAGATAGAATAAACTGGTGGAAAATAAACAAATCTATTATATCTGAAAATGAAGAAAAATTAGAGTATTATATTGGTGCTTTCAAAAACTAAAATCCTAGAAAACTTAAAATGTATTGTAAACATAATCATTTAATAGATGGAAATAATGATAGAGGGGAAAAATATAAAGAACTAAGCAATAGATGTAAACTATGTTATTGTTTAACTAAGAAAAAATCATCTGATAAATATAATAATTCTGAAAAGGGAAAAGAGAACGTATTAAAAAGAAAAGAATCTGGTAATTTGGTTAATTCATGGCTAAAAAATGAATATAACATTTCTTTTGAACAATATTTAGTTTTAATTATGACACAGTGTAATTCTTGTTTAATTTGTGGAAGGTTGTTTGATAAAGAAATAATTTGTTGTATAGATCATGATCATATTAGAAATAATGTTAGAGGATTATTATGTAAAGATTGTAATACTGGATTAGGTTTATTTAAAGAAAATCCTGAAATTATAAATAATGCTATAAAATATTTGGATAGTAATAATGACTGAAGATATATTGTATTGTAAAAATATGCATGAAATAAATATTGATAATGATAGAGGAGTTAAATATAATATCCTAAGTCTAAGATGTAAAATTTGTTTTTATAATACCAGAAGTAAATATCGTAAAAGTAATAAAGGTAAAGAAAAAGATTTAAGATATTATCTTTCTAATAAAGGTAAAGATGCCACAAAAAGAAGTAATCATTCTGAATTATCTGATGATAGATATTTAAAATATAGGCTTAAAAAATTATATAATTTGACTATAGAAGAATATAATTTTTTGGTAATTCAACAATGTAATTTATGTCTTATATGTGGAAATATTTTGACAAAAAAAATAAGGTGTTGTATTGATCATGACCATATTACTGGTAAGGTACGTGGGTTACTTTGCAACAATTGTAATCAAGCTATTGGTATTTTAAATGAAGATATAAAATCTCTCAATAATATGATTGTTTATCTAAATGACAATAAATAAATTAAATATACTGGAAAACTTAATAATGAAGCAAAAAGTTGCTTATCATAAACATGATGGCTGGTTAGAGCATCCTGTAAGAGTGGTTTATCATCAAGATTTTTTTACTGCGGTTAAAAATATACAACAATTTATTTTTAATGATGTAGATTTAACGAAAGTAACAAATGTTTTATCAAAATATGGCAATCCTTGTTTAGTAGGTGGTGGTGTAAGAGATGCCTTACTTGGAATTGCTCCTAAAGATTTTGATATAGAAGTTTATGGAATTCCTAAAGACAAATTAGGATATATATTAAATAACGAATTGGGAGCAAAAAGTGAGCAGGTGGGTGCTCAATTTGCTGTATTTAAAGTGGGTAATTTTGATATTTCTTTACCAAGAAAAGAATCAAAAATTGGTGAAAAACATACAGATTTTGAAGTAACCGAAGATCCATTTATGCAACCAGAGAGTGCCGCACGAAGACGTGATTTTACAATAAATGCATTAATGTTTGATATAAAATCTAATCAATTGCTAGATTTTTTTGGAGGAGAAGAAGATTTAAAAAATAAAGTTATCAGACATATAGATGATAAAACATTTGTGGAAGATGCATTAAGAGTATATCGTGCATCTCAGTTTGCTGCTAGATTTGGATTTACAATTGCTCCAGAAACAATAAAATTAGCATCATCTATGGATTTATCTCAGCTTCCCAAAGAAAGAATTTTTGAAGAGTTTAATAAATTATTATTAAAATCTCCTAAACCTTCTGTTGGATTAGAGGCTTTAGATTCTATGGATGTATTAAGAAGATATTATCCAGAATTTTATGTTTTACATGAAACAGAACAAAGACCAGATTATCATGCAGAAGGAAATGTATGGAACCATATACTTTTAACTGTTGATAAAGCTACAGAAATTGCGAAAAGATTTACAGATTTAAAAGACAAACAAATAATAATGTATGCTTCTTTATTACATGATATTGGTAAACCTCTAGTTACAAAAATAAGTGATAAGGGTTATCCAGTTCAACCAGGACACGAAGAGGCTGGTGTAGAACCTGCTAAGAAATTTTTAGATAAATTAACTAATGAATCTGATATTGTAGATAATGTTTTATTTATAGTAGAACATCATTTAATGCCAGCTTCTTTTCATGGAGATGGAGCTTCTGATTCGGCTTTTAGAAAAGCTATAAATAAATACGGAATGCACAAACTTCAATTATTATCTGCCGTATCAGAGGCAGATGTTACGGGTAGATTACATAGAAATGAAGACGGGACAGTAATAAATCCTGGAAAAGAAGAAATAGATTGGTTTAATAATAAACTAGAAGAAGTTTCTAAACAATTTGGTGTGACAGAAAGTGGTAAAGTAATTCCATTAATTACTGGCAATGATCTACTTGGCTTAGGTATGAAAACTGGGAAAGAATTAGGTAATGTTCTTTTAGATATAAAAGATAAACAAGAAAATGGTGTTTTAACAAATAAAGATGAAGCATTAAAATATGTAAAGGAAAAATATTTACAAAAAAGTATTAAGATAGAAGCTGGGGTTCCTGGCGTTGCACCAACACATGAACATGATGGATGGTATAGGCATCCAATATCTGTTGAAAATCATCCAGATTATTTTATTGAACAACACAATAAATATAAAGAACAGGCAAAACAAGAAAATATAAATAAACCGAAAAAAATTCCAGAATTACATAAAGCTAAAACTGGGGAGCCTATTGTTGCAAAAATTTTTCATGGTTCTGATTCAGATTTCATAAATCCAAAAGTAAATGTTTCGGAAACTGGTGAGGGTGTATTTTTAACTGATAATTGGACATCTGCACATGGGTATGGCAAAAATATTTATTCTGGAGAAGTTTCATTAAAAAATCCATTTGTAATTGATGTTAAAAATGTATCTTGGTTAAATTTGCCAATGAAAAAATTAATAGATAAGGCTAAAAGTTCTGGTTATGACGGTCTTATTTTGAACAATATTATAGATGATAAATATTCTAATTCTGTTCCATCCAATGAGGTAATTGCCTTTGATATCAATAGTGTAAATTTTACACATAAAATAAATAGAGATACTTTTGAAGAAGTACCATTACAAAAAAGTGAGTTTATTGCAATAGAGGCGCAAGGTTCTGGATTACATAATCATACAGAATCTAATACACCAACAAATCACCCAGATGGAAATATTCCAATGTCATATCATCCAGTAAGAGTGAAATACCATGAAGAATATTTTAATAAAATAAAAGAGAAACAATTAGATGAATCTTTAAGAAGATTTGAAGAAAAAAATAAGTTAAGGTATAAAAATAATGGTGAGCAAAAATTACCAATTAATTGGTTATTTAATAAAGTAGTAGATTTTATAGGAAATAAAACTGATCTCTCAGAATTAGACAAAACTATAATAAAAGAAAGAATATTTAACGCGGCTACTTGGGACTATCAATTTTATTATCCTAAAAATGATAAAGATTTTGGTATAAATGAACAAGAACGAGTATTAGTTGTACCATTTGGTTTTAATGGAGATACCTATCATATTTATTTAACTAAAGATGAGAATATATTTTTTAGAAAAGTAGAAAATAATGTGAGACCACAAGATAGTCCTGTTTTTAATTTTGGTGTCCCGTCAAATGATGATTATAAATTAGATCATCATATTACAGAAAAAAGATATGATAAGGACGGAAACACCGAAGACTTTGAAATAGGGAGAAGAAGAGATATTCTTGAAAATAAAATACAAGACCAGGATAAAAGAGTTTTTTATGACAAAAACTACGATGCTATTATTTCCTGGGTTCCGTCAGACCATTTACATAAATTCACTGGGATATCATTAAATCCAAATGATTTTGTTGAAAAAGAAGTTGGAATCTATAAAGGTGAAATTAAAAAGATGCAATATATCGGATTTTTTCATCCTATAAATAATGGTATAGAACTTTATGGTGATGCAGATTATTTTTCTTTAATCCATGAAATAGGTCATGCAGTCCATCTTTCTACTATTGGAAGAATTTTAGGGATGGATTTGATGGAAGAAAATCATAAATTATTTGAAGAAGCGTCAGATAGAAATATGGGTTTCCCGTCTAATTATTCTAAAACAAATGAAAGAGAATTTTTTGCCGAATGTTACGCTTCGTATTTGACTTCAAAAACTTCATTTAAAGATAGAAACTATAAAGCATTTCTTTTCATGGAAAAAGTATTTGAACACATGAAAGGGATTGATGATAATTATTTGAATTTTGGTATTGCAAAATCAGAAAATAAAGAAAAAGAATCTATTGGTGATCCAAAAGGTGTTGGTAGATTTGAAGAGGGATTGCCAAATTTAGGAAAAGATGAGCAAATTGAAAAACAATTTACTCCTAAAAATTTCAATCCTATTAGGACTCTTACTTCTGCCTTTAAACATGAAACAAGTGGTAAATTAGCACAACACACACACGAAGAACATCCACAAAATCATCCAGATGGGAATATGATTTTCCCTTTACATCCAGTTAGTGTAGATTTTCATCAAAGATGGTTTGAAGAACAGAAAGAAAAACAAGGAAAAACTGGAGAAGTCCAAAATAGAGGGGATTTATTTAAACCAAGTGAATTTGAATTAGAGAGAAGAAAAACTCTTTATAAACAACTTGTTGTTGATGATTTTTCTAAAGATATGTTTAATGGGCCACATTATAAAAATATAATAAGTGGTGGCCCACCAGCCAGTCATTTATTAAAAATATCAAAAATAAGTATAAGTAATGAATATTGGTTAGATAATGAAGAGGATGTGGTTAAAAATTTAGGTAAAGGAATAAAATCTATTTCTGGAATATATTATCCAGACAATAATAGTATTCGGTTAAGTAAAGGTGCAGATTCATTTGATTTAATACATGAAATAGGGCATTCTCTATTACATGGTACAGTAGGAAGACAAGTTAAAGATAGATATTTTGATAAGATAGAGTCTATTTATGATCATTGTATTAATACTGATTCTGGTTTTCCTACAGATTATGCAAGAGAAGATGCTTATGAATTTTTTGCAGAATGTTATGCTTCTTTTGTAACACAAAATAAACATTTCCAAAAAAGAAATAGACAGATGTATGATGCTGTGCATGAAATATTTGAGTATTTTAGGGATGCAGATGATGTATTTTTATCTACTGGTATATTAAAATCCGAAGATAATAAGAAAATATTTATAGACCCTAAAGGTGTTGGAATATTTAATCCAAATTTACCAGATTTAATAGAAGATGGTAGCGAAGAAAAAATAGAAAATCAAAATCCGCCAAGACCAGGACTTGTCCCACAAAGCGGAGATTGGCAACACCCAGATAGATGGGTTTTACCAGAAGAAGCAGAAAAATATAAAGAAGAAAGTGTAAAAACAGAAGAACCAAAGAAGAAACCTGTACAGTTACATAGTACATTACAAACATCTAAAAGTATGTATGACAAAGATATACGAAGTTTTTCAAAAGGAAACTGGGGATTAGATACGATACAAAATATGTTTGCCTCCAATATGGACAACGTAGATGTTGAAATGACGCAATTAACAAATAGTTTAGATGTAGAAATGAGTATTTCTTTTGATTTACTTGATAATACTAAAGAACGAACACCTTCTAGTGGTGGCCCATTTGGTAGTATGGTAAGAACATTTAGTAGAGAATTAGATAATAAAGGAATACAAAGAATAATAATAAAACACGATCAATTAAGTCTTTTAAAATCTTATCAGGGCAAAGGAATATCAAGTAAATTATTGGATAGTATGGAAGATGAATATAAAAAAAACGGTGTTTATGCAATAGATTTAGATACAGATGAAATAGGTTGTTATGCTTGGGCATTACAAGGATATGATTTTGTTAGTAAATATAATCTAGATAAGATAAAAAATCATTTTATTAAAACATTAAGAATTAAATTATCAAAAAATATTATAAATCAGGTACAATTTGAGAAAATGATTAAAGAAGTTGGAAATTTTACACATTCTTGGGAATTTGCTTCTTGGAATCCCACAAAAACACAATGGGGTAAACATATAGGGAAAGCATGGTTATTAAATACACCCTGGAGAGGGAGAAAAATTCTTAGCGATGATAATGAGGGATATAGAATAGGGAAACAATATAGGGAGAGAAAAAATGCAACAACAAAAATCTAATGAAAATTCTTCTTATTTGTTTGAAGAATTAAATGATCCTAATTTTGAACAATCTTTTTTTGAACAATTATTAGGTCAAAAAGAAGATACCCAAATTGAAAAATCTATAAATAATATTACAATAGAAGATTTAGAATATGTTGGTGATGTTTTAGGAATAGATTGGAATGTTATAAATAAAGAACAACTAAAAAACGGGATAGAAATAGAAACAGAACATAAAGATGTTGTTGGAGATGATTTGGTTATGGTAGCTAAAATTGCTTTAGCGCATCTTAAGGAATTCCCAGATTATTATGAAAGATTAAAAACAATGGAAAGAAAAGATTTTTGGGATTTGATAGATCAAAAACAAAAAGATAATATAATATTTTTTATAATAACAAATAAAATATTACCAGAAGAACCAACAAAAAGACTTATGGAAGATTCACTATCTAAAATGCAAAAATCAGATATGTTTGAAGAGACAAAGCATGAATTAGAACTTGTATTTGACAGAAAAGAGAAAGTGTCGTATAATGGTATAAATGCAATTCTAAAAAAGATGTTAAAGAAGTCAGAAGTTTTAAGTTGGGATGATGAAAAAGAAGATTATTTATATGTAGCTAAAAATGAAAATAGAATCTCAAAAATGGTAGATTATGATGATTTATGTTTACTGATAGATAATGATTATAAGATTGAAAGGATAAAAAAGAGTTGATTACTAAAGAGTATATAGATGGATTAAAGAAAAAACGTGATACAGAACATATGAGCTATCGTATGTTATCTAGACTGATAGAAACAGAAACAGGGGAAAAAATTCCTCAAAGTACAATTAATGATTGGCTTAATGGCGGATTTGAAAAAAGAAAGGGGAAAGAAAATATACCAGTTAATGAACAGTTTATAAATTCCAAAAATCAGTTTGAATTAGATAAAAATTTAGTTACTGCCAGAAATGAAGCAGCTTATTATAAACAACAATATAATAATTTAGTAAAAGATGCTGCTGCTATAGATAAAATGATAGATGTTGCCACTAGAGTAACAAATGCTATTCCTTCTATCCCAGTTACTTATACACCTAAATTAGTAAAGGCGTCTTCTAAACAATATATTGTAGCCCCATTAAGTGATACTCATATTGGAGAAAAAGTAAATAGAGAAGAAATGGCTGGGCTTAATTCTTATAATATGGATATTTTTAATAAACGTTTACGGGGATGGGCCGAAGAGGTTGTGACGCTTACTGGTTTCAGAAGAACTTATGCCAATGTTCCAGATTTATATGTTCCTATGCTTGGGGATATGATTAGTGGGGATATTCATCTAGAGCTAATGAAAACAAATGCGGATAATGCGATGGGGCAGATGATACGAGGGGCTAATTTAATCAGTCAGGCGTTAGTCTATATTTCTTCTAATTATGAAAATGTATATGTTCCATGTGTCGTAGGGAATCATGGAAGAATGACTCAAAAACCACCAGCTAAAGAGATTTATTCTTCTTGGGATTATTTACTATATCAATGGATTGCTGCTTATTGTAAAAATCAAAAAAATATACATTTTTCTATCCCTAAAAGTTTTTTGAATGTATTTACTGTCGCTGGGAAAAATATACTTATTATGCATGGAGATTCTGCTAAAGCCTGGAACGGGATCCCTTTTTATGGTTTATTGAGGGCTATTGCACAATTACGTCAAGTTTTCCAGTTTAGAAGGGGCCTTGAATATGAAATAGAAAAATTGGTTGCGAATAAAGCAACAGAACAAGATGTTTTGGGTGTAATGGCTGAATTTTTTGATAGTGTAATGGTGGGCCATTTTCATAATAATTCAGAAATAGATATCGGAACTGGGACGTTATTTATTTGCCCTTGTATGAAAGGCGGAGATGAATATTCCTTCTCTAAATTACATACAATATCAAAACCCACACAAATATTAACAACCTGGCATCCACGTTTAGGTTATATAGATAAAGAGATTATTTATTTACAAGAATATGATAAGTCTAATAATAAATTTGTTGATGCTTTACCAGACATATGGGCAGATAATATAAAATAATGAAAGAAAAAATTAAAAATTTTTGTATAAATTGTAATATAGAAATAAATTTTAGATCTAAAAGATGTAGAAGTTGTAATAATAGATTAAAAATAATACAAATGAGAAAATGTTTAATTTGTAATAATTTTGTAAAATCTAAAGATAATAGATATTGTTCTATGGAATGTTATAACAAATCAAAAAGTTTAGGAATATTTAATGTAAGCGAAGATTATATTAAAACAAAAATAAATAATTGTATTGATTGTAATAAAAAAATAGGAGTTAAAGCTACTAGATGTCATTCGTGTAATTTAATATATCGTAATAAGAATAAAATTTGGACTGAAAAAATGAGAAAAGATGTCGGTGAAAAAAGTAAAGATAGAAAATGGACTGAACAATCAAAAATAGATAAATCAGAAAAAATGATAATAGAATATGCTACGGGTAAAAGAATACATCCAAGAAAAGGTAAAACTAAAGAAACTGATGCTTCAATTGCTAAAATGGTAGAAGGTAATTTAGAATGGCGTAAAAATGGTGGTAAACCATCTAAAGTTGTTTTAGGGTTTTTTGCCATAGATATAGGTCATTATGTAAGAAGTATGTGGGAAGCTAACGTGGCAAGAATTATTAAATTTAATAATTTAAGTTACGAATATGAACCAAAGGTATTTATTTTAAAAAATGAAATAACATATATTCCAGATTTCTATATAGAAAAAATTAATTTATGGATAGAGGTCAAGGGCAATTATAAAGGGAAAGAATTGTCTTTTGAAAAAACAGATAAATTTATTTTGGAAACAGGGAATAGAGTTCTTAAAATAGACAGAGAAAATTATAAAATGCTTAAAAGTATATATCAATATCTTGTTCCCAATTGGGATATAAAAACCGATAGAAATGGGACTGTTTTACCGTATAATTCTGGTTTATAACAGTAGAAAAGATTTGGGATTACCTATGGGAATAGATTCTGTTTGGGCGAAAAGTATAATATGATAAAAAACTATTTTATATTTATAAATATATGATATAATATATATAATGAATAATAGAGAATTGATTAAATTAATAAGAGAGGTAGTTATTTCTACTGTACAAAATACAAGTCAAAATATATTTTACTTGTCACAACAAAATGTACCAGAAAAATCTGGAAAACTTAAAAAAAGTGGTTCATATACAGTAATAAGCAATGGTGCTATTATTAATTATAATTCTCCGTATGCTGCAACACAAGAATTTGGGAGACCAGAAAGAAAGATAAAAGGTAATCAGACCATAAATGTTAAATCTCATAAAAGAAAAGGTTATCTTAGAAAGGATGGGGTAAGAATAGCTGAATCTGTAATCCCAGGATATACAGTAACATATAAAAATAAAAGATTAATCCCACTACATCTAGGTGGAAAAACACTGTTCAGAGTAATAAGTAAATGGCCCAAAATAGAAGGTAAATTTTTCCTAACTAGGGCGATACAAGAAGGGTTTCAGAGTTTTATAAAAGATTTAAGAAAAAATCTTAAAGCAGGATTAAAATAAAAAGGAGTAGATAATATGGTAGAAGAAAGAAAGAAAAAACCAAGTTCATTAGCACATTTAATAACAACTGAAAATCAAGAAAAATTTGATTATCGTTATAGAGATTTAATAAGAGAAATTTTAGAAGTGGTTCAGGCTTCTATTCCAGAAACAACCAATGATAGACAATGGACGAGTGTAAGGACATTATTAAATTCAAAACTTTATGGTTTTGAAGAAGAATTTCTAAATAAGTTTGTAAAATAAATAGAAGAAAGAAAGGGAAAATAATTAATGATATTTGGTACGAGAAATGAAAGACAGGATCAACTTAAAGGACTTTATGAGGTTCTTGGTGAAAAACGTATTCTATTTTTAGATGGCCCTATCGTTGGAAGTCATAGTTCACCAGAATATTACAGTAGACAAGATATATTTAATGCGCCTGTAATTGCCGATACAATTATGGCATTAAATATGATTTCTAATGATCCTATTTGGTTAATAATAAATAGTCCTGGCGGTGATGTGAATCAAGGAATGATATTATATGATGCTATGAAAACGTCACAAGCACCAATTTATACCATTGGTAGGATGTGTTTATCTATGGGTGCATTTTTATTGCTTGCTGGGGAGCCTGGACATAGGTATATTTTTAAAAATTCATGGTCAATGGTGCATTTTCCCCAAATTACACATACTGAGGGTGGAAATGTTAAAAAAATGGACAAAATAACAAAAGACTTAAGAATTTTAACTGATTCTTTAGTCAATGTTATGTTAGAAAATGGAATCATTAGAACCAAAAAACAAATAGAAAAAGATTTACTTGATGAATCTTATTTTGACGCATCCCAAACTATTTCTTATGGTCTTGCAGACAAAATAATGGACAGAGAAACTATGAAAACAATGTTGGGAAATAATGTACAAAACCTGTAATAAATGTACTCAAAAAAATCATTTGAGTACATGGAGGATTAAAGATGGGGTATTTATATGTCCAAATTGTAATGCCCCCCAAAAATAAATATGAGTAACGCTAATTCATTTGTTAGAATTTATAAGCAAATTGCTTCTAATAAAATAGTAAGAGATGAAGAAATTATTGACCTTTATTGGGATTTACAAAATAGAATAGGAAATATCCCAGATTTTATTTGTAAACAACATAACAAATCGCATGAAATAAAGAAAAATTTCGTAGAATCAGTTCCGAGTAATTTAAATGCTAGTCTTGCTATAGATTCTGTAGCACATGCTATTCATCAGGGCGGAGAAGAAATTTTACAAAAAATTTATCCATCTGCAGATTATGTATTTATAAAGAAAGAATTAGATGCTTTAGCTGGGAATGATGCAATAAGTCCAGTAAGACAAGTAAATAGAGGTTATTTTAATGCATTTTTTACTGAAGATACTGGATTTGTTCAACTAGAAAAACAAGAAAAGCATGTAGGGCGTACAATAAAAGAAGATATTCTTCCAGCAATAAAAGAATATGAAAATTTATTTAAAGCTGGACTTATTTCAAAAGCGGAATTATTAACGTTATTTAGATTTTATCCAGATGAACCTAAATATGCACAAGCGGTTATAAAAATGGGCTTAGATCAACCAGGGAGTGAACCTCTTGTAATTGGTGGTCCAGCATCAGTAGAAATGATTGATAAAGAAGGACATCTAATCCCAACTGAAGTATTAGATGATGCTTTCCGTCGTTTTATGTTAAATTTTAGAGGTAGAAATTTAAATATTCTCCATTCTGACGCTCAATGTGGATGGGTTTTACCTGCATATATATCAAAAAGTGGGTATATTTATAAATCTGGTGTTGATGATAAACAACTTTGGTGTATAGGGGAGATACGTGACGATGTTTCTATTTCTAAAAAAGTAAGAGAAGAAATAGAAAATGGGTCATTACGCTCTTATTCTATAGCTGGAAGTGGAAAAGATATTGAAAAAATAGAAAAAAATGGGAAAAGTTATTCAAAAGTTGGCGGACTAGATCTCCTTGAATTGAGTATATGTTCTCATCCAGCGAATGAAGGTGCTGTTTTTAATATTATAAAAAGTGATGACAATCAAGAAGAAAAAACAGAGATAAGTATTGATGAAATAGTAGATGTAATTAGTGAACATGGTTTAGAAGTTCCAGGATTTTATGTTTATTTAGATGATTCTGAAACACCTAAGATAATTATAAAAACAGATAGAACAAATTCTTTAATTGAAAATATAATAAGTGAAATAAGAGAAGAAATAGACGGAGAAATACCGATAGAAATATTAAGTGAAGAATTAATGACTGGGGAAGAAATCCCTATTTTTAGAGTAATATTAGAGCCTATTGGTATTGATGAATCAAATAGTTATGTAGATGTTTCAGAAAATCTGAACATAAAAAATGGAGGGACAATAGATATGTCAAAAAATGCCTTAGAGGTATTTAATGAAATGATACAAAAACAGAAAAAAGAAAAAGAAAGGAATATTCTAAAAGACCACGAAAGTAGGATGGAGAAATTTGAACAGTTTAGAAAAGAATTGGGGATGCCAGATGTAAAAGAAGAGGATTTTAGTAAACCATTTAAGCATAATTTTCCGAATGCGAACATTGTAACTAATAATTATGACGAGAAAGATAAGCCACATGATGTAGAAAAAATAAAGAGAGTCTTTAGGGATTTATCAAAATAATAAGAAAGGATATAGGAAATGTTAGAGAAAATATTTAATATAAAATGGATAAGAAATAGCGCATTAAAGAATAAAAAAATTTATGATGTTCTTTATTCTCGCATGAGAATAAATTGGGAAAATGAACAGAAAAAAGATATTGAAAGAATAGAACAAGATAGAAAAAATTTAATAGAAAGAATGAATGTTTCTGGATTTAAAGAATTGTGTGATGCTTGGTGGGAATGTTCGGATATGAAACAACAAGTAAATATTGGGATGGCAACAAATAATAAGCCACAAGAGACAGAAGAATTAAAGTTATTAAAAGGAAAATATAGTGATTCTATTAATTCTTTGGAAAATTATTATAAAGAACAAATAAAGAAAGGAGAACATGGAACAGTCAGTAATAGTACAGACACCAAGACAAAAAACTAAAAAACGTAAAGAAATTCAAATTTCAAGTCGTATTTTTAATCACGATCTAGAAATAAAAATAAAAAAAATACAACAATTGTTAGAAAAAGATTGTGAGATAAATCTTGTTATAACACAAAGAGATAGAATCGCAAATAATCTTAAATTATGTTATGATAATATAATGGGTAAAATTGTATTGTTCGCAAAGGTAGCAGGAAGTCCAAGTATAAAAGAAAATAGCGTAAGTATACTCTTAATAAAGAAATGATAAATAAAGAAAAGGAAATAATGTGGATATAGAATTACTAAAAGAACAATTATTAAAGAAACGTTTAGCTGTAACTGGTGGCCCACAAAACGCTGCTGTGCAGCCTAGAGTTGTTGATGAGGGAACTGATCCATTTGAAGTAAGACAAAATTTTATTAATAACTTACAAGGTCAACAGCAAGAACAAAATAGTTATTCTAATTTACAACCGCAAGGATTTTCTCCATATCAAATTGTTTTAGTCAAAAAGATAGATTCTATTTTATTAAAAAACAAAATCAAAGAATGGTTTGATTTTTGTCTTACATCTGGAAATTCATTTTCAGATACTTTAGTTATGTATAATATAGTAAGTAAAGATAAAACATTTGAGATGATATATAATATACAAGAAGAAATGGCTTCTGTGGATATTGACAATAATATAGTTTCTACAAAAACAAATAATGTAAATGAAGTTTTAGATAAACTTATTTTTACAAAAAGTCAATTGGCTTCTTTTTACATGAAACCAATGTTTGTTGGTGGGGATGCACCGTATATAAAGATTACTGGATATGATGAGTTTTTAGTTGGGAGAGATGAAAAAAGTGTTCAATTGGCAAATAGAATTGTAAATGCTCTTAATGTTTTATCCCAAGTCCCAGATGAAATTCTAAATGAAAAAGATGTAACAAAAATAATTGATTTTCTTATAAGGCTAGAATTACAAAAACAAGGGAAAATAATAGAAAATAAAAAAGAAGAGGTAAAAGAATAAAATGACAAATTATTATTATCAAATAGCCTGTACTACATGCGGTAGTTTTCAATGTACATGTAAACCATCATTACAAACAGTAACGACAACTGGTGGTAATTATTATTATATTTGCGGGATATGTTTTAAAAATTCATGCGTGTGTTTAAATACTTATCCATCATTTGTCTTTTCGCCTACAAAACCAAAAACTATGAAAGAAATAATAGAACAATTTCTTAAGGTACTTGACAACTGTAACCTTGATATGGTACAATTGAATGCAGATGAAATTGGTCAGACAAAGGTATTCAAAATTATTGTAAAGGAGAAAGAATAATGAAGAATAGAGAATGTGTAGAAGCAGAAGATTCAGGAAACAAGACAGAATTAGAAGAATGTGATTGTGGAAGTTGTTCTTGTGGCAAAAATGATAATTTTTTAGATCAAATACAATATCTTGTTGATACTTTACTGACAGACGAACAAAGAGTTGAGTTGCTTTCTAATTATTGTGGTCATTGTGGAAAAATATATGATAAAGAAAATGGATGTTGTGGGGATATATTTTATAATAAGAAATAGATGATTAAAACACAAATACAATCAATTGAACAAGAAGTAACCGTAGATGTAATCTGTGATGGGTGTGGCAGAAGTTGCGTAACAAAAGAGACATTACCATTTTTTTCTGCAGAACATGCTACACTAAAAGCAAATTGGGGTTATTTCTCTAATAGTGATGGAGAAATTCTTGATAAACAATTCTGCGAGAAATGTACTGGTTTAATGCAATGGTTATTAGAAAAATATTTTGAAGAAAATAAAAATGCAAACAAGGCATTAATAAAACATTTGTTAGAAAGGGATATGGATGAGTAAATGAAGGTACTTTTCACTGGCAGTCGTACCTGGACAAATAAAGATATAGTTAAAGATGTCCTAATAAAACTAAAAGAGAAATATAAAGATGATTTATGCCTGTGCGAGGGTGGAGCGAAAGGGCTAGATAGTATATCTAAAGAAATTGCACAATCTCTTGGTATTTATGTTTTTGAATGTAATGCTTTATGGGATTATCATATGAAAGCTGCTGGATTTTTAAGAAACCAAGCGATGTTATTGTTTTTTATACCAGACCTCGTAATTGGATATAGTGCGAATATAGAAGAATCAAACGGGACGAAAGATTGTTTAAATCGTGCGATTACAATGGGGATAAAGACAATATTGATAAATGATAAGGGTGTTCAAAAATTATGTGTAGAAAGAATAAAATAATATGAAAAGGCATACACAAAAAGAAGAATTAGATAGAGAAGTAAAAAAGCTAAATAATCAATTAAAAAATGATAAAGCAAAATTTGACACTTTCTCTAATCCAGTTTTAACAGGTAACGATGCTAAACGTTTTAGAGAAATGTTTCTTAATGATGGTAAACCTGACCCAGAAAAAGCAAAAAGAAACGAAGAGGATATAAAATTATATAGGAATACAAGAGTAATAAGAGGAGATATACCTAAAACAGATAAGTATGAAATAGATTATATGCCTGGTGATGTTTTTGTCAAATTATATAGTAGTAAAAATATAAATATAAAAGAAATTAAAGAGGCATTATCTTCTGTTCCAGATGATTTTATTTTAAGTGGCCCAGATACTTTTTTAGTAGCGATGCATTTTGTTTCAGAAAATAAGAAAAATGGTACTTGACATCTGAAACTGAAAGTGCTATAATGACTGAAAGGGAATTTATGGAAAGTACAACTGAAAAGAAAAAATGCTATGTGTGCGAAAAGGCACACAATTATTTTATAGAAACAATTTCTAGTGAATCTATTTCCAACGATATTATAAAAAGGTTTAGTTTAATTCATCACGATTCTAGAATACAAGGAGAGGCAAAAATGTTTGCATTTGCTAAAAATATAGGCAATGATTACCCGAAACAGATTTGGCAACCAGTATTAAATGGGATTATAGATGTGATGAAATATGAGTAAGAAAACACAAAAACAAATAAAAGCGGTATTATCAGAATTTAATGATGTAGAAGAAGCTATAGAAAATCTTGTAATAGATATTTGGCACTTAAAATTAGATGAAGCAGAAAAGAAAGATATAATTGCTAAATGTGAATATATTTGTGAGTTAATGGCAAAAAATGGGATGTTACAGGATAAAAAATAGATATGATAGAGAACGGAAAATTATAAAAATGTTTTGGGGGTTTATGGAATAAGTTGGAGAATTTTTGAAAAAGAAGTACAAAATAATTTTGAAATAATTATGTCTTTACATTCAATTGAATGTCCCAATTGTTATTGGAACGATAAAACAATTCTTAATATGATTTTTAGGGGTGTAAAATGAGTAATAGAATAAATAGTTAATATTTCTGGGTAAGGGCCATTTAGAAGGCCACTAGACTTGGACTCTAGAAATCTTGAAAGGGCGGAGCTTTCTACCCAGACCAAACAAGAAAATGAAAGAAAGGAAAATTAAATAATGCGTATAAATAATAAAGATTATAGTATAATTTCCACACCAGAAAGTTTATATGGTGGGATAAGTATTAGATTAAATGATGGATATATCGTTTATTTAGAGCAAGAAGAGATAAAAGAAATTGTAGATCATTTAAATAGCACTGATTTCGTGTTATATTCTTTAGATGAATATGAGAAAAATATACAAGACGAATGGCAAAAAGGATATGATGAATGTGAAGATGGAATGAGAGATGAGATTGATGATGCTTCAGACGAGGGATATAAAGAAGGATTTAATGAAGCTGAATTAGAGGCGAAAGAAAAAATAGCAGAAATAGAATATAGGGCACAAGAACGAATAGATGAATTAACAAAACAAATTGAAGATTTAAAAGAAAACCATAAAAAAGAACTAAAAAAAGAATATCAATATGGTAGAGATTATGGTTATGAAGATGGGGTAAAAGAAGCTAATGCCTAGTGATTTTGAAATAAAACATGATTTATTAACTATAGAATCTATTGTTATTGATTTGGCAAAAGAGGATTATAATTGTTGGATAAGTTTTTATAAAAATTCTTATGGTATTAAAATTTGTCGTGATGAAGATAGAACATTATATATAGATATTGATATAGACAATGATAATATCAATGTAAGATATTATATTTCTATTAATTATGAAAGGACAGTTTATTATCGACCAGAAAATGTTTTGTTTGAAAATTTAGGGAAAAAACTAAGAGAAATAATTAAAAAAACAAAAGAAAAATGGGAGAAAGAAGACGAAGAGGAAGATAGAAAAATAGAAGAGTATAGAAACAGACAAAGAAAAAATGAAAATAATAAATTGTGATATTTGCAATAAAGAGGTTAAAGTTAGATTAAGTGGATTTAAAATATTTGTAAAAACTAAAGATAATCATACCTTATCTCCTCTTATTTATCTAGATAAAAAAGATGATATATGTGCTGATTGTTATGATATTATTTTAAAATCAAAATGGGAGCCGTTTAGTTAAATTATGAAAAATTTTACAATAATGAAATGCCTTGTTGGAAGTCGGGCTTATAATTTGGCGAATGAATTTAGCGATATAGATACTAAATCTGTATTTCTCTGGCCTACATCTAGATTATTAGAAATTGGGCCAGAACCAAAAATAAAACAAACAATAAGAGAAGATGAGGATAATATGTCTATGGAAGTCGAACATCTTTTGCGTTTGGGACTATCCAGCAACCCCACTATTTTAGAATTATTTAAATCTCCAATTCTTGAATCTGATAATATAAAAATGGCAGAAGAATTAAGAAGTTTGTTTCCTTATGTTTGGAGTAGTAAGGGTATATATAATGCCTATACGGGCTACTCACATTCACAGCAGAAGAGGATGTTTAATGAATCAAATGCTTTTAAAGAACGTTCAAAACTTGCTGTAGCGCATTTGCGTGTTTTAATCCAGGGTATTGAATTACTAAGAACTGGGACTTTTTCAGTAGAGGTATTAAATAAATATGATGTCTTAATCGGATTAAAAGAACATCATGCTTGGAATGCTTATTTAATGGATGTTAAAAATGGTGTAATTGATATAGGACAAATTATAAATACTTCTGAATTATTAAAAGCTGAATTAGAAAAAGCATATCAAGAAAATCCAAATAAAGAAAAGAACCTTGAACCTGTCAACGATTTTCTTATTAATATAAGGAGAAATTATTGGGAATGAATAAACTAATCGCTTTAGATAGATGGGGTAAATGATAATATTTAGAGATAGTGTTGTAAAAGTTAGGAAAGAACATAAATGTTTTGGATGCCCAGATATTATTTATATAGGGGAACAAGCTAATTATTTGGTACAAAAAGATGGCGGAGATTTTTTAATATCTTACTGGTGTAAATGGTGTAATATTTACATAAAAGATATAGATGATACTTCTTGTACAGAAGGTGGAATTAATGATGGCGAAATGTGGGAAATAGATGAATATGTTGATTTTAGAAAAGAACACACTGGTATAAATAGTTTACCAGAAAAGTTTAGGGGTAAAAATGACTAAACAAGTTTATTCTTGGCAAGATATAACCGATGAACAAATACAACAAATTTTAGAGTCATTGTATAATTGGAGAATAGAACATAATATAATAGATTGCGACAATGATTATGTATTAGATATTAATATTGCTGATAGAAGAAATGAAAGATTTGCTGCATTTCAACCTATTCCCTATTATAATAAAGATTATACTAATAATGATAAAATAGAGGAAACTTTATTAGATAATTTAGATGTAGCGATTAATGAATTACAAAAACATAGAAGGCAAATGAAAATAAATAAGGAATACGATGGATAAAAATAATTATAAATTATTACAAGAAGTAAAAGATTTATTAGAAATTCAAGTTCATCCATTTTTTAATTTATTAAAAAATGAGTTAAAAGATACAATAGTTATTGGATACGAGTGGATTAATTTATCTGTTGAATTTTGGCCTGATGGTGCGATATCTGGTGTAATAGGTAATATAACAAAAAGATATTTAGATTCTGTAGATTATATTAATGGAAAAGATGAATTAGAATTTTGGCAAAAACTTTATATTTTACAGGGATTTGCTAGTGATTTTGATGACGAAAATACACTATATCATTTAAAAAATATTTTACAAAATAAAAAATTAGCTATACAAAAAAAGGAGAAATAATTGATTAAAATAGGTAACAAACAATTAGATATAATAGTAGCTAGAACACCAGAAGAACAAGCACAAGGGCTGTCAGATTTAGAATCATTACCTATGGATAAATGTCTTGTTTTCCCGTTTGTTTATACTCTTCCAAAACATCTTTTTAATACAACAAAAATGCTTTTTCCTATAGATATTGTTTGTGTAAGAGATAAGAAAATAATTCATATAGAAAAGAACGTAGAAAAAGGGAAAATAATGATTGTTCTTCCTAGTTCAAACTTTATTATAGAAATGAATGCTGGATTATGTAATGAAAATAAATGGGCTGCTGGAATGACAGTCTATGGGCTTGACAATCTGTGAAGGATATGATATACTGTTGGCTGTTGGGAATTGACAGAGAGGCAATGTATTAGTTTGCTAAACTAAAATTAGTAGAAATACTACAATGGTTCGACCCCATTATTCCCAGCCATAAAGAAAGAATTAAAAATATGTTACCTGAAGTTGGAGATACTATTTATATACCGTCTTCTTTTTATTTAAGTCACGGGATAGATTATTTTGTTGGCGGTAAAGCGACAGTGAGTGAGATTGAGGATAGTATATCTGGTGGGGAACCTGCTATTTATGTAATAACAAAAGAAAATCCTGGTTTGAAATATAATTGGGAATTTTTAGAAAAAGAACAAGAAAAATTAAAAGAAAGTTTTGGAGAAAATATAGCACATGGATATCCAGATTATAGAAAAGAGTTTAATGAATGGTAAAATATAATGTTTATACCAAATAAAGAAAAACATTTAACATTTACAAAAGAACAAAAAGAATATCTATTGGAAATTGCTGATTGTATAAGAAATGAATTTAATGTTTCTACGGAACAATTATCTCCATTATATGCACTTATTTATATTGATTTATCACCACTATCAGAAAAAGATATAAAAAGAGCAGAAGAAATTTGGGATAAAATAGAAAATAAATGTTCTCATAATTTTATGTTGAGAAGTGTATGTTGCCATAGTATACCTGCAGAAGAATTTATAGATGTTTGTTTTAGATGTAGAGAACTAACAAGTTGGGCAAATATATGTGAATTTTGCGGAAAGCAAGAAAAGGCTAAATACTATCAAGAATTAACATGTGGATAATTAATATAATTCTTATATACTTTTTTATTAGAAGTATTTGTGTCGTTGTCACAAGAAATAAAATAGTTAAATTAGAAAACAAATTTTGTGATATAAATAAAACAAAAGAAAAGTTTCTATACTATGATTCTTTACCTGGTTATTTATCAATGTTAATAAATATAACTAAAAGTCTTGAATACTATACTGTAACAGAAAAAGATTTAACAGAAATTTATGAGATAAAGATATTATCATAAAGATAGATACTATTATCTAAAGATCATTTGATAACCAGATATAACCGCCGTTTGACAAGAACAGTAAAATGTGATATACTAAGAGATACAGACAAAAAGAGGGTGATAAATTATGAAAGGAAATATTATGATTAAAAACTATAGAATTTCTAACTGTAATAATTGTGCCAGAAAAACATACCAAATTAATGGTATGTGCTCTGGATGCGGGCAATTATCAGAAAAAAATATAGATAGAATAAAAGCAAATCTTATTTCTCTACTAAATCAAGTAGACTAATTAATAAAAAATTGCAATGGCGGAATAAGACGCTAAGGTAACGGTTGAATGGACAAATGTGTAGTTATTACGCAGACCCTGAATTAACAAGGCAAGCCTAAAAAAGGCCGAATGTGGCAACCCAAAGAAATAACGTAGGGAAACAGCATAAAATGACGCTGTAAAAGTCAGCGATCAGACCACATTACTAACAAGTCCATAGTTTTAGAGTGAAAGAATCTAAATTGCAATTAAAAAATCTAGATAGTTATTGTTTAGTTACTTCGGATTATGAAAAATACTAAACTAAAGTTTCTTCTAGATATAAAAAGAAAGAAAAATAAAATGGCAAAAAAGAAAATAACAAAGGGGCTAACTCATATCAATTTTGTATTAGATGAAACTGGTTCTATGTCTAATATAGAACACGAAGTAATGACTGGATTTAATAAATATATTGATGATTTAAAAGCTGATGGAGATGAATTATATAGATTTAGTCTATTAAAGTTTGATTCTACAAAATTAGAGCAAGTTTATGATGATGTATTGCCATCTATAGTAAATCATTTGGATAATAAATCATATCGCCCTGGAGCAATGACACCCTTATATGATGCAATTTCTCATTCTTTGAGAAATATAGAAGATAAAGTAAAATCTGGTGATAAAGTATTGACTGTTATTTTTACTGACGGTCAAGAAAATTCCAGTAAAGAAATGACATTGGATAAACTTAAAACCATGATGAAAGATAAAGAAACACTAGGATGGGCATTTATGTATCTTGGTGTAGCTGTAGATGCCTGGAGCCAAGTAAATAATTTTATTGGTACAACTACTGCTAGTAATTTCTTAAACACTTCTGGTGCCGCAGGTGTTTCGGCAGCTTATTCTACAGCTACAATTGCTAGACAAAGATATTCTGGTGGTAATACAACTTTAGATTCATTAGTGACGGACGAAGATAGGAAAAATGCGGCAGGAAAATAACTGAGACAAAAATAAATATATGGATATAGATGAATATAATTTACAATTAAAAATAGCTTATCTTTGTGGTAAACAAAATTCTTGTGGATCAAAAATAAATTATAAGAGTGAAGAAACTGCAAATAAAAAAGCATTAGAGATAAATAACAAAAAGGGAAGAAATTTAGAAGCATATCCTTGTCCATTTTGTAATGGATGGCATGTCGGAAGTAGAAAAACTAAAGAAGATATAAATAGAATTATTGAATTAGATAATATAGAGAAAGGAATAAAATAAATTGGATAATGATAAGGTTCTTATATTGGGTATTACTTCTGTTATTATAGTAGCGTTAATTGTTGTTACTATTATGGTAACAACAAATATTAAAAATATTACACAGAGGGCTGTAGGGTGTGCAAATGCTTCAGAAACCGCACAAGAACTATATATTTGTAGGGGTGGATATAATGAAGATTTGGTTGCTGCAATAGAAGCCTCAAAATAATAAAAATATAACAGAAGTTAGTAATTAGTTTCATCGAAAAGTCAAACTGTAGGTTAGGAGTTCGAGTCTCCTTTTTGATATAATAGAAATCAAAAATCAATATAGCTCAATTGGAAGAGCAACGGAAAATAGAAAACACTAATTATATTTTTCTCTGTTATGAAAAATATGGGTAGTCTTGCAATTGGCTGCACTGTGGTAATTCCCAGAAATAATGTTCGATTCGTTAGTTAAGTTGGTTCTCCTGTAGGTTCGAATCCTACACTACCCACATAAAATATCTTCTAATAAATAAAAGAAAGTGAAAGGAAAAGAAAATGGCTAAATTTAATGAAAAGAAAGAAACAAGAACAAATTTAACAACTAATTATATGGGAGAAGAAAGTTACAAACAAACTCCCAAAGAAGAACTTATTTTTTCTGTTTTAACTTCATTTTTTGAAGATTCCTATTATGAATCAAAAGAGTCAAGAATAGAAAGGGTTTCTGGATTAATTAAAGAAATAGCAAAAAGAGATCCATTATTTGTAGCTAAATTAGCTATTTATGTAAGAAATGTTTTTCATATGCGTTCTGCCTTTTCGGTTATTATGGGGGAATTATCTAAAGTTCATAAAGGTGATAGTATTGTAAAAAATGCTATTTTTGCTGGTGCAGAAAGAGTCGATGATTTAACTGAATTGGTTGCCTATGTCGGTAAACCAGTTCCTAATGCTGTTAAAAAGGGTGTAGCTTCTGCCTTAATAAAGTTTGATACATATCAGCTTTCACATTATCGGGGAGAAAATAGAAAAGTATCATTGGTTGATGTTTTTAATTTAGTCCATCCTAAACCCATTAATGATACTATGTCAAAAACATATAATGATTTAATGAATGGTAAACTTAAACAATCTGACACAACATGGGAAGTAAATATTTCTGGTGTTGGGCAGGTAGCCAAAGAACAAAATCTTAATGAAGAAGAAAAAATAGAACTCAAAAAAGATGCTTGGGAAAAACAGATTGATATCTGGGTAACTTATGATGGGCAAAATTTAGTTGTGAAAAATTATATGGCTTTATTGAGAAATCTAAGAAATATACTTCAGGTAGAAGTAGATGATATACATTTTAATAAAATATTAAAGGCTGTTGCTAACAAAAAAGCTGTTTTGAATTCAAAACAATTACCATTTAGATTTCTTTCGGCCTATGCAGAAGTAGAAAAATTAAGTACCCCATATTTAAACAAAACTATCATTTTTGAGAAAAATGATATATCAAGAATTGAATTAGTAAAAAGAGCCATAGAATCTGCTGTATTAAAATCAGTAGATAATATACCAGAATTACTAGGGAAAACAGTCATTCTTTCAGATAATAGTGGAAGCATGAGAGGAGATATTGGCGGTGGCTCTTTAGTATCAGCTTTGTCAAAGAGAACTTCGGCTGATATTGCTAATCTTTTTGCTACATTATATTGGGCAAAAGCTGAAAATACATGGGTTGGATTATTTGGGGATACACTAAAGACGCCAAAATTAAATAGAGAAAACGGTGTTTTTAAGAATTTTAGTGAAATAAATAAAGTGGCAGCTACTGTCGGTGGTAGTACCGAAACTGGAATTTTTACTGCCTTTGAAAAATTAATAGAGGAAAAAGAAAAAGTAGAAAGAGTAATTATTTTTTCTGATTGTCAAGTTGGTGATGGTTGTAGATGGTATGATACCACAAGAGTAAAAGGTGGCCCACACTTTGACAAATTAGTTCAGAATTATCTAAAATTTAGTCCAGAAACAAAAATATATTCTGTAGACCTAAAAGGTTATGGTAATAAAATGTTTGATAAAAATGTAGTTCTTGTTGCTGGGTGGTCAGAAAAAATATTTGATCTTATTAAGTTTGCTGAAACTGATAAAAATGCTTTGATAAAGGAAATAGAAAAAATACAGATTTAGGTGAAAGGCGGGTGAAAATCCCGCCGATTCTGTTTTTGAGGTATTGACAACCATAACTAAACATGGTATACTATAAAAGTGGTTACTACCAACGCATTAGTCGAGACAAGATTTAAAACAACTGTTTCAGATCAACCATTGGCAATAGATGTGCCATTGATTACGATAAAAATTGTAAAATAAAATGAAGAAAAAACAAAATATCTCTGATATATCCATTTCTATAGATAAAATAGAGTTAGAACAATTAGAAAAAGATCAACAAGGATTAAGTAAAATGTTCTGGGATAGTTGTACTACTGGACAAGATGATAGTTTTGATATTATGAAATTTCTAGAGAAAATAAAAAATGAAAAATAAATTTTGTAAGAAAATAAAATTAATAGATGATGTTTATGAAATGTGTTTAAAAAATACAAAAGGTGGTAATGATTTTTGTGATGCTTGTAAAAACGGAAGATGATAAACGATTATTATTGGAGGAATTTGAAGATATGAGATGTTCAGTAATAACAAAAAAAAGTAATACTACTTGCTCTCAACCAACAGAAATGATGATAAGTGGTTTTTCTGTATGTTCTCATTGTTTTGAAAAAATGGTAAACAAGAAAGTAGTTTTTATAGAAATACCAGTAAGTATAGATGCAGATACGATTGGTAAAAGTTCGTTTATGAAAGAAATATAAAATTTGTTTGAATATTATGTAAATGAATTACAAAGCGATGGAAAAGATGATATAGAAAGAATGCAAATTTTATTAAATGTTTTAGGTAAACAAAATTGGGATGTGATAAAAATAGAAAAAGCTACTGGATTATTAGCCCAAGTTTTACAACATGAAACAGATCATTTATTAGGTAAGCTATATATAGATTATTTGGAGAATAAAAATGGATAAATGTGGCTGTTGCAATATACATATTTTACCTGGAGAGTATTGTCCTAGAGGTTGCGACAGACCAATTAGAGGCCAATGTGAAGAGTGCGGATATTGTGTAAATCATTGTCCAGATTATTGTGAGGCTAGTAAAATAAGGAAATATGGTAGACAATTGTAAAGATAATTTAGAAAAGAAATTTGATAATTGTTATAATACAATGACCTGGATGTTATCATAGAACTTATAAGGTAAAAGATACGTAGAAATACGTATTGTTTTTATTTCCTAGATATGGTATACTGTCCTTATGTTGATAGAAAATGTTATAAAAAGAATACAAATTACTTCTGCCGAAAGAGCAAAATATTATTGTGATAAAGATAATTGGGTCGTAATTAATGTGGCAGAACCAGATGAAGTCCCCAATTCTACAATTAATATTCCTTTACTTTCTAAACAAGATTGGCTAAGTTGGGATAAACCTATATCTATATCTAAAATTAGATTAGATGCGGTTGCATCAGTAATAAATGATATAATTGTAAATACAAATATAAATATAAATTGTACAATGGGTATAGAAAGAAGTCCATTGGTAGTTTATTGGTATTTGCATAAATATCATAATTTATCTTTATTGGATTCTTTTGATATCGTAAAAAAAATAAGACCAGAGGCGGAAAACAGAATAGCTTGGATAAAATATGACAATTATGAAGAATGGCAAGAACATAATAAGAAGGTTTATAGTTAAACTACGTAGTTTTACGTATAGATAAATGACTTAGATAAGAAAGGGTATAGTATGAAATTTTTATTTTTAGCTTTATTTTTATTTGTTGGATGTACTTCTTCTGTTGCTCCTATTCCAGTAATAGTAGATCCACTAAAATTAGATAAATGTACAAAAATAGAACAGAAGGCTTTTGAAAAAGTTAGTTCTGAAATATATATAAATTCATGGTTAAAACATCATCCTGGTGCAGTAATACTTAGTTCTGTTAATATTGCCCCTGGTGCTGGGGTTATTGTAACTTTTTGTATGAGTACTGAATAAAAGTAAATACGTAGGATTACGTATAGACAAGTCATTACTATTGTGATAAACTATCTTTGTAAGTAAAGAGAAGATTGATAATAAATAAATTAATATAATAACATTCCTTCTTAGTTCAGCAGTAGAACGCCAAACTGTTAATTTGGATGTGGCTGGAGCGTCACCAGCAGAAGGAGCCATGCGGGTTTAATATAGTGGCAATATGCAACTCTTCCAAAGTTGATTCATCGGTTCAAATCCGATAACTCGCTCCAATAATATAAATTTTCCCGATTAGTGCAGCGATAACACGAATGATTCTGGATCATTAAAGGGGAGTTTGAATCTCTCATCGGGAACCAAAAATAAAAATAATTTAATGATTAGGATAATAAATAATATGTCTTTTCAAGAAGAAATACAGGATTATATTAAGGCTTCATATCCTTGTATTTATGTCGTTGCCCGTGAAGAATGGCGGGCTATAAAAGAAATAGAAGAAGCCTGTAAATCTATTAATAGAATATCTCATACATGGTCTATTACTAATGGTTTGGATTATAATTTGTCAAGACCAATAGATAAAAAGTTAACAGATCCTGTTGATTTTATCAAAACTAGACTTAAACCAGATGATGGTGTTTATTGTCTAGTTAATTTCCATTATCCATCAATTATAGATACCCCAGAAATGATTCAATTAATAAAAGATTGTGTTCAAATTGGTAGATCAAAAGGACAAATCTTAATTTTTGTTTCGAATATTTGGAAGATTCCAGAAGAACTTGTTGGAGACATAACAAGAATTGATTTTTCTTTACCAGATAAAAAACTTTTAGATGATAAAATTAGTTTTATTTTAAAGAGTATTTCAGAGGTCAATAGTAAATTAATTAGACCAAATAAAGAAGAAAGAGAATTAATTGTTGAAGCTGGATTAGGAATGACCACTTGGGAATTTGAAAATTCTCTTTCTTTATCTATTATAAAAAACAAAAGAATAGATTCTAAATTTATAGGTGAAGAAAAAGCAAAAACAGTAGCAAAAAGTGGTATTCTTGAATTTTATAGACCAGATGTTAATATGAGTGATGTTGGTGGATTAGAAAATTTAAAAGAATGGTTAACCCATCGTAGAGAATCTTTTGGTTTGGAGGCGCAGAAATATGGATTGCCTTTCCCTAAAGGAATTTTATTAATAGGTATCCCAGGAACGGGAAAGTGCATTGACAAAAATTCAATTTTGTGGTATAGTAATGGTATGAAAAGAATTAAATCATTATTAAATACCACAAAACAAGAATCTAATATAAATATTGATGTTGTATCATTTAATACTGGAACCAATAAATTTGAAATCAAAAATGCAACAAATATATTTAAAAATGATGTAAAACAAGGTTATTGTATTAATCTTAATCAGGGCTACCAAATAAAAACATCTCCCTGGCATCCTATTTGGTGCGAAATAGATGGTGTTTTAGATTATCATAAAGTCGAAGATATTAATCCAAATCAAGAAGTCTGGATACCATTAAAGGTTGGACATAATTATGAAGGTGTTTATCAGACGTTATCTTTAAAATATGACACTAGCAAAAATATATTAAATGGTAGAGTTTTAGGTGGTAATGGTATAATTAAAACAATATTAACAGAACATAACGATACCATTATTATAAATGAAAATATAGCATATTTATTAGGGGTTCTGTATGGAGACGGTAGTTTATCACAATTAGATAAACCAGAACATCAACATAATACAACTTTAGGTTTTACTACTGCTGATGATGAAATTTTAGAATATGTAAAAAATATATTATCTTCTGAATTTAATGATACTAAAGAGGTTAAAAAATTAAAAACATCTAAATATGGATATATTATTTCAAGTGCAAAATTAGCGGCATTATTAAGATTATTACAGGCGTGTTGTCGTTCAGAAAATAAAGGTGTTCCTGATATAATTTTTGAGTCTCCAAAATCTGTAATAAGGGCATTTATACAGGGATTGTTTGATACGGATGGATATAGTGATAAAAAAAGAGGTAATATTCAATATTGTTCTGCTAGTGAAGAACTAGCAAGAGATGTTCATAATTTACTTTTGTCATTTGGTATTATTTCTAGACTTTATTTTAAAAATAATAAATGTTTAGGAGCGTGGAATATAGATATTTTTGGTGAAAAAGCCAAAATATTTTATAACAATATAGGGTTTAGATTAGCTAGGAAACAAAATAATGAAAATAAATTACCATTAAATAGAGGAAATAATCTTCCTTTGTATCCTCCTGGTTTATCTAAAGTTATTAAAAATCTTTTTTTGAGTAGAAAAACACGCGGGGTAGATATCACACATTATGTTACAACCAATAATACAAATAGAAAGGCTGCGACAAAATGGGGAAGATATTATATGGATTCTGGGAATCATAGAACTATATCTCCTAATATGTTAAAAACATTTATAAATGAAATGAATGCGTATGACAATAAAGAATTACAAAATTATTATGGTCATGGTGACATATTTTGGTTCAAAGTAAATAAAATTGATCAATGTAATGTTGATCTATATGATATTTCTGTCACAGATAATAATTCATTTGTGGCTAATGGATTTATAAATCATAATTCTCTTTGCGCTAAATCTATTGCAAGTGATTGGGGATTACCATTAATCCGTTTTGATCTTGGCAAATTGTTTCAAGGGTTGGTTGGAGCAAGCGAAGAAAGAACTAGAAAGGCAATAGAATTATGTGATGCTGTTGCTCCATGCGTTGTTTGGATAGATGAAATAGAAAAAGGGATGTCTGGAGTTGGGGGAAGTGGTAATACTGATTCTGGAGTGACAAGTCGTGTTTTTGGTTCTTTATTAACATGGCTTCAGGAGAAAAAAAGACCAGTATTTGTTGTGGCTACAGCAAATCAAATTCAAAACCTTCCACCTGAACTTATGCGGGCTGGTCGTTGGGATGAAATATTTTTTATTGACCTACCTAATGAAAATGAACGTGAAGAAATTATAAAAATCCATATAACAAGAAAAAATAGAAAACCTAAAGATTATAATATCCAGAAAATAGTAAGTGTTACAGAACAATTTTCTGGGGCTGAATTAGAATCTATTATTATAAAAGCTATGACTTATGCTTTTGCGGAAAATAGAGAGTTTACTACAGAAGATATATTAAAGGCTATTTCTAAAACTGTTCCTCTCGCTGTAATGCGTAAAGAGGAAATTGGAGCATTACGAGATTGGGCTTCTACTAGGGCCGTATTTGCTTCAAAAGAAAAAGAGATAGTGGAACAGGGAGAAATAAAAAGGTTAATCAAAGTATAAGTTTTTATGAATAAAGAAATTGATTATTTTTATCCTTTATTCTTGGGTAAAATAAAATATAAAGATGAATATGAAAAGGCTAAAAAAATAATGTCAGAATATATTGTTATCCAACAATTTCCATCTAAATCTAGTAAAACTGGGAAAGTTTATACCGTAAAACAACGATTAGACACCGAAGAATACACATGTGATTGTCCTGGATGGGTATATAATAAAATGGAACGTTCTTGTATCCATACTTTAACTGTTCTTAAAAATTATATAGATAAAGGTGGTGGTGGTGGAACAAAAATAAATGTACAACAAACTCAGTCACCCATAGAATTAACTGAAGATGGGGAAATTAAGAGAAGATTAATTTTATAATGAATAAAAATATTGTTATTCTTCAAACAAAAATAACAACATTAGAGAGAGCTATCTATAATTATAACTACGAAAAAACAGTACATGGTTATAAAGGCCCTGTATTTTTACAGGATCTCTCAATAGCATCTTCTGAATATTTAGTAATATTAAAAAAGAGATTAGAAAAAATGCTTGAAAAAGAAAACGACAAGTTAATACTTACTGACAATGGTGAAATTAAACGGAGATTGATATTATGATAGGAGAATATATTTAATGCCATGTTATTTATCGGTTAGAATAAGAGAAGTTACGTCTGTACAATTAGATTTAGACAATATAGAATTAGCTAAAAAAGCTATGGATGAATTATCTTTAGTAGAAGGGAAAGATTATACAATAAGAAAAGATATTATTACATTAAAGTCTTTATCTTTTCAAAATGATATAAGACAAAGATATGGTCTAATTAAAGCGGAAAGAGAAGCAAGACGTAAAGGATATAGAACAAATAGAAAGGTTCAAGAGGACGGGGCAATAATGCTTACGTTATCTAGATAATAGAAAGAGAGAAATGAAAATGACAAAAATAACATATTTTGATGGTGAGAGAGAACTTTATTCACATAATTTGGATGCAGATAGAATTATGATAGATGGTAAAGTTGTTTGGTGGAAAGAAGCAAAAGAACTAAAAGTTGGAGATAAAGTGAGATGGTCTAAACGTATAAATGAAATTGGTGTAGTTAAATACCCCTCTTATGGCATTGTTGCTTTTATTAAATTTGGGGATGAATTACAGAGTGTTTATCAAAATGAACTTATAAAAATAGATGAACCACAATTTAAGGTTGGGGATTATGTAAAATGTAAATATCATTATGGTTATGGTAAAATTGTTTATATAGACACTATAAATGCGAAATGTACGATACGCTATAAAGATGAGTGTATATCATACATTGATATTACAGAACTTACTAAAATAGAAGAGCCTGAATTTTCTATTGGTGATTATGTAAGAGTAAATAATAATAGACTATTTGATTACCAAAAATGCGGTAAGGTGGTAAATATATCATATAAACAATGTTTAATAGAATTCTCTGATTATAATATAGAGAGAACAAACCGCGCTAATAATTGGTCATTGTGTGAATTAGATGAAGCACGAGATAATGGTCATTTTTATTGGCATAGCTACGAAGATTTAGAGAAGGTAAAATAAATGGAAACCATAACACTGTTATTTCTAAAGGATGGGTCTGTAACCATTCAAGATGAACCTGGACAAAACGCAGAGAAACGCTTGAAATTTCTTTTAGATGGGCTTGGTACAGTAGAAAGAAAAGGCCATTTGATAGGACATAAACACGAGGCTGGAGTTCAGATTTCACAAGGAAATACGTAGAAATACGTATTTCTTTTTATCTGTTTATGTGGTATAATAGGTATATGATATACTTCACAAAACATGCCATACAAAGAATGGAAGAGCATGGAATTAGTTATGGTTTGGCTATGAATGCTATAGCTAATGGGAAAAGAGTAAAACAGAATAAAGAGATAGTAATTAACTGGCAAAGATTAATTATTATTATGGATAACCATAATAGAGTAATAACAATTAATTATAATACAAGTAAAATAGAAAGTGAGTAAAACAATATGGATACTATTGACCCGCCAAAGCGGTTAAAAGAATTTGCGATAGAAATAATGAGCAGGTTAGTTAAATGAAAAATAATATGGAGCCTTCTCTGCGACTACAAAAATTAGCAATGAGTATTATGGAAAGATTAATTGATCAACATTGGCGTCTTGTAGCTATTGTTATAAATCACGGGAAAATTATATCAATTATGCCAAATTTACCACTTAAATCTCATCCATTAGTAAATTCTTATAATCCCAAAAAAAAGATACACGCAGAAATAAATACATATTTACACGCTTCTATAGAAAAGATGAAAGGTAGTATTTTATATGTATTTAGATTATGTGCAAATGGTAAATTTGGAATGGCTAAACCGTGTGAAATGTGTTATAATGAAGCTATAAAACATGGGATAAAGAGAATCGTTTTTACAACCGAAAATGGATTCGGAGTAATAAAAATATAATGAGTGTACGTTTATTCGTACAGCAAATCTAAAGATAATTATTTATTCTACCAGTAATGGTAGTTTCGCAGAAATGAAGATTTAAAGGAGGATAATGGAACAGGCATTTAGTGAATCAAATAATATCCTTAATAAATTCGGTGAATTTTTACAACAGCATAATGAATTATTAGATAAAATGCAAGCAAGACAAGATATAAGTATGGCTGCGGAATTACTATATAATAATTCTATTGCTAATTTTGGTGAATTTTATTTACAGACGTTTATTCTTTTTGGTATGTATTTGGCTGCTAATTATGATGAAATTTTTGGTGAACCAGTTCCTCCAATTTTTGCAGATTTTCTAAAGGAATTACAGCTTTCTAAAGAATAAAACAAACTAGCTATTTATTAAAAGGAATTCCCAAAAAGGAGTTTACCGTGACAACAGAAACGATTGAAGTCAACATCAAGGTTTTTGTAGATAGGGAAAATATAGATGATAAAAATTTAGAAAAAATGAGAGAAGATATAGAAAAAGATTTTGCAAATTATTTTCGTGGAATGCCACAGAATAATAAAACTATAATGGGATCAGTAATAGAAACAAAAATGAAAGAAAGCAGGTAATTTTGATACAAACAAAACCATTTTTAATAAGATACTTAAAACAAGATATTAAACTTATTATCCAGTATGATATAGATACTGAATTTTATCCAGAGAAAAAACAAGATAAAGATTTACAAGGTATTTTGGTGATGCAAATTTGGGGTGATAAAAAAATTATTAAACCAATAATGCAAGAGGATGGATTTATCCAAAGAATAAAAGAAGCAATAATGATAGCTACCAATAAAAAAATAGTCCATATCCCAGAAGGTGCTTGGCCTGAAAAAGAGTCGGACTGGCCTATCATCAGAAGAGATGGGGCTATTGTGATATAGGTCTATTGACATAGTAACCTATTTGTGGTATACTTTCAGAATGAAAAGTAACTTTTGTTTTGGTTTATTTTTAGTTATTATTGTTGTTTTAGCTTTATCTAGTTATATTTATTTTTCTACTTCGCAGAGATTAGAAGATAAATATATTTGTTTGGTAATAAAAGAAGAATCAGCGTGGAAAAAAAATATATCTATGGGTGACACTTGTATCTGGTTGAAAAAGTAAAAAAATGACAAAAGAAATATCTTGTCCAAATTGTAATAGTATAAATGGTGAACTTTTAATTGAGCGCATCCCAAGTATGGGAAATTGTGCCTATTATTTATTTGATTGTTTCGAAGATAAAAAACTCTGGATTATGGGAATGATTGGTGGCCCGATTACAGGTTACGAAAAAATATATAGTGATTTTTTAGAAAAAGATTTTAAGGCGGTATAATAAAAATTGACAAAAATTCATGCAAAAAAAATTGAAAAACAAAAAAATGGAATTATAATTCATACACTAGAAAATGATACAAAGGTATATGATTCTTCAAAAATAAAATTTGCTAATTATCAATTCTCTTTTGGTCATACCAGTGAAAAAGTAATTGAGAAATTACATGAAAAGATAAGCGAAGTTTTATCCTGGGCAAAAAGTAATAATATAATAACGGATTGGGAATCAAATAATAAACCAGTAGAACAAAAAACAGAGACAGACGGTGAAGAAAAAGAACCAGAAATTATAAAGCCTAAACAAATAGTAAGAAAAGAAAGTACATCTAAAAAGAGAAAAACTAAAAAGAAATGATTAACCAAATAACAGCCTACAATGAAGAAGGGAAGCAATGGGATATCCCTATTAAAATTGGTGAATATATAAATATAGATGGTACTAAAGAAAAAATATTAGATTTTGGATTTCCGATACAATATAATTTATTATATACTATTAGAGGGAATAATTATGGTGTTTTGACTTGGGATTTTGAAAAAGAAAAACAGTTGTATATAGATGTGGGAGGGAGAAATTTTGGAAGCAAATCATCTGTTTTTATTAAAATGTCGGACATAAAGGAATTTTTAGTTCAGGAAGGAATAATGTAAATGTCTGGTAAAATTAAATGGATAACTGTTTTTGAACGAGATGACTGGATAAGCGAAACAATATTTATAGATTATCTATATAATTTTTTGGTAGAAGAAGGACATCGGGCAGAAAGAGTAACATTAAAAAGAATTGATGTTTTAATGCATCCTTCAAATGAAGATAAAATAAAGGAATTAGTAAGAGCTTTTGTCTCTGGTTGGGAAGCTAAAAATAATTGGGAAGAAAGAAAATTACCAACTATAAGGTCAAATTATGAGGAATAATTAAATGATTCTAGCTTGTGCTGGTTGTGGATGTCCATTCCCAACAAAAGAAAAAGAATGTTGGTATTGCGGATGCAACAATTCAATTATTAAAATGACGCAAGAAACCGCGAACAATATAAAAGAAAAATATGATAAAATGTATAATGCACCAAGATCATTAGTAAATATAGATTGGGAACAGGAAAAGAAGGATTTATTTGGATGATTAATAGTTTTACAGGTAAATATAGGTTTCTTTCAAATTTTTATCCATGTCTAATTGTAGATGATATGACTTTATCTTATCTTACATTGGAGGCCAATATAATAATTTTATTTCGACTGGTTATAGGTTCAAATCCTATCTGGAGCTTTTATAAATACGTAAAATTACGTATTGTTTTTAATTCTCAAATATAGTATACTTGTTATAGTCAATCGAAGGCGGATACCAAAAAGCGTGAAAGCGAAAGCTAAAAGCAAGCTAATATATGACGAAGCCTAGATTAACCAGAAAGAAATAATAATGAGAAATATGCTAACAGAAACAAAATCAAATCCAGACATTATATATAATAATAAAGTATCTCAAACTAGAGCATTTGGTCTACTTGATTATCTTAGACATAGTGGTTTAGGTGGAGAAAATATGATTTATGCCATTACATATCTCAAAGAATATGATTGTGGCACTGATTCAGAAAAGGTATTAGAAGATTGGAAAAGGATTTCAAAATGATAAATAATAAAATAATAGATAAAAATGAAATGGATAAAATTGTTGTTTTTAACGCCCTTATAAAATATGGTCTTACTGGAGATCAAGCAAGAGAATTATTTAAGCGATTAGGGCTTTAACAAAAAAGTAACACCAGTGTAATATCAATGTAACATCTTTCTGTTATACTAAAGATAGAAAGGATGGTGTCACAAATGGAAATTATTGCTATTACTTCGTTTGTACTTTTATTTATGAGTTGGATAATTTTACCTTTGCATTTTATCAAAAAGAAAGATTAGATTAATATGTGGTTTAAAAAACTTAATAATTTTTGGCGTTTTATAAAAAATTTTCCGTATAAAATAAAACGAAGTGTAGAAATTTCTATATTTTATTGGAACAAACCAGATTATGATTATTCTACAATTCTACAATTAATGAAATTTCAGATCCAAAAAACAAGGCTTCATTTAGATGAACATAATATAGTACCTAAACATAAACTAAAACAAATGTTAATTGCTGAACATCTATTGGAAAGAATGTTAAACGATTCACAATATTTTAGTAATGCTGATTTACGTTATCCTTATCCTAATGATATTAAAAGACGCTATGCTTTTGTCGTTTATTTACAAGAACAAGATAAAGAATTACTTTATAAAATCTTAAGAAAACATTTAAACAGTTGGTGGGATTAAATGGAAAATATAATAGAGGCAAATCCGAAACTATATAAGTTCGGTGATTTGAGACAAAATATCTGGATACCTAAATTCAAATGGGTATCCTCTATTTCTGTTGCCGCAGATATTATCAATTCTTGGCATGAAGATTATCCAAAGTATGTAAAGAATACAGAAGATGCAATTGATATTATTGTAACAAGTAAAATGACATATCCTCTAAACATTTATTTAAATTCTATCCATGCATTTATTTTTATAGATAAAAGTTGGTCTGGATATTTTAGAGAATGTAATGTAATTGTTGGGAATCATTTACCTCCTAGATATGAAAATATAGAAAGATTAATGAATAATTTTGAGGAAGCGTGGCGTGGTAATATAAAAGATATAGATAGTTTGTTGGGGTGGTTCGGAGACATAGAGACCTTGCACCCCTGGCAAGACGGGAACGGACGGTTAGGTGGGACTTTTATTGCAGCATTTTCACATATATTTGAGCCAGAAAAAGGTTATTTGGCTGCATTACAATAAAGAATATAGAAAGGATAAATAAAATGAAAATTAATTGGCATAAGATTTTTCACGAATTTACAGAAAATTATGTTTTTTTAGAGGAAGGAAAATGGATTTATGGTGGTAAATATGGGGGAAAATATAATCCAAAAGGGCAAATGTATTTTTGGTATAGATTAAGATATAATATTTGTACTCAATGTGGATATAAAAAAGTTAATGAAGACTATATCCAAAAAGTAGCATTAAAGGAAAATGAAAGACCAGAGCAATTTACTGAAAAAGAATTAGATAAGAAATGGTGTTGGTAATGAAACAAAAATTTTGTATATATTATTATAATTATGGTAAGATTATTAATAAAGATGTAGAACGGGTAATAACTGATTTAGAAAAAAAATATGAGATAAACGAATCAGGGAGAAGTGAAAGTTTGGTGTGTAGGATTATTGATGGTTATGGTAAAAATATCGCAGTAACTAATGCTTTTGTTTTAGAAGTTTCTCAATATCTTACAAAAATTAGAATGAATTTTGAAATTTATTGGAGCGGAGAGAATAAAATGGTGGTGAATTTTGTAAATACGTAGTTTTACGTATAGACAATCAGAGTTGAATATAATAGACTATAGGAAATAAGAAAGGATAAATAAAAATGACACAAGAAAAGAAAACTGAACATGGACAACGGAAAAATATTAGGTTCGCACAAACCAGTTCTAAACGTAAAAATAATTCAATGATTAAAACTAGAAAGCGTAATGCTGCCAAACATGTTCCAGGTTACGAAAAGAGAGAGTAAATGAAATGGTAATTAGTAAACATCCAGTTGGCGGAACTTGGGTTGCACGAATTGAAGAATTTGGTTTAACCGCATACGGCTCTACTTTATTTGAATCTATGGAAAAATTAGGTAGAATGTTATCTAGTTGGACTTTAGCACATAAAGACGTGATGACGGAAGAGCAATTTAAATCATTGCTTTTGGATAGGGCTGGACTTACTTGGGAAGATTGGCCGAGATAATATGTCCTCTAAGACGGAAGTAATACAATATCTTAATAAAACATTTAATTTAAATATTAAGCGTTTATCAAGAGGACGACTTTATAATCCCTGGAGTGATCCAATTTCTAATACATTACACCGCTCTTTTGACAAGAATACTCTAATTGAAACTGGATGGGAATATCTTGTAGTAAGAAAACAAAGATATATCTTACCAGAAAATGTAAGACAGTTTATCAAAGATTTTGATACTGGTAAATATCCAGAATTAATTATAGAGGTTATAGGAGAATAAAAGTCTAAAAATATACGTAAAAATACGTATAGACAAAGGCAATAGATTGTGATAAACTAATGGTAAATAAAAGAAAGGAAAGAAAGGGAAAATATAATGGATAAACCTACAATTGAAGACCGACTAGAGCAACTACTAGATGAGGCATATAAAAATAAGCGTAAACTAGAAAGGTTAGAAGTTCTAAACGAACAGGGAAAATAATACAGAATATCATGTTTAAATTAAAAAATAGAATTAAGGTGGGGACTCATCTTAATAAAGAACTTTACCAAAAACTTCAAGAGCTTTCTGAAAATTCTCATATTCCGATGACAAGGCTTCTAGATGAAGCAATTGAACTTCTTTTAAAAACTCGTTAAAACTCGTTTTAATAGATATAGATTTTCAAGCACAATATAGAAAAGTATGATATAATGTAATTGTACAGAAATAATGTACAAGGAGTTATATCAAGAATGAAAATATGTACAAAATGTAAAATTGTGAAAAATGAAAGTGAATTTAGTAAAAGTAAAAAACATAAAGATGGATTAAGATACTGGTGTAAAGAATGTATATCTAATGATTATTTTATTAAAAAATATGGTTTTATTCCAGAGAAACCAATTATAACAGAAGGATTTAAACTTTGTACAAAATGTAAAATAATAAAAAATAAAAATGAATTTTTGAGAGATAAAACTAAGATAGATGGATTGTATTCGTCTTGTAAAAAATGTGGGGAGAAATATAGGGGGAAAAATAAGAAAATAATACAACATAGTAATTATATTTTTTATCACAAAAATAAAAAAAATGTAAACCAAAAACTTTTAGAATATAAACTTTTACATCCTTGTATTGATTGTGGAGAAAAAAATCCATTAGTTTTAGAATTTGATCATCTTGGAAATAAAAAATTTGGGATAGCTATAATGTATGGTGGTAGATATTCTTGGGATAGTATATATAGAGAAATACAAAAATGTGTTATAAGATGTGTAAATTGTCATTTAGTAAAAACACATAAAGAAAAACAAAGTATTAAAGTTAATTTTTTAAACAAGAAAGAATTTAATAAAAAGTGTGTTATTTGTAAAAAAGAAAATAAGCAATTTTTTCCTAACAATAAAACACGAGATACTTTGAATTATTATTGTTATGGATGCCAAGATATTTATAAATCACTTTCTTTAAGAAAAACTAGAAATTTGAGAGAATTAGAAAAATCAAGATATGTAAGATATCAAAATACATTAAAAATTATAGAATATTTACAGATTCATCCTTGTGTAGATTGTAAAGAGACTAATATATTAATGTTAGAATTTGACCATATTTATGGTAAAAAAGATAATGATATCTCTAATATGATAGGATGTGGGATAAAATTAGAAAAAATTTTTAAAGAAATAGAAAAATGTGAAATTCGTTGTGGTAACTGTCATAGGATTAAAACAACAAAAGAAACTAAAAATAAGAAAGGATATATTTAAAATGTATTTAGAGAAAGAAGATAAAATTGAAGAATTATTGTCTGAAAATTTTAAGCTAAACAATAAAATTAATGTTTTTATTGAAAGAGGAATTTTAGACAGGCAAGAATTTCATGTTCTGGGGGAACTTGAGACGATGTATCCTAAATGTAATCTACAAAAGTTTGTAGAAATGATGCGTTCTCGTCATGTATCTACTCATTATTTTTTTGGGGAAGATTTTATTCGCTGTATAATTGAAGCACAAGAGGGTTCTTATGAGGGAATGGCATTCTTTAATCCAAAGGATACTCGCTTTGTAGAAAGAATCGGGCGACAGATAAGTTTTGCTCGGGCTCTAAAAGAATGGGCGGTAGTTAATGGATATATCAAAGATCCAGATGATGTGGGGCTTTGTTCTTGTGAGGTAGAAAGTATTGCTAGAGGGACTAGCATAGATTGTAATTGCTAGAAAATAATAATCCCCGAAGCTATAGATTAATAGAATTATGATAAATTTTATTATTCACCTGAATATATGATTATGGCTAGGGGTATTATAAAAGGATAAAAAATGAGTGTATTTATAATTATAATTTTAGTTATTCTATGGTATTCTGCTGGTCTTTTTGCCTCTGCTATTACTTTAGCTGGTTTGGAAAAGAAATATGCATTAAAGAATGAAGATACAATTTTTGCTTTTTTAATGGCGCTAACTGGGCCAATTAATTTCCTGACATCTTTTGCGGGAACTGGGAATTGGGCTTGGCCTCCTAGATTATTTCCAAAAATGGAAAAGAAAAATGAAGTGTAATAATAATTTTTATAGAGGGGTGCATTACTGTTTGGTGAAGTAAGCCAGTCTCCAAAACTGGTGTGATGAAAAATCATATTAGAAAGTTCGATTCTTTCCACCCCTGCCAAAAGAAAAATAAAATGACATTAATAACTTTCACAGAACGAAATAATATATCTAAACATATTATTAATAAAATACAATTAAATACCTGGGCTTTGTTTCAATGTAAAGATGAATTAATTTTTGTTAAAGAAAAACTAACACAACTATTTGAAAATAAAAATCCACAAAAATATGGATTTGAGAAAGTAATTATTGACAATCATATTTTTTGGAACATGAAATTTATTTCTTATCCTAAAGAGAAAAAAGAACTTGGAATTATTCTTAATGATACACTTAATAATAATTCAGCAAAAATAAAATCTCATACAGAATTGGTTGACTTAAGAGATAATGAATTTATTTTTTATAATAGAAGATGTTTGTATCGTAAACCAGATATCTATACCCCATCCTTTATCTTTAGATTAAATTTAGATAAAAATTTTTATGTTAGTAATGATAGAATAAGTCCGTCAATAAGATATTCAGTTTTCCATAATAAAGGGACATCTTGTGTAAAATGTGGATTAACTGGAACTCATTTTATAAAAGAAAGAACTTTTGGTGATAAAAATTATCATTTAAATCTATACGCTGATAATGGACAAATGTTAACAATTGATCATATTTACCCTAAATCTTTAGGCGGTAATGATAGTTTAGATAATTTACAACCAATGTGTGAAAAATGTAATTTAGAGAAAGGCAATAAAATTGAAATTACTTGACGATTATTTAGAGTTACAGAAGCAAATATACAATTATTTTGGATATAAAGAGGATTGGGTTGTTATTCCAATTGACGATAGGCGCAATTATTATTGGACTATTAGTTATAACTTAAAGAATATAAAAAATAGATATAACTGGGGTATTTATTATTGCGAATCAAAGAAAATAATGAAAGATTTAGTTGATTGTGATTTTGAATGGGAAAGAAATAATATATCTGGTAGTTTTTATTCTGATGAAATTTATACACAACGTTTTCTTAAAAAATGGGCATATAGAGGAAAAGATTTTACAATGATATGCGTAGATACTCATACAGATGGAAATAAATTCTTGGCAATTTATTCTAATGAGAAAGAAGTAAAATAATGGATATAAAAGAACTTGAAAATAGTAAACTAACCAGTGATGAACAAATTGAAGTAATTAAAAAGGTTAGAGGAAATAGTGAAAAGCTAGATAATGCTAGAGTGGGTGAAGCATTACTTAATGAACAATGGCGAAAAGCTACAGAATATGCGGTACAACATATTTATGATTATTTAGTGTTATCAACTGGAAATAATTTTGATGGCGTACTAAAACAATATAAAAGAAAATATAATATGGAAGATGTAGAACCAGACGATGATGAAAAAGATTTAATTGGTGTGGTATAATGAGTTATTTATTTTTATTTTGTTTTGGTGTAGTTAGTGGCGGTGCTATTTTTTCAACATATTTTTTACTTGCAGGATACAGGTTATGTAAAAATACGTATAAACAAGACAGGGAAACAGTGAGATAATGAATAAATTTATTATATTTACTTTATATTGATTTTATTAACTATAGTATGTGCTTGTAGTAACACAGAAAAATATTCTAATTATTATATTAATAAAGATATAATAATTGAACTAGAAAATAAATGTAAAGAAGAAAACGGTATTGTCGTAACTTCATTATTTGAGAAAAGTTGGAATAATACGGCAAAAACAAATTCTGAAAATTGGATAAAACAAACAAAAAGTGTTTTCTTTATAATTGACGCACATTATGAAAACAATGATTATATGTTGGAGGTTTGTGTTAAATGATAGAAAAAGAACCAGTTAGATTTACTCTGGTTTTACATAAAGGAGATACTTTACAGCAAATTTTAGATACTCTTAAATCATATGTTGATTATGATGATTTTAATAAATATCAATTAACTGGTATTTTAGAAATATCTACTTCTGGTAAAAATTATTTTGAAGAAGGCCAAGTTACTGGTGTAAAGTTATTTTTTGTAAAGAAAGATTAATATGTTTAATATATATTTAACAGACTCTTTAACTGGTGAAGAACGAAAAATAAAATCTTTAGATAACTATACAAAAGTGGAACAATTTAATTGGGAAGAAGGTGATTATTCTTGCGATTGTAACAGAATGTTACTTTTTAAAAAAACAGGTAATGAAGAGATAGGAGATATTTTTAGTTATTCTTGTAATGATAATGAGAAGAATAGATTTATTTTACGTATAGAAGAAATATAAATATGTTTTTATTTATTTTTGGTTTTGTTTTTGGATGGGCGGCATGTGCAACTTTTCTTTTAATACGTAAAATTACTTATAGACTATAAAGGGCTATTGGTGTATAATAACAATATGGCTTATGCAAGATGGTCTACTTCAGATATCTATGTGTATCTAAATAGTAATGGATATTTCTGTTGTTGCCAATGTCCTATGTATGATTATGATGGTAAATTTTATAATACAAAAGATATTATATGTTGTCGCTGTGGGACTAAATTTAGATATAAAAAAGAAATGTATTTAGTTGAAGATGAACATGGAAAATATTATTGTGATAAGTACGAAGCACCTTATGCGAAAAGATATATAATGATAGAAGTAGTAACATGAAATGCGGTTGTTATATTGGATTACATTTTTATAGAGAAAATAAAAATGATAGATTTTATTATAAAAACGGTAAGGTTTTAGCTTATTCTGGAAATGCTAGAAGAAAATGTCGTTATTGTGATAAAAGACAACATTTAGGCTCTCCTTGTTGTAATTGGGTTAATGGTAATGGCCCTTTAGGAGATTGGTAATGAAATGTGGTTGTTATATTCTGTGGTCAAAACATAATCCAAGTATTAGAAAAGATTATGTAACTCCTTATCAAATACAAGTTTTCGGTGAACCTATAAGTATAATGACGAATATAATAAAGATCGTAAAGATAATATTTTCTCTTATATTTTAGCGACTAGACATGATGGGAAAAATTTGTTTAATATCCCATCTAAAATTATGGTTGACTGTGATTTAGCTGGGTTGACTGAAGACTGGGAAATATATAAAGAAAATACAGAAAATATCTGGAAGGAATATAGTCAGATATATACAGAAGAACAATTCAAAAACGGTAGGATAAAATGGCTACAGGAATTTTTAACTAAACCCAAAATTTTTCAAACTCAATTTTTTGATGAAGAAAAAGCCAGGAACAATCTAAAGAAAGAACTTGATCACTGGGAAAGATATATTATTGGGAATAAACAAGATTGGGAAGTGAGGAGATAATAATGAAGTATTGTATTTATTGCCGAAATAAATTAAATAATCCTAAAGTTATTATAGATAACAGCAAATATATGGAAAGTTGCCGTAAATGTAAACGAGTTATTTTAGCTTATCCGATTATTACGTAAATTTACGTATTTGACAAACCAACAAAAGTGTGATATAATACAAAAAGTGAAAGAAAGATTGAGAAAGGAAGGTGATAAAAATGGCAAAGAATGATACAAAGGCTGGTAAGACAACTACTCCTACTATGACTAAGAAGTAAATAGTTTTGTTTTTTGAAGAACAAGAATGTGGTGACTTCTCAATGCCACAGAAAAAGTTTTAGGGTTTCAAAAGGGAAAAGAGACGGTGACTAAACAAGGCCGTTGAAAAAATAGGCTAGGGTATAGCCGAATCTACGCTTCTGGAGATTGGCAATAGTCAATCATTGAAAGAAGAACTAGCGAAAGCTGAATACCATCGGAATCGTCCAACTCTAGATGTTGGCAAATTTTATCTTTCTGTGTGATAAGCACCGAAGATAGAAAATCTCGCAAGATAATAATGATACGACTAATACAGCTAAAAGAGTTTATCATTGATTTGAGCGGGGCTGTTAAAATAAAACCAGGATAAAACAAAATACTGGTCAGTGCTATCCCGAAAGATACGGTGGAAGCATAAAAATATCCTCCCGATGGGAGGAAATAATCAAGGGGTCTACCAAGCTTGATCGTCTTAAACGAGTAGACAGTGCAAGAAAAATCTGGTAAGAGTCAGAATACACTAAAAATAATTACAGTGGCTTCCAACTGGATAAAAAAGTTTTGTAAAACACAATAGTAACCAGGATAAAAACAAACATTTAGTTTCCTATGTGGTACATTTTGTTATTATTTCTTTTATAAGCCCCACTACAAGCGGGATGAAAATGAAATATCAAGGCGAAACAAGTCTGGTAAGACAATCACGATACCTTGTAAAAAACGATAATAGATAGTTTCCTAAATAAGTTTGTTTAGAATTTTCTTCCACAGATATATTATAGTGATAATGAAAATTCATATCTACAAGGGCCGTGTCGGGTTACAATACCCTGCTGGCCCCTTTTTTTATAAGTAAGATTACGTATTGACAGTGTTTGTAGATTGTGTTATAGTAGATATATGGCTTACGAAGGTAACTTTAGAATTTTTGTATTTCCAACTATTACTGTAGACATGACCTATTTTCGTCCAGTTGATATACAGCTTGGATGTCATACACTTGTACAGGCGAATATAGACTTAGAAAAAACTCTTAAAGAATACCCAGAACGTCGGATATGGCTTATACAAGGATTTACTGAAATCGAAACAACGGAATATACAGAGAAAGTAGTTGCAATGGCATGAATATAGGGATAGACGTAGATGGTGTTTTGGCTGATTTAATTTCTGCCGCATTGAGAAATTCTAGATTATCTGATTTTACGAAAAAAGATGTGACAGAATGGGATTTTTTTCAAAAACATGGTTATTCTAAAAGAGAACAAAGAGAAATATTTTTTCAAGTTTGGAATTGGTGGCAAGACAATGAATTATCTCTTGAATATAAATATCCAGATAAATTACTAAAGAAATTGATGAAAAAACATCGTATATCTATTATCACTCATAGGGATAGCAATACACATTGTTCTGTCGTAAGTTGGTTAAATAATTATAATATCCCATATCACGATTTATTATTTGTCGGTGATGGATTAAGCAAATTTGAGTTTCCAATCGATTGTTTGATAGATGATAGTCCTAAAACTGTTGAAGAAGCAAAAAATTATCCAAATAAAAAACTTTATCTAGTTAATCAATCGTGGAACAAAAATATAATTGATTTACCAAACAATGTATTAAGAGTAAATGATTTGGGCGATGCGATAAACAGGGTAATTATAAAATGAATAAAAATGGTTGGTATATTCTAAAAGGTAAACGTGGGCGTCAAATAGGTGTAAAAGAACATTATTGTAAATTTATTTCTCCTATATCTATATTGGGAGAAACTTTATGCGGTATTATGATTGGCGAAGGAATAAAAATTTCAAATAATGATAAAGGATTTTCTAAATGTTTGAGTTGTCAAAAAATTTTAGAGAAAAATAAATAATATGTCTGAAAAATGGGAACGACGAGATAAAAAACTAAATAAAAAAAACAAGATGAAAGTATCTGGTAAAAGTAGCAGGCTACTTAATAAAATTATTATAGAAAAGTCAGAAAAAATAAAGAGAGGAAAAGAAAATGAATAAAATTATGCCTAGTATTATAATCTTTTTAATAACTGCAATAGTTTCATCTATTACGTTTTTACCAATGGCTACTTTTGGTGTGGATGCGTCAACTGTTTTATTTGGTTTTATTGGTGTTTTGTTCTGTATTTTGGGTGTTGTTATCTCAATATGGTTATATAATAATAAGAATATTTTTTAAGGAGAATAAAATGGATAAAGAAAAACGTTATCAACAATTTGAAGAAGAGTGTGAGGAGGCTGATTTTACAGTAGAAGAATATCATGGCAGATATGGTTATATTGGCCCTTGCGTAGAGTGTGATGATTTTGACGAAATGGTAGATGTAATTAGGGCGACTACTGGTAAATTACTATTTGATACTTTAGGAAGAGGATATGTGGTATATCCACAATAAAGAATATGATAGATTTACAATTAGAAATAGAAAAATTATCCCCGCAAGAAGGGGATATTATAGTAATAAAATCAAAAGATATATTGGGTGAAGAACAATTAGATAAACTAAAAGAAGCTCTTTATTCTGTGGTCTCTAAATATGACTATCATGTAGAGGGAATTATTTTAATCGGGAATAAAACAATAAATAAAATATCACAGGAAGAGTTAAAGAAACTAATTTATCCGTAATTTTACGTATAGACAATCAAGTCTGACTATGATAAACTAATGTCAATGGATTTTAGATAGGGAAAGAAAGAGAGAATAAAAATGTATAATTACCATGATGGAAGATGTGGTGTTATTTCTCCCGATGGTAAATTCGGCTGTACACAAATGGTAGGACATCAAAAAGAAGGTAATATTTTTTGTTCTAATATAATAAATGGGGTAACAAAAAAATGGTGTGGATATTGTAATCTTTTTGATACATATAATTGTAGGCATTCAACACCAAAAAAGAAAATGGTAAGAATTATAAATTATGATACCCTCCCATATTTTATTTGGGAGTCATACGCCAAAAAAACAGTTTGAAGTAATTGATGAAATGGAATATCGTGGTGTAAAATTTCTCTTACTAAAAACACCATTAGATTGTTATTATGCTTCATTTTTTATGAATGAACAATATTTAGTATATATATAAGTAAAATTACGTATAGACAATCAAGTCCTCGTGTGTTATACTACCAACATCTTACAGAAAGGAAAAATAAAAAACATGATGAAGCTAGTCTCTTATTGTTGCCGTGCCACACCAGTGGGACAAGTAAACAAGGATGAAAATACTGGTATGCCAAAGGGTAAGTGTCGGGGTTGTGGGCGTAATGTAACTTTTACAACTTCTAGTCGTTAGTAACTTAGGTTCGCAAGATGTATCTTACCTGCCTTAATGAGCAAGTGGGCTAAGAATAAAACAGAAGCAATAAAAAACCTCTCCCAGGATGGCTCTCTGGGTTGGAATGGTTTACCTGAAAAGAAAGGAAGACAAATGGATTATAAACATTTTCATTCGCATAAACATAGCGCACAATTACCAGGTCATAATGGTTTATGGGTAGATCATTCTCATGTTAATTTACATGAACACACACAAAATAATGATGGTAAAAGCCATGAACATCAAAGTGTAAATTATTCCAAACATTATAAAGAACTGATAATACAGAAAGAGAATAAAAATGCAAATTGAACCACATTGGACATATAGTTTAAATATACTAAGTTTTTTTTCAAGGGCTTGGGGTATAATGGTTTGTTGGGGCGCTTTTGTCGATAATATGAGTTTATCTTTTCCGACATTATCATACTGGAATGCAATTCTATTATATCTTGTCGTATCAAATTTATTTCATACATCACAAGTTTTGCGTTGGGTTGTAAAAAAGTAAAGTGATTGAGCCAAATTCTCTTATTTTAGGTGATTGTTTAGAAGTAATGAAAGATATAGAAGATAAATCTATAAATCTCATTCTTGCAGATTTATTATTTTAAAAAACAAAAACATTTACAATATCCCATTTATATGTTATAATGTCCTTGTATAAATTATTATACAGGGAGAATAAAATGGGACAAAAAATATTTACAGAGGTAGAAATATTAGAAATTATAAGATTATATTTGGAAGAAAATTTTTCTTTGAGACAAATATCTGGTTTATTTAAAACCAATCATCATTTTATCGAAAGAATTTTAAAAAGAAATAATGTCAAAATAGATTCTTTACGAAAACATAAGGGGAAAATAAAACCTAAAAAAGAAAAACAAAAACCACATACAGAAGAAACAAAAAAGAAAATTAGTTTAGCTGGATTGGGAAGAATACCCTGGGATAAAAATAAACATTTAACCGAAGACCACAAAAATAAGATAAAGATAAAAAGATTAAGTTGGTGTAATATTGACGAAAACAGAAGAAAGAATTTAATTTCTCATTCTAGATTTAATATTTCCTTAAGTGATATATCTAGATTTAAAGATACAGAAAAATTAATGTGTTTAAATCATACTATTTCTCCGAGAAATGATAATGGGAATAAAAGATATAATGTAAACACAGAATGGTATCTACAATTTTTAGATAAATTTTATTTTGATGAGCAATTTAATAGAATTTATAATTTATGGCTTTTAAAAAATAAAAATATTTGGTATCAACCATCAATAGACCATAAGATAAGTAAAAAAAACGGAGGTACAGATAATATAGACAATCTTAGGTTTTTAACTTGGTTTGAGAATAAATCAAAATCTTCTATGAACGATAAAGAATGGAGAAAATTTAAAATAGAGGCTAATTTGAAAGGAGATTTATTTATTGATGAATGATATAATAAAAAATATGAAAGGAGAAATTTTAGTAGGGCAAGATAATACTAAATTGATAAATAATATTATTAATGCAGATTGTCTGGTTGCTATGAATCATATAGAAGATAAATCTATAGATATGATTTGTTGCGACCTGCCCTACGGTTAAGGTGTATTAAACAAAAGATCGGTATGGGATGTGGAAATTGATCTAGAACTATTGTGGAAACAATATGAACGCATCATTAAAGATAATGGTGCTATTATTCTTAATGCTACGTTTCCATTTTCAGCAGAACTTTATAACAGTAATCCTAAATTATTTCGTTATGATTTAATCTGGGAAAAACCATTAGCTACTGGCTTCTTAAATGCCAATAGAATGCCATTAAGAAGCCATGAACAAATTCTTGTATTCTATAAGAAATTGCCAGTTTATCATCCACAATTTGAAGAGGGAAAACCATATACCATGACTAGGCGTGGTGATAGTATGGATTATGGTGAAGTAAAAGATTTACATCATACTACTGTATCTGATGGTAAACGTTATCCTAAATCTGTTTTAAGGTTTGCTGCTGATAAAGAAAAATTACATAGTACACAGAAGCCTTTAGCCCTTTTAAAATATCTTTGTTTAACATATTCAAATGAGGGTGATATTGTTTTAGATAATGTCGCTGGATCTGGGACAACTCTATTAGCAGCAAAAGAAACGGGACGTAAATTTATTGGAATAGAGAAAAATGAGCAATTTTATAATATAGCAAAGATAAGATTAGGAATATAAAATGGACGTAGAACAAATTAAAGAAAAATATGAACTGCGGTTTATTGCAGTTCTAAATAAATTTAGAAGCACTTTAGATAATACAGAAGAAATAATGGATTGGTGCGATGATGAATATGCTTGGTCGTTTAGAGCTAAAGATGAAAAATACTTTATTAGTTTAGAATTATTAGAAGAAGCAATTAGAGAAGGGGATGGTAATGGACTAGCTTTATCTCTGACTATTCTAGGAAAAGAGGGTATAGTTTTGTCTGTTTGGTCTCCATATAACTATACAAATAAATTATGGTGTCATAAAGAAAGACAATTTGAACAAAGGGTACAATTGTTAGAATCATTACCAAAAAATTGGGTTAAAGAAACAATAAATGAAAGGGATTTGAAAGAAGATGTTACCTAATCCAAAATATTCAATAGGTCAAATAGTATTTTATCCATATATTTCCGACAAAGCAAAGAGGATACCTTGTCCAGATTGTTTGGAATTTAAAACATGGGAAGTAAAAACTCCAGCAGGCGAAGTATTTAAAGTACAGTGTCAAACCTGTATGAGCGGTTTCCTTTCAACTGGATTTATTAATGATTATGAAAATCCAACTGTTGATGTTAGTCGGCTAACTATTGGTTCTATTAGGATTGATACTGCCAGTAGTGAAGATAAAGTAGAATATATGTGTAAGGAAACTGGGATTGGATCTGGTAATATTTATTACGAGAGTAAAATATTTACTACAGAACAAGAAGCAAATATCTATGGGTTGATTTTATTGGAAGATAGAAAACAATTCAGACAACGGCAAAAAGAAGAACTAGAAGCTAAAAAGAAAAAGAATATTCATAAACCTAGAAAGTAAAATAATATGAACTTTAAGTATACAATAGAATGTGATAAATGTCATAGAGAAAATTCTGGTGATAAAAACAGTATTTATATTTCAGCGTATAGTTGTACAAATTGTAGTACGCTATTATCTAAATCTCTTACAACTTCTTGTAATTTTTGTCGTTCAGAAATAGTAATTGACGAAAGTACAGAAAATTATCATAGATGCGGGGAATATTAAAATGAATAAAACTTATATTACAAAAATTCTTAAAATGAGAACAGCATTATCCCAATATAGAAAGAAAGCTGGAATACTTATTTAGAAAATGAAAATTATAAGATATATTTCTTTTTGGACAAATGATAAAAAGCAATGTTGGTTTGAATATCAGATACAAAAAGATAAAAATACATTAATTTCTGTTGGTGCGTTTGGTGCTTATCATCAAGAAGCAATAAGAAATGCACAAAATAAATTATCGGAGCAATTTAGTGATACGCTTATCATAAAAATTGATTTTTATGATATTGATGGGATAGATATAAAATCACCTATGTTTATGAAAGGATAAAAAATGCTAATAATAGGGATAATTACTTTGTGGTTTATTTGTGGGTGGATTAGTGGTAAAATTATAATAAAATCTTTTAAAAAGGAACATTTAAGTGCAGATAATTGTGAATATATTTCAAGGGTTTTCATTATTGGTGGGATACTCAATCTAATTGCCTCTTTAATTGTATATTTTTCTTCCCAAAAATGTAATAGAAATGATCATTCTTATTGCGAAGAATGGATGCAAAAAAATAAACCAAAAAATAGTTGGTTTTTTGAGTAGTTTTACGTATAGACAACAAAGACTGATAGTGATATACTAATAGCACAATATAAAGGATAATAATAAAATGAAACTTGGTAAATACATTATAGGGACAATATTTATCCTATTTGGAATTCCTGGATGGTATCTAGACTGTAATATTATTCATTATAGTATTGCCAATCTTGCCTTTCATGGTGTTTTCTTTTTTTTGGGGATAGCAATAATTTTAATGGGAGATAATGATAATGCAAAATAATAATTATTTGCCAATTACACAAGAGGAAAATCCAGAAATTTGGCAACCAGAAAATATTTCTTGGGAACCTAAAATTGGGGATAAAGTAAAATATAATGTTTGTGATGGTGAAGGTGGATTTTATTGTTCTTGTGGAATAAATATGCGTAGTCATGTAGTAAATAAAAAGGGGTACGGGGTAATAGTTAACATAGATCCTCCGACCTTAATAATACATAATTATTGTAAAGAGGTAACTCCTGTAGGACAATATAAATACTAGATAACAACAGATTCAAAAAATATTTTAACTGGTTATGGTTTTGGGCAGCGATATGGGAAATAGAAAAAGTAGAAGAATAGATATAAAGTTATTTTTGCTATCGGTTATTTTACTATTTTTAGTTTCTTGCGGCCCAGATATTAATGTCCGAGAAACTAATGGTGATTGGAAAATTATTAAAAGCCCAATTTCTGATAAATGTTATGAAGCAATTGATAATTATACGTATAGTAATCATCATGTAATAACTTTAGGCGATATAGTTCCTTGTAAATAAGTAATTTTGCGTATCCGAAACGGATCGTTTACGTATAGACAACAAAGACAGACTGTGATAAACTAGATAGTAGAGATTTACGGGCCGCTAACTCAACGATAGAGTAGCCGTGCAACGGACTTCGTGAAAATGTAGCTTAAATGGATAAAGCACCTGTCTTTTAAACAGGGTACTGCGGGATCGTACCCCGCCATTTTCACCATTACCATTTCTTTCTATCTGTTTTAATCGGTCTTCCAAAATTAGTTTTATTTAGAGCTTTATAGGTAGGAGTTAATGCATGACAATTAGGGCAAAGAACCCTTAAATTTTCTGGTCTATTGTTTCTCCAATCTCCGTCAATATGATCAACCTCTAATGGGATTGTGTTAGAATAAATGTTTGTTTCTCCCCATTCACATTTTGAACATTTATAATTATTTTGTTGTAAGAGATAACGACGTATAATATGATTTACTAAACCATTTGTTTTATCACCCCCTTCAAATAAATTACCTAACCAGTCATTAATGAGTTTTATATTTCTTTTTTCCCATCTGCATTTATTGGAACAATATTTTTTACCTTTATTTAAAATTTTATTACAGCTTATACATAATTTTGTTTCTTTTATTTTTTTTCTTTTAGGATAAAGATGACCATTTATTATAGCAGCACAGGAGGTAGAACAAAATTTCTTTTGTGCTTTAATTAATAATTTATGACAATTGATACAATATCTTAATTGTGGCTTGTAAAAAACATTAACACATTCTTTACAACAAAAATGATTTTTATAACGTTTAATTTCTACTGGTTTCTTATAAAATTCCTTATGACAATTTGAACAAATACAATTAGGGATTTTTTCTTTCATTTTGGTAACTCCTTTATTATTTAAATATATTATATCATACTTTTGATTTTTTGTCAAATGTTTTTCAACTATAACCAGTAACACCAAAAGATAAGTATTTTTACGTATTGATTTTCATGTTCAATTGTGCTAAACTAAATATGGCCTGTTCGTCTAGTCTGATTTAGGACATCACTCTTTCAAAGTGAAGATTCAAGGGTCTAAATCCCTTACAGGCTACCAAAAATTAAAAAAGAAATGAGACAATAAACAAAAATGTGGACGAAAGAACTTCCAAAAACACCAGGACTTTATTGGTTTTATGGGAAGAGATTTAAACAAGATAAAGATGATAAACTTTATTTTGTAAGAACTTCAGAAATTAAAAATGGTTTTATTTTAGTTTGCGAAGGCGTATTTATGTGGGAATCTGAAAGAGGTAATGGTTGGTTTATGGCAATAGATGTACCAGAATTACCAAACTAAAACCTACGTAGAATTACGTATAGACAACAAAGACTGATTCTGATATACTAACGCAGGTGAACTTGTCTAATAACATAACATAAAGAAAGTGATAAAAATGAGCATTAATATCGGTGATAGAGTAGAGTATGATGGAGAAATGGTAGAATATTTGGGTAAAACTAAAAATGGATATCTTGTTGTTAGGCATCCAGATAACCTAATATCGTTACTGATAAGAAATGTTTTTATCTGGCGTGATTATTCTCATTATTCACCAGAGGTTTATTGTTTTAGAGAAGATTCAGATTGGATTTATGGATATCGAAAAAATACATCCTGGGAAATAAATCCACCACATTCTTTCATTGATAAAGAGAGATATGATTATTATTCATATAGTAATGCCCCGTTATTTGTACGGAAAGAAAAAGAAGAATATCGGAAACTTATAGATAAAAATAATCAAAATGGTGTAGTTTATCGTGTCGGGCCTAATGGATGGATCCAAATAAGAGAAACTGTATCATTATAAAGAGAGAGAGAATAAAAATGGTAAAATTAACTAAAGCCGAACAATTAGAATATCAATTAAGAACATTACTCTCAAAAGTTAGTTGTGAAGTAGAATTGGCATTATCTCAAAGTTATGCTGTAAAAACGATTGCTAATGAACTAGCAATTGAAAGGATAGGAAGATATTGTAGAGAGGCTAATGAAAATCTAAATAATATAAAGTAAATATCACAATATATGGTATATAAAATATCCAATACTACCACCAGTAGCTCAGTGGTAGTAGCGCGAGGAACGTTAATTCAACGAAAGAATAGGATTCTCTTATCCGTGCAAGATTAGTTCAGTAGAAGAATAAATATCACATTATATGGGGAGTTCGTTCAGTGAAAGGACACCTGTTTTATAACCAGGCTAGGATCTGATAAATCCAAAACGTAGGTTTGATTCCTACACTCCCTACCATTTCTTTCTTTGGCCTTTTGTCCTATTTTTATCAATTCTTTTATTTAATGCACCATATGTGGGAGTTAATGAATGACAATTAGGACAAAGTAATCTTAAATTTTTTGGTTTATTATTTGTCCAATTACCGTCAATATGATCTACTTGTAAAGGAATTTTACCAGAAGTTTTATTAATCTTAGCCCATCCACATTCACCACATTTGTTATTATTTTGTTCAAATAAATAATCTCTAATTATAGATGAACATTTATTTTTTATAGTACCTGTTATTTCTCCATTTAACCATTTTTTTATAAATTGTTTTTTTGCATATAGATGTTGACATTTTATTGAACAAAATTTAGGATTATGTAATAGTAAAATATCGCAATTTAAACAATTCTTTATTATTTTTTTATTATGTGATATTTTGCCAGTATTATTATAAATAGCAGAACATGAATGTGAACAAAATTTAGGGTTATTTGTTTCTTTTTTGCAGACTATACATAATTTTAACCCAAATTTTAATTCATTATTCTTTTTATTAATTTGTTTTAATGTTTGTAATCCTATAGAATTGAGAATATCTTCCCATGAATAATTTAGTCTTTGTTTTAATGTTTTTGTTAATGATATATTCCATTTACTACTAGGTGGTTTACCAAATTCGTTATAATAATTTATAATAATTTGTAATAGTTCCTCATTTGTTTTTCCCATTTTTATTCTCCTTAATAAGATTTGAACTTATTAGTTATATTATATCATATTTTTTGATTTCGTGTCATTTTTAGACAATTATTTTTATATCTGAAAAATGAACTATAAATGAGTTTTAGAAAATAAGTAATTTTACGTATTGCAATTAACTATTAAATATGATAAGATAAGGTTTGAATCCAATCAGGCCCACCAAAAATAAATTCGTGATCGCTGGTTCGATTCCAGCCTGGTGGAGTGCCGTGTAATTCTCTTACCTCCACGTTGATATGGCTTGGATTATTCTAAATAAGAGAAAATATACCATACTGTAGGTGTAAAAATAGAAAATATTAGATTTATACGATATCAGAAATTTGATTCTACAGGAAATATTTATGCTATAATGGAATTAAATGGGCATGATGGTTTCTGGAATAAACAACAACTAATAGAAAGACTATCTTTGAGAATAAAAAATTGTTGGCCTTGTGAAATAACAAAAGAAACTTTAGATAATTGGCCTGTGTAAATAATAAATAAGTAAAACTACGTATTAACTTTTAGTCCAGTTTAGAGTAAAATAGGAAGTATTAAATCAAAAAGAAAGGGAAAAAAATTTGGACACCAATCAAGTTATTGTACGTCAGGATAAAAAGATAAGAGATAATTGTATTATAATTTTAGTACACCCATTTTATGTAAAGGGCGTATTTTTATCTAGATTAAGTAGTCAAGAAAAAATATCAAATTGGCAATTTGAATTGGCTGAAAAAATAAATAAACTTCCTGGAGTCCAAAATATTAATTTAACTAATGGGGAAATATGTATTATCCATAATGGTCTTTTTAGTGATGAAGAAATATATTGTGAGGCTAAAAAGATTATTGAACCGTATTTGAAAACAAATCTTTTGTTAATGGATATAGAATAATAAAATATGACAAAATTAATAAGATGTGTAAAATGTAGGAAACCAATGCCTCCAGATTCTTTTCAAATGAATGGATTATGTCGTATTTGTTTGTATTCACAAAAAACAAAAAAGAAGAAAAATACGTAGTTTTACGTATTGTACTTTAGTTTGGGCTGTGCTAAACTAGGTTAATCACAAAACAGGAGAAAACAAATGAGAATCACGGTAAATGACTTAAAGGAAAAGGGTGCTTGTCTGCAACAGC